TGACGACTGCTGTTCTTTAGGTTGCCGTCATGGTTTCCTAGAATGATATAGGTTGGTGCAATCTCAGCGAGACTGCGAAAAAAATCAGAACACATCTCAACAAACTCTGGTGAGATCTGGGTCTTGGTGTGGGCTATATCCCCACAGTGTATAATGTAATCGACTTTTTGTTCCCGCAGCGTTTCATACAACTGCTCAAAAATGACTCGATATTCATAATGATACTTCAGATTTTTGATATGAGTATCACTTATATGTGCAAACTTCACGTACCCTCCGCATAGATACTCTTATAGTATAACTCATTGTCAAGCAAGAGTCAAGCTTTTATTTTTTGCGGTCTTTCGCCATCTTCCGGAACGTCTTTGCTAAGTTGTATCGTTTCGTTCCAGGCTTGCATGTGGGACCACCAAATTTATCCCCAGTGCAGACACCCTCGGTGCCGCGCTTTTTAATATCTTTCTCTGCGTCTTGAATCCACTCGTCATCCTCTTCTTCGGCCAACGGAGCTTCCAGCGCTTTCTCATAAGGATCGACTTCGGGATCGACGTATTCTTCGTCTTCATCGCGCTTGCCGTGTCCGGTTCCACCGAGTTGGGCAGCGCGCAGGCTCATGCCGGCGCCTTTGCCAGCGCCAAGCTCGTCTAAAGCGATTGTAAGCTCTTCAAGGATGATCTCTTGAAGTTGTGCTTTGGTTACTTTCATTGGGATTCTCCTATCGAGTGATTCTCCATAGCCCATGTTTCCTGAGCCTGCAAAGCCGGGGTTAACGCGGTGGGACGACGATCCTGACCGCTTGCGCAGTCGAGTACGTTCTGCATCGGACATACTCAGGTACTCCTGCGCCGAACGGGCTTCTTCTGCGTCTCTCCTATTTCGCGCTCTTGCTTTTTCTTCTTCTTCTTCTCGTTGTTCCCTCTCATACCTTTCTTCCCGGGCGGCCTTTTCTCTTGCCGCAGCATCAGCTTTCTGATCGGCTATTTCTTGGGCTAGTCCGCCCAACTCTTTGGACAACCGATCTGCGTTTTGATCAAAACGGTTCATAAGACTCTGTGCTTTATGTTTAGGGTGACGGTCATACAGAAGGCGCCTCAGTTGTTGAAACAATTGTCCTAGAAGACCAGCTTCTATCCTGTCGCTCAGCAGGACAAAGCCTTCCCCTTCCTCCTTGGGTGCTACCAACCGGCTCGCGTACCTTAAGAATTGTTCTTCCTCTTCCGCGCTTAGGTCATTTGCCATATCGCCAATGGCGTCCAACTGCTTCCTACGGATTGCATATTCTTTCTCGGGAAGTTTCCCGCCAATAAAAGGGATATAAAGTTCTTGGAGTTCTTGTCCCAGTTCTTCATTAATAATCTGCTTTAGTTTTGATTTGGTTACTTTCATCGGGGCTCTCCTACACTGCCGAGAGTAAATTCATCAATAAATAGTCTTCTCTATCGATAAAGATTAATCTTTTCCGGTCTCCCTCTCTATATAGCCTCTAATTGCTTCAAGAAACACCTTCTCGAACCTTTTGTCGCTCCACCTTTTTAATCCGAATGATTTCTTGAACCACTCTCTGAACTCGTCTTCGAGTTCAAAAACTAATGTTGAAGTTCCGTCAGGATTGTCGATCACATCTGTGATTTCTAGTCTCTGCCAATCTTCTTTTTTGGTGTTCTCGCTCATTATTCTTCAATCACTTCAATATTTTTCTTAATGCTCTCGTCCCTTGGTTCGCAACTCCATTTGAATACCGCCACGATGTTTTGACTGAAATTGCTCTGGGAACTCTGCTCCTAAAAGGTTCATAAAGCACTCTTGTTCCCCGAATTCAGTGTCGGGGATTTCATAAAGGAGAGTGATAAAGTGATCTGGCTCGTGCTCTGATTCTACAAATACAATCCAACCATTACTTGCGCGACGGATTATGATATCACCAGACTCAAGTGTTGGTTTCATTCTTTGCTCCATCTCGCTGCTCGGATCTGCTCCCAATTCTCATAGCATCCGTCGCAGAGCGTTCGGATCCAACTTGTGTCTCTTTCTTTGCCGGGATCTCCGCATTCCTCGCAGGTTTCACACGATTTTGCTTCGGCTTCGCCGATTAGGCTGCGGATCTCGTCGTTTTCTGATGTCATATAGAACCTAAGCGATCCGAACTTCTCTTTCACCTGAACAGCCCTTGGATGACTTGACACATAACTATCACAGAAGCAAGCATAATAGTTGCCAGGGGGCTCCTCATCTGAATCCGGATCGACGTGAACCGATAGGCACCTGCCGGGATTGCGGGTCTTGCAAGCATAGTGTCTGTCTTTCTTGCAGCCGCAATTCGAACATTCAAGGTTTGGATTTTCATCAACAAACTTCTTGATGATCGGCTCAAGCTTCTCTGAGAGATCCCAGATAAGATCAAACCAGCCATCGCCGCACGAGAAGCCCCAACACATGAGCGTTGATTGCTTAGAGCCGCCCCTATCTGCATAAAGGAGCGGGAAAGCTCTCACAAGTCTAAAGTCGTTTTCTTCGTTCATTCTGTAATCATCCCATAATTATCGGTTCGAGTGTTCCAATCTTGATAAAGCGTTTTCCTGTCAACCTCTCCAAGATCATACTCGGCAATAAAATCATAGTCTGATTTTGGACTGGCGTGAACCTTGCAATAGTCGAACCCGCCGTCAATTGCAATTCCGATGTTATCGTAATCGTTCTTCCAACACCGGCAGCCTCTCATATCGTGACGAGTACGAGAATAAATTAGGGTGTTGCAATTGTTACACCTTAGTGCTGTTACTTTCATATTCTTATTATAAGCGATCTATCTGTAAATGTCAAGCGGTTTATACTGCCGAGAGTAAATTCATGAGTAAATAGTCGTCTCTATCTATGAATTCTGCTTTTTGTTTTCGCTCTCGGAAAACCTCTTTCGGCATGGAGCCCACGTCCTCGTAACCACTCACGTCAATCTTGTAAAGTTCGACATCGTATTTAAGAAGCGTCTCAATAATCCTGTTCTCTTTTTCTCGCGCATCGGGGTCGAGTGCAACGAAGACTGGTGTATCGTTGTACACGATTTTGCGGATGAGATCGGAGTCAGATCGCAGAGTGGACCCCAAAATAGGTACGCTGTTTCCGGCAGTAATGGCATCAAACACCCCTTCCACGATTGTCAAGTCATCGTTCCAATCAATATATAGCTCATTGAACACAATGTCTTTAGATGCTCTGGGATTCTTATACTTGTATGAATCTCCGTTATAGGATCTCGCGATGAAATAACTGACATTGCCGTCATCGTTAAAGGACGGGATGATAATGCGGTTGCGATACTCGCCGCTGAAACAATAACCTATCTTCCACTTAAGAATCTCGGCCTTTGTTATACCGCGTGAGTACAAGTATTTATAAGCGTATACACCAGTTGCCGGCACATTGCTGGCGAGACTTACAAATTCTTCTGGAAGATCCAAAGTGGGCTGAGGGTCCACACGAACGCTATCATCAAATAGCTCAGCAAATCTATCGAGATCGTGGCGACCCGTGAGTTCTTCCCATCGCTGTAGTTGAACAAACGTTCCAAAACGACGAACCAGCCGGCGAATATTACGACCACGATAATCACATACCCAACACTTAAAAACATTCTTGCGGATGTTAACAGAGAGTTTAAGCTTGTGGTGATCGCACGCAGGGCATTTGAAAAGTGTTTCGGAACCATTTGTATGTGAATATCCTAATACATCACACAGAATCTTGTGTTTCTTTTTCTCGCTCAATTATATCTCCCGCTCTCGCGATTATAATTGCATCCGCCCGATCATAAGATTCAGGTTTGGGATTGCCCTTACTTGTATATTGTATCTTAAAAGTGGGTTCGTTGTCAAGTAAATATTTCAAAACAACTTGTTTTGCTTTCTCACCTCTCGGAACTCTAATGCCGACTTGCTTGCGAGCAGACGAAGCGCCGATAAATTGTGGTTCGATTTCAAATAGTTCGAAGAGAAGCCACGCTACGACGCCATTAAAGCGCGTGAGTGTTGAAAGTGTTTTAGCTGATGAGCGGCCTCCCATAAACATATGGAGAGATTGCTCAATATAGATGTGCTGAATAGGAAACTCAGAATCTCCAGTCATCTTGTCATCGTTATTAAGCTGGTACATTTCGAAAATGTCCAGTATCTTTTCTTTTATAGCGATTGTCTTAGCGAAAAAGCCTTTGTATTTTCGCAAATCAATAGAGTCATAATATACCAGCACGTTATCGGTAACAATCGCAAAACCTGTGATGCTGGTGGAAATATCCACACCAAGTATCATTAAATATCCAATTTTAATTTAAAGGAGTAGTCTCGATCTTCTTCTTTGAGAACTGGATTTGCTAACGTTGCAACGCCGATCATATTCTTATTCTCATCATAGACTGCCACTTTGGAAATATACACACTCCGTTTAAACGGAGCCTCATAATCATTATAACTCGAACTGACGGTGTTGGCAAGGAATTGATCAGGATTTTCTTCATAAACTTGTGAAGAGGTATATTGTAGTTTGTCTTGTCCATACTTTAAATATGTGGGGTTATTAGAGAAATTGGCTTCTCCACGCTTAGCATGCGTAAACAGTGTCATTACTTGTGTTTTCGTCTGCCCCTTGAAAGATAAGCTAAAAGAAGCTTTTGCAAAATTAGTCCCAGTGTTACTTTGATTAAGTCCATCATTCGCACCGACACCAAAATAAAGCCATGTGGGAGAGGAATTCACGGCCGTCTGTAATGGGATAGCAGCCGCATTTAAAGCCCACGAGCCAGTTAAGACAATGTATCCCTCATCGTACATAATAACTCCTGCAACTTTATTATTATTAGCTGTATACCCTGTGGAAGCGGAAACTTGAATTAATTCTCCGTTTTGTCGACGGTCTTGAAGTTCTCCAATCAGGCCGCCGTCATAATACCATTTTAAAGAGACCGTTCCGGGCTTGATTTGAGAGCCAAAGGCTATTGATGGAATGGCGATTAAATTTAAGGTCTGTTCATTTTTGTTCCACGAGTCCGATCCTAGAGAAGCAGAAACTTTATAGTGCGCACTTCGAATGCCATAAAAATTTAAACGACCTTTTAAACTATAGAAGTGCCTATCGAGAGAACCAGAAGGACCATCTCCTAATGCTGTTAACTTGCCCTCGATGGATACCTCGTCGGCGCCGGAGCCAGACGTCTCCCCCACCGCGCCAAAAGTGGGACCTGTAGAACCGCCGACTATATATTTGCGCACTATTGAGGCGGAGAGAGGATAGGTTCCGGTTAGAACATCACCATACATATATTCGGTAGCATAACCGGTAGCATTAACTGTTTTCCAGCTTGCGCCGGCGCTGTCTTTGGAAATCCAAGGATAGATGCGTCCAGTATATTGAACAAATGTCTGGGGTTCTGGTCCAAGATCGGCGACAGCCTGGGTATAAGAGCCGCCTCCTCTAGAGTGAGGGCCGGCCTCACCGATAATCTTATCATCCCCGCTTGTATCTGGTCGATCAATATTGTACTCATACAAGCTAATACTGCCGGGGGATACCATACGAACTTCAGACACAGCAGAACCGCCGCCGCCTGCAGTAGAAGTGCCGGCTTTGCTCGGTGTATTGTTATAAAAGATATCCCCATCATAAATGAAGAATTCACAATGAGGCTCTGCCATCATTGTATTTATAAGGATATCATTTTGTCCAAACTTCTTGAAGGACATTTTAGTAGTCCAATCTTACTCGCAGCGTAATCTCGTTTGAAGGATCCTTCTTGAGCGGTTCCGATAACTTGGCCACAGCGAGGAGTTCATTCTGTGCATTATAAAGCCCAACAGTAGTAATATAAGACACCGGCGGATCAGAGGCGACGTTTTTCACATTAATCTTGCCGCTTGTCGTGTAGGTCGGGTTCGAACTATAGTTGAAACTATTATGAGGAGCCCTACAGAAATAAATGGTAGAATTGATCTCGGTTGTGTTGTTATAAGAGAGGTCATAAATTCTATGTCGGAGGGCATCACAGTTTCCGGAAATCGATGAAGAGATCATGGAGCCTGTAGTAGAACGCTCGGTGTAGTCCAGATTGTAAAAGTCTGCGCGCGAGGTCTCTGTAGCGCCGGACATCCAACACGAAGCCGAGAGGACTACAATTGCTGCTTCATAAAACACTAATCCGCAGCGCGAATCAGCATTACTACCCGAATAAAGAACTCCATAAGTTCCACCGGGAGTATTCTTGGTTCCTTGTGTCAGGGAAGCCGATCTATCAGTCAAGGTGAGGCGCCCACCGCCGCCGACACTATATGGAGCAGCCCATGAGCCAGAACCAAGGGTGATAGAGAAGGTGCCCGGTTTAATTTGATCTTTACTAAGAAGCCGAGAGAAATTAACGAAAAAGCATTCTCTCATCTGGCGATCATTGTCACCATAGTCTAAATCACTTTCAAAAATTTCAACTTCGTTATTTGAGCCGGTATATCCCAACAATACCTGCGACATCTGATTATAAATGTTAATTTTCTTCTTTTGCATCATCACCGCCGTGTGTGAAGACTGCGATAAGACAGAGCTTTCGTCGTATCCCATTGTAATATCAAAGATGTGATTTGCTGAAGAACTTAAATAAGGATAATCATATACCGATTGAAACATTCCATGAGTATAGTTCTTGATATTACCCTCGTTTGGATAAGTTCCGTAGGTGGCACTTAAAATAGCGCCTGTGACGGGGATCGCCTCATGCAACAACGTCTTGGTAGTCGTGCGATCTGTGTTGGGGTTTAATAATTGATAATTTTGGGGCATTTAATATCTCCGTGATTTAGCCACTTACGTACCGGATAAGTCTTAAGGGTACTTGGATTGAAGCATTTGTATTTGAGCCGGCTATTAGGGTGAAAGTGTCAATAATATCATATAGCTGACCAGTACTAAATACATTTTGCGCCACTTGTCCGTATTTAGTCCACTCGGTAGCTCTAGTTCCCCCTGCTAATTCTCGCAAATCATCAGGTACATTAAAGTTTAATTTGGCTGCGGTTCCTCGTGGACCCGAGATAGCCGAAATAAGGGTGTCCAAGTTCGCTCCTTGAGAAGCATAGTAAGACACCAAATCATCTACTGTATTAGCGGCATAAGTTTGAAAGTTGACGAGTCCTCTAGAGGTGCCTGGGCCGCGCGCGTTCACAAGAGGTCCAAACGCCACATTAGGGGCGCCATCGGTATTATTAGAAAAAGTGGAAGCTGGCCCGGTCCCCCACACTCCATTAATAAATCGAGAATCTACCGATACCGTAAAACTTGAGTCTATGAGGTTCGTACTCTGCAAGTAGGCCGTGCGGTTAGCAGGGGTGCCTTTAAGGTCTGTTGTGTTGATTCCGGATTCAACCACTACAGCGCGAGTAGGATTCCGGATGTTGGACATTAATACATATTTTTCATCGACATTAGAGGAGTTTACTATTTTGTTTCTTGTTTCAACATTTACTGCAACATATAGGACTTTTTGGTATTTTAATACGGACTGGGTTGTTAGCTCGTTTAAGGCCAAAGAGGGCATGTATAACAAATTGTTGTTAGTTAAAGTGAGAAGTCCATATTGAATTTCAGAAGCTTTAGTGTGGGCGACTTCTACGGGTGTCTGTAAGATCTCTAAATCGTAGTATGCTGAGCCTGACGGGTTGTTTTTGTCAAAAAGGTTGTATTGTATCTCGTCGTCTCCAAGCGCAAACTTTCGAATTTGAAAGTTCCCTTCGGATAGCCTGCGGCGGCCGGTGTCGGTTAATACTGCGTCAAGGATTATGTCGCCAGAATTGTCTAAAAAAGCCATTTATTTTTCCTCTCTTGTATAAATAGTGTGTATTTTATTTGTTTTACCATAAATAGTTAGTTTGTTATGTGCCAGCATAGCGTATTATTCTCAAAGGAATTTGAACTTGGGCGCCGGTTGTTGCGCCTTTAACATAAATAGTCGTATCTATATAATCGTATTTATCACTTCCACCAAATAATATTTGATCATTTTTTCCAAAAATAGTATATTTTTGATTTCGTGTGGTTCCGGAACTACCGCCTATCTCATTTACGATAGTGAGCCCCAAAGCCATAACAGTTCCGCGAGGTCCAGCAATAGCAGAAATAGAACGATCCGTCAATGGTCCCGTATTGTTGGTACTATAAACTCTATTTGGTCCCGCTGCTACCATATAAGAATCAAATTTATCGAGCGGGCTAGTTATCGATATTCTCGTATGTGGCTTAAAAGTTTTAAAATTCATCTCTAATTCACCATTGGTTCTGTTCTTAAAAACTGCATCGGCGCCGGAGCCTATAATGTTGACAAAAAAACGACTGTCTACATGAACATAGTAATAAGTGTCTAACACAGCCGGCTGTACAATGAATGCTCGCGAATTTTCTAAATTGCCGGCCAGTTGGTCAGTGGTGATTCCGGATTCAATTACGATTTTTGTTTTATTATATCCTAAGCTCTCTAATATATAATTAGTACTTCCAAGCGCAGATTTCAATTTTTTGCTAGTTTCACCATTAACTGCCAAATAAAAAACCGATCCACTAACTGGGCGCGCTATACCCGGGTGTTCATGAGGCTGTCCTGTGTTACCCTTTGTACTAGCAGAGCCAGAATAATTAATTTTTAATTCAGGCAAATAAAGAAGATCATTTCTTTCAAAGGAAGTAAGTCCGTAGTTTATAGTGGCGCTTGTGTTATTAAGCGCTTCAAAACAAGATTGCGAAAGAATAAGATATCCAGCCGGATCGCTAAAGGAGGTCCAAGCCGGAGGATCATTATTAGCAATAGGCGCTATGTATAGCTTATAATCAATCTCATCATCACCTAATGAGAACTTGGTGACTTGGAAGTTTCCTTGAGCCAATCGTTGGCGACCCACATCTGTAAGGATTGCGTCGAGTATGATAGTGCCGGCATTATCTAAGAATGACATATTGGTTCTCGTGAGTAATTATACTTCTTCCGTTAAATTAAAGGTTAAATTTAAATCAATTTTCTTGCCTGTTTTTTTAGAAGTCAATCTAATTTTAAATTTCTGATCGAAAATTGATTCTTCCATCCCCGGGGCCCCTACGGATAGTGCGCTGATTTGACTTTCCGCAGTCTGAGTGAAATCTACATTACTGGTATCCAAAGCGAGTTGTTGAAAATTTGGAATAATTTGAAAAAGCTTTTTAAATTTAATCGAAGGATTGACAAAAACTTCGTCTGCAAGATCTTCTTCAAACAACTCTTTAAAGAGCGCATATTTATAGCCACCATCATCCACCAATTCAGCCTCAATTATAGCCGAAGGAGATCCGGGCTCTTGATGCGCGTTCAATAACCGCATCACATAATAATATTTTTTATTAGTCTCTATTGTATCGTGAAATGCTTTACTGGGTTGGTAATACGACATGTCGGTAGAAACGTCACCGCGAATTTTTAAAGAGATTGTCTTATAAAGATGGTTGTTGAAATCTTTATAAGTAGCTGGTTTTGTATCTCTTCGAAATATTTGAATAAAAGCCTGATCTGAAACTGGAGGCCTTCCAATTTCATCGCTCTCCGACAACCCAGTAGATGCCAAATAGTTAGTCTTGTATGTCTCATCTGATGTTTGAATAATAGTAGGAAAAGTGTCCGCAGGCTGATAAACTTCGGCTTGAATATAGAATCCGATCTTTTGTGAATTGTCGATCACCTGGAAAGGCACAACATCCAAACCCGGCGCTGGGTTGTCTAAAATCGTCACAGTATTAGAGGTGACGGGGATTTGTAAGATTTGAAGTGTAGGCTCATAATAAAGATTAAAGTCGGCCAAATAAGGATATGTCGACAAGGCTTCAGCATTAGTAGAGAAAGTATTATCGGTAGCCAGTTCATTATACACGCCATGGTATTGTACACCACTATAGTCACTCCATTTGCTATCACTGCTAGCAAAAAGCTGTTCTGCTATCTCTCCTGTGGTGGGGTCTTGAAATTGGACGCAAAACTTATCCGCAGAGCTGTTTACTATGCTACCGGTGCCGATGTTCTTTCCAATTCGCAAGTCTGCCATTCGGTATTTCATTCCTGTGATCATCACATACGCATAAATATTATATGTATAAGTCTCTCCATACTTTACTTGTGAGTCCCAATATTGGAACAATCCCTCTCCGGTGTCACGGGAGCTATTGGGGGACTCATTGTAGAACCACACATTTTGAACATTGCCGAGAGCATCTGTCTTTTCAAGTCTATAGGCTATTGTCTCTTTATAATTGGGGGTACCGGCTTTTTGTAGAAGTGTGTACATTCCATTTTTGCCTGGTATGTTACTCTCGAAATGGTTTAAATCTGCAGCGATGTCTCCAGTTGCATAGTCACTATCGAGCAATGACAATAACCGCGTCAGTGTGGTAAGGGTGGTGTAAGAATTTAAAAAACGCGTACTATTTGATAAGGGATCCAAACTAAGGGCGCCCTCGGCAAATTGGTCTCCGCCGGCTTCTGCAGCAGCCAACCCTGGTACAAGAAGGCTTCTGACATTTAGTGGTGCAAGATCCCCCATTAAAGTATAGCCGCTAGTCAAAGCATCCACTGCATCCAAAACCCGGATGCCGGTCGAACTCACCGTTTCTGTTTCATTAAGCTCTTTGTTCGATATGGTGTCTTGCTTGACTTTCGTTACATAAGTTTTTTCAGTACTGTTTCTCTCAAACACAGCAGCTAACAGGCTTAATAATTCGGAAGAAAAATCGGTTTCATTAAAGATATCTCGAAAAGAGGTGCCTTCATCATCAGGTCTATAAAAATCTATAGAGGTATACATAGGGTAATTCCCTAAAATAGTCCTTGCGTCTCCGCCGGCTATATCATCAAAAATCAGATTGCTTGAATCTTTGTTATAAAGCAGGTTGTTGCTTCCAATACTTATAGTACTGACAGTTTTATCACTCAAAGGATATAAGGGAAGTGCCTCCAAATAGTCTCGCAAGTTTTTCGTCACATCGACATACTTGTTAGGCTCGGACAGATCAACAGTATAATAAGTGTGCGGTAGCACACCGGTCAGTGACGTTTGTAAGATTGTCTCTAAGCTCTCCGGATATTCTCCATCGCGCGTAACAACTTCGCTTATAGGAAAAATACTGGCGCTTGTTTCGCTCAACAGCCCCATTTGGGCTATATTAGGTAGCAAGATTGTGCTGGTAGTTGCAGCCCATGACTCAAATTTGGGCAAATGTTGATTATAATGATAAACAATGGAAGATGACCGATAGCCGCCACCAGTTAGCCCATATAAGGAATTAAATTCGGCCAAGCCATAAGGCAGCCCATAAGAGGTGCCATAATCGTCAAACACCTCCGTAGAATATATTCCAGGATAAGTTTTTTCTCCATAAGTGCCACCTAAAAGATAAGCCTTCCACTCACTATCGCTTCGAATTTTAGCTTCATTGCCATAGAATCGACCAGGAATTTTAAAATTAGGAACAATTTTGTCAGTGGAAGCTGTTACCTGAAATGCGGGTTGTAATTCTACATAGCGCAATCGTTCTGAGTGTGAGGTGATCCCCCCGAGAGCCAGGATCTTATATGAAATCTGACTATTCTGGTCTAGCGTATAGTCAATAGAACCCTCTAGTCCCCTTTTAAAAGTAGTAACAACGGTGCCGTTTGGAGTTGTCTCCGTTTCCCAATAAATTCCTAATTCATTGCGGAGGGATTCCATAGAACCCGAGAAGGCATTAGCATCAATAAGCTCGATTTCTTTTGTAAAAATAGGCATTAGGTGCCCTCAGAATCCTGTGTGTAAGTGGTTGATTCAATGCCGCTTTGCAGAGCCTCGGTAGTCTCGAAGCTACTCAACTGACTTGCTTTGATGGAGCCATAATCAATAACATTATTGATAATTTGATTGGGAATTTCATCTGCTACAATTTGTCCAGCAAGCGTTTCGATTGTCCAGTCTGTCAAGGCCTTGATATATGAGGCCATGCCTGACGTGTCATAGGTATTTTGTGGATCCTGTGGATCGCCATAGCCAAATTTATAGGATAAGTAGGGTAGCTCTAGTGTCCTATCATAGAATAAATAAGGAGCCTCCAGGTACTCATATTGGCCGCCGGACGTCACATACACCGCCCATGGGCTGTATCCGCGCGCATTTATATAAGCGTTATACTCATCCCAATCGAAAGGCTCAGGCCATTCTTCCAGATTTCCGGCGGGGCTCGCGTTGTCGCCAAGAAAAATTATCCCATACAGGACGCCAGTCTCATCTAACCCGTTATCTTCCCACCCTGCATTTGACGCGCCCGGGGTGTATGCCAAGCTCGCGCCTATTATTAAACCAGGATGTATATGCGGATCCGCCTCCAGATAATCATTCAACACTTGGCTTGTGGCCACTTCGGCGCCGCGAAACTCTCCCACTCCTGCCAAAGAGGCAAAAACCGAGGGAACTGCGCTTGGGCTTGCGGAAGGGGCGCCTTGTTCAAGGGGAGCTTTCACAGTAGTATAACTGTATAAATCTGTTGTCATCCAATCAATATCAAAGCTGCCGGCCCCCAAATTTCCTCCGAAATCTTTTAGCAAATAAAGAGTGCCATATGCAGTGGGAGTCTGGTTATAAAGATCGATGTCGGGATATCCGCCATACAAATCTCGTTCCGGACTAGGCTCGGTGGCAGCGCTTGCTTGTGGAGGATAGGAACCATCACCACATTTACCTTGGGTATTCTGTAAGTTAGTACAGCATTTAGTGGTACATCCCTGAGTATTGCAATCAACTAAACCCTGCGAATTGCACCAGCCAGACATCGCGGTTTTGCCACTATTACCATTGGTACCGTGCTGGAGAGGAGTAGAGCCATCACTACACTTTCCATTGGTGTTCTGTTGGGGAAAGCAGCACCCGCTGCACCCCGAAGTTGTGCACGGCACTTTTGGAGAAGTACACCCGTTATTATTAGCAGGCTGCTGGTACCATTGTTTTGTCATGTTGGGGGGGGTTTCCTTGCTTACTGGTGTGACCAGTAGATTATATCTCTAAAATCTAAATCTCGCGTAATACGACGGGGGGTGCCTTTATAAATAGTTCCACTTTCAATTCTTTTTATCTGTTTGACAGACGGAGAGCGCGCTTGATATTTGCACAATGAATGCCCTACATCGATGGAATTGGCGGGGGCGCTCCACACTTGCCGTCCATTTTTTATAATAGCTGCAGTAGGGAGGATAACTTCTATACTTTTTTGTATTAGACATTCTTCAAGAGTACACCTTCCAGTTTCGGCATACGCATCACATGCAAGCTGTAGGTGTTTGCATGGTCCAGACTCGAAAGGCTTTCTATAATCATCACACCAATATAGATCCACCAATTGCCGATGATTAAAGCCTAATTGTGTTATATTATCTAAAAGATCTTTGAGTTCGGCTAAATCTTGCAGTTCCCCCGTTAACACCACATCAACATCCCAAGAAAACCACTTCTCCAGGGCGCCGCCGCAGACCCAAAAATCATACGAACTGTTTTCAATTAAATCAATAGCCTCTGCTTTCCAATTATTTAGCAGCAAAGGATCAGCGGGAAACCACGGTATTTCAGCTATGGCGCCGCCTTTTATATACTCAAATTTTGCTGGCAATATACACCATCCTTTTTACTTAAATTGGGGTAATGTTCTTTTATAAGGAGTCTTCAAGTTGATCCTTAAAATGTCTTTAACAACCTCACTAGAATTTTTTATTACTTCTTTCGCTTGAGGCGGAGACAGCCATTGGTCTTTGGCAGTTATAGAAATAGGATAATCAGGTTTAAAGAAGTTATCATCTACACTTGGAAACTTATCTAGCGCCGTGATCTTTTCATTTTTTAATTCGGCCCATTTGGTCTCATCAATAATATTAGGGTTTTGAATGACTTCGGTATCAGTTTGTTGAGTTAACAGAGAAAAATCTCTGTCGGTGGTGGAATCAATACTACATCCGATAACTGCTAAAACATTTTGAGACATCTTCGCTACGTTCGCATTCTCTGCTGCTCCTGGGACCAGGGCACCAGTATTGACAAAAATATCATTTGCCATTTCAATTTTAGTGTTCGATATCGCGCTACTCTTTCTCAGGGGTCGACCTTTGATAACTATCTTGTTTCGCATCAAAGAACTAATTTGTATCATTTTAGGCATTTAAATTTTCTCCTTTTACGAACTTTTCAAGCCATAGCCCCAGCCAGGGCCGGCTTCCAAGGTGGTAGATGAGCTACCATCTATGTACTGCTCCCAGTTTACGCCTGTGGCAGTGCGGCCATGGCTGGTTAAGTGACAGTTATTCCAAGCCCATTGACACCAAAGAATCAAAGCATCTTTATGCTCTTCTCTCTCGGAGGACCACAAGAGCACGCTCTCGATCTCATCATAGTATTCTCGCCAAGACTTCTCCAACCACTCGGTTGAGGCCGCGACATAAACCTGATCCCATTCAAGTCCGTGGCGGTGTTTGGACTCTTCTGACAGACTGATATGGGTCGTATGTGAGATCTCGCGCTGGCTGCAATCAACACAGCCTCGGAGTATATCTTTGAAATATCCATGCATGCGGTCGACAAAGTCAGGCAAGGTCTCGGACTGTCTATAGGCGGTTGAGCCGTATTCGTACTGGGTGTTTGAGTTGTCCCAGGCCGTGATAGTGCGCTCTATCACGGTCGTGATATTCGAGTCATCACAGTAACATCCTTCTTCAGTAGGAAGCCGAAGTTCTTGACCGGATGGACATGATGCAATTTGGCATCCCGTAGGTGCCGTTAGCGCGTCTGTAGTAATTGGCACGGGATCCGGGAGAGGGAAGTATTGTACTACGGTATTATCGCCATGGGACACATTCTTTTGGCCAAATTGGTAAGTGGTGACATCCTCCATCGCCTCTACTATTTTATAAACATCTCCTTCTTCTAAATACAAGTCGGCAAATTCTTTATAGTTGTTATAAAATACAGTTAAGTCTTCCAGATTTCCATTAACCGGGTTTATTTTTCCGACAATAGAACGGGCTGCCTCGGTCATCGTTTCGATATCTCCTCCATAGGCATTGGTGGTCATATCGCGAAAAGTGATGAATTGGGCCGCGGCCAAAACCCACGGAGTGCGATCTTTGTCTACATTGCTGTAATAATTCATTACTCCTTCCGTGAAAAAAGAATTGAATTTTCCATCGACATTATTATAGCTGCAATTTTCGCTCGCAAAGTTATAATAAGGTTTTAGTTCGTTTTCAAACAAGTCTATATATGAAGCAGTTAACGCTTGAATGATTACCTTGCCGGTGTCTTCCACATCAACTTCGAATGAATAAACTATATCCTTATCCTTATGGGCTTTCGAACCGGCCTGGGACTCAAAGCTTTTTTCTATATCTTGAAATTGGAAAGTCATTAGTCCATATGAATTGTCTAGCTGGCTGTCAGCCAAAGCATCTACTCCTCTTAATAAAAGATACGATAGATAATGAGAGACGCCCTCCCACGGATCGACGGACGCTGGCTTGCCAGTTTGTGGGTTTATCGTTGGGGCGACAGTTGAAAAATAGATGCCGGTCTCTGTCATTTGATCAGGGAACGCGCTATTAGTTTCCATCTTTATTTTGGACGTCTGCGGAATGTATTTATGTGAGATTGGTGCATTGGTGTACCCCACGTAATCAATTTCACTCGTGATAGTCGATACCCAATCTAGATAGCTTTCATGGATTTCGGTTACCGAGGGATATTGTTCTACATACCCCTCTAAATTCCGAGGTACCTGCGGCCGCTGGGGATCTCCGCTAAAAATCCATTTTTTGACGCGTGCTTCTTTGACCTTAAAAGAGGCCGCAATTATTTCTGGGCCGTATTTAGCTTTGAGTCCGGACATAGAGAACACGCGGCCTAGATTGCTATAATTCTCCGTTGCGGACTCCATATCAAAAAACCAAAAACCATTTCTAAGAAAAACCGAGCTATCGGATTGCTCGTCTGCTCCATACTCCCAGATTTTTAAAGAAGTCACCAATCCTTCGTTAAATCCTCTATTCTGACCGTAAATAACAGGCACCTCTGATTGGTCAGTAGGAGTATATGTGCCATGTAGCACAGTACGCAAATCACGAACTTTAGATGTATGAACTAGTTGTTCGAAGACTTGAGTACCGCTTGCTACTCCCTGTTCAGCATTAAAGAATCGAGTTTTAACCAATTCATAAAATCTTCCTACTTCGGTGGCAGTCGATTTTTCTGGAAAGGCGATACGGATCAAGTTAAGACGAATTAAAAGCTCGCTAGATTCTCCGTAGATTTCGAGCGTCGAGGCTAAATCATTTAAAATCGATTCTAATTGGGTGGTAGGCTCGTCTAAGATAGCAGAGGCTGATATAAGACTACTAAAATCTTCTACTATTTGTTCCAGTGTGTAGCCGTCTTGTTTATAGTATTTTCCATTAATAGATAAAATAGGAGTATGATTATAAACGATGCCGGCCGCATCTGCAAAGAGAACTTCGGGATCTGTGTATGCGTTTCCGTCTTTAAAAACTTGTTGATAAGAAATATCAGATACTTGCTGACGAGCAAGCGGGGGCATTAAATCCATATAAAAGGTCGGCAGCTTCCTATAGCCATCGTCTATTTCAATTTCTTTAACAGGAAAAGGTTGTTGACTTGTGGCCGGGTTCCAGCCCGAGAATTCCGGTGAAGCGAGATCGTACCACGAAGAAAAAGCAAAAACTGTGATGGCACCGCCAAACTCATCAGCTAGACTATTATCAGTGCCTGTCGCAGGAGCTATAAAGATATTGTTGTCTAAATTATTAATATCAAAATTTTTGTTTCCGACTTCAAAATCTAAGGTAAGGGTCGTGGTATATTGTACTATTTTTTTATCATCATCAGTATAAAAGTTTTGATCCGAAACGATCCAGTCTCCCGCTCCGCTAGCGTCATCGAAAAAAACGGTATTATAATTCGAATATGTAGCACACCCCCGAGAACCATCCTTGAAATCAAATTGTGCGCCAGCACAAACGGATCCGGGCGTCATATATAGTTCTTTAAAAATATCCGGTTGGGTCTTGTCGATGACGGCTTGTGCGTAGGTATCACCAATCACATAAGCAACAGTTACATACAGCGGAGCTTTTGTTATCTCGGTGAAATATTCTAAAAATGTAACTGTATCTTTTTCAAGATCCGTGAAATCAAAATACAAAGAAACTTGGACTTCAAGTTTGTCGGCGCGAATGCCCACATATTCAATAATAGGGGTGGGCAAATGCTCACCAAAATTATCTAGTGTGCTTCCTTTAATGTTTAAGTCGGGCATATCTCGGACTCCGTTACTCTACCATAAATATCTAATATACTGAAATCTTCATCTTCCATATCACAATCAAAGTCAAGATCGATATAATAAGATGATCTATTAAATATTTCTGCGCTCTTGCATGCAGTTGTTGCGTCTATTTCACTATCTCTTTTAACATCAAAATAATATTCTACACTTCCCGTAGTTAATACTTGTCCTATATTTTCTATAGGTGTGGGGGAGATCATCATATTATTAACTATTTGTGAGGCTTTTTTCTCAAAATATTTTCTATCGAAAGAGTCGGCATATGAACCTGTATATACTCCTCCCTCGCCTGATGAATTCGGTACACACTTTCCGGTGGCGGGATGAAGAGAACCACTGCAGCCATAATCGCCGGCCTCAACTTTAAACACTTCAATATCAAAATTTTCAGTAAATAGCTCAGTATTAACCTCTTCGGCATAAATCATCAAATTGTCCATTTCTAATGTAATTGCCTTGTTATCAACAAAGCCTCCAACATTATCCATCAAATCGCGAATATCTGTGGGGTTGGCATCGATTTCCGAACTAATGATTTTTTTAACATAATTTAATTGAATATCTAATTGAGGGATACGAATATCATTTTTAGCATCCACTTGAGAGGAAGCAGAAATTTGCCCCTGCAATGAGACTACCTTCCAAGCGGCGGCTTTTTGTTTATCCCCATCCAAAGCAGCATCTCCAATCATTGAAGAAGCTTTTAAGTTTTCTACTTTTGGCTCGCGCATTATAGCGGTAAGATCCGATGCAAAATAAAACTTGGACTGGCGCCCTTGATCGTCCTCAAGAACGGGCACGCCGGTGCCGTCTGTAGTGCCTTCGGATACTTTCAGAATTTCAGCGTCAATATTTGTGAAATGAGTAAGTCCTTCCAAATACGGAGTGTTATCTTTAATTCTTTCATGGATGCTGTTTTGGCTACCGGTAATTCCAGCATATTCTCCGTCATATAAAACATTATCATCGAAGAACGCATAATAGACAGGCTTCATTTTGCCAATCGATAATAAATAATGACCATAATTAGTCAGCTTAAAATCGATAACTTGTTCTTTTTTATTTAAAAATTTAGCCATAATTAATAACCTCCGCCGCCGCGGCCACCTCCGCCGCGATTACCGCCACCGCCTCTGCCGCGGCGAGTTCTTCGCGTGCGAGTCGGATTAGTTGCGCGGCGTGTGGTATTAGTGTTGTTACGCCGGCGCCCCTGGCGACGAGCAGTTGCTCGTGTTTGTTGATCGGCAAGCGGAAGAGTCGCTTGGCGGCCTCTGGCTCCGCGGGCGGCGCGGCGTCGTGCTCTCCGGGGGAGGGCTCGTACTCTTTCCGCTACTTGTTCATTTATTGCTGCCGCTCTCGGAAGAGTTCGCGACCCTTCGCGCGCTGGCGTTTCTAAGACAGGAACACGTTCGTTTTGACCAGCAGGCACTCGTTCTCCTTGAACACCGGTGCTGCGGCCGCCATAAAGCACCTTGGCGTTTACTTTAACCATCTCAACAAAAGATACATAGTCATAAGGCCAGTTGTAATTTAGATTATAGCCTTGCTCGGTTCTTCGGCGTTGCTGAATAAAGGCGTCTCTAGTTGTCTGTCCGATTTGTGCGACCACAGAATCATCATAAAAGGCTTGCGATTTTTGTTTAACCTTAAACACCATCCAGCGTAAATTTTCGCTCTCAAGAATATTATGCCCCGATAATAATTCTGTGTCCATCAATTCGTGGGCTACAGATGATTTCTGGAATGAAAGCTTCTTATAATCTCTCGGTGCCATATTTTGCCAAATATAGGACAAATCGTCTTTGTCTAGTTTGTATTCAAATTCTATAATATACATAGCAATAGGATCAATGTTTTTATTAGATTTAAAATCAAATTGCGGAGGAAGGACGTAGCGATCCATCTTCTGTAAAAGCTTTCTAATCGAAGACCCCGCAGTGTCCAAAGAATCTCCTTCTAGAGAACCCACTTGCTCTTCGGCTGCGGCTTGTATTCTTTCCTTGGGAATACTAATGAATTTTTTAGTATACTGGGTTCGGGCGGTCTTCTCGGTAGTCAAACTATAATCACCAGGGGTTTGTTCCGTATAATATGGGATAGCCACAATAGCCTCTCTAAGTGTTTGCGAATCGGCCAATTCTCCTAGACGTTTAGATTTACTATTGGACTTGAATCCAAAAACATCAGTCAATGATCTAAATGGTGTTTTGCCCGCCACAAAAGAGGCCGCATTATTATCATTATAGATGCTGTCATAATAAAACATATCATAGTGATATTTTTGCCATTGTTCTGGTATATCGTCAATCTCTAAGAAAATTCCTACCTCTGGATTTGTGGGGATTTTGCCAAATTGGTGCCAAATCCCAATTGGCACAGAAGCAGAACCATAAATAGGCATTTGTGCTTGGTTATAAGCATCATTAAAGTTTAAGTGCGGGGTTTCAAATTTAGGCTGGAGAACCCATCGAGTTCCTGTCGTGGTGTCGCGGGTAGTTACCACGTTCCCGAAAGCATCTCTTTCGGTAAATGGCACTTGTTCAAATCCAAACAAATTAATACTAGCAGATATTTGCATCGCATTACGGTTAATATTTTCTCCATCATAAATACCGCGGGACAAACCAATATAAGCTCCGGAAAGGTTTCCCACGAAGCCTAACGAATCCGCGCCATGGGGACCTCCGGCGTCATGGCGCCAGTAGCGTACTTTAGAATCGGCTAAGATATCTTGGACACTATATTCTTTAGTGGAATCAGGTCGGAAAATAACATCTGCCCATGATTCTCCATCATAGTAAGGGGGAGTAAACGCCCAGTTAAACCCATTAATAGAATCGTGAGGGTAATTACCCGTTTGTTCGCTAATCGCGGTTTCGAGTTGCGCAACCGTGGTATCATTGGGAACATGCGCATTTGATCCTGTCTTGCGCAAAGCGGCTATTGGCGGGCCAAAGGCAGTTGGTCGACTGTAAAGGGTGAAACTCTCTCTAAAGCCGTCTTGTCGAGTTGGATCTTGAGGCACAGGAAAATAAGCACCGGAAGGATATGGTAGATCATCAATCTCTTGGCCGGCGCCGCCAAAGAGGCGCCATCGGCCTTGGGTTCCATTAGCAGCAAAGGTAAACCCGCCGGAATCGATTTCATTTTCATATGTACGTGCGCCGATATAGGATCTCTTAAGTTTAATGCGCGCTGCATACACGCTCCCGCTCTCAAATTTAAGCTTATCAGCAATAATATCTGATTCTAATTTAGTATAGTGAGAATCTTTAAGGAAAAAGTTCCCAATCTCGGCAAAATAATTGCTAGCCATTAAAGTATAATTATCATCGACAGCAGGACTAGCAAATGAAGCAGTTGTCAAAGCTGAACAAGAAATATTTGATTCCATATCAATGAATTGCATCCCATCTATCTGACCTTCAGGCTTGATCATGGTTTCAAATGGAAGTCTCTTATCAAAGAAAGACTTTCCATCATATCCGTTAGTATCGTTAGCGCTAACTTTTAAGGTATTTGGGTTGATTGTCAAAGCCCAAGTATCTCGCTTCTCTGGTCCCTTAATCGTGTCGGCGACCCCGGAGGTGTCGATAGACGCAGAGAAAAACGGCCAGCGCAATATCTTTGTATCGTCTGTGACAACAGGATAATCTACCGCCATTCCAGACTTAATAGAATTGTAGAGAATACCGGGCGCAAAGAGAGGCGCGATCATAGGTCTAATATAGAGCCCCATATCGGTAAGCAACTTCTGTCCGAAACTACTGGAACCAATTGTTGGGCCCATCGAGGTTGTGCCATCTCCATCAACGGTTACAGTGATCCCGTCTGCATAGGAACTAGACCATTGGGATACAAGATCTAATGAGCGCTGAACGGGGTAAAATCCTTTATAAGGATTAAATCTAATGGCTGCTTCACATTCGATTTCTATCTCGCGTGGTAAAATACCGGAATCTTCTTTAATATTTAAAAAGCCCTTCATAAATTCAGAATTAGAATAATCGCGGTAGAAGCTGCTGCTCTTTGCACTATTAATGCCGGTACCGGGAATTTCGAAAATATCACTATTATGTGCACCGAATAATCCATATTTCTTAAAATCCGCAATATGCTCGCTAATGCGGAATTCCGGTACAATAGAATAGTCTTTCGCTGCTAGTTTCAAATCGTACTGGAATGTCTCGTAATCGCTAAACCAAGGATCGGAACTTTGAGATTGGAAAGTAAAGGTGCTTCCAGTTTGAATGTTAATGCCGGCATAAGTGGGACAATCCCAAACTGCCTCTCCTGCAAAAGTCTCAATTTGTTCGCGAGGATCTAGTGCAGAAGATAGGGCGCCCGTGCTAGGCAGCACAATGCCATAGGGACTTACAACGGATTTGTAAGAGCCTAGTGTTTGTTTACGAGAATATAGCGCACCGGGCGAGCCAAAGTCTCCAACACCAACCACATATGCTAAATAAGAGGGCCGAAATGCCGGCATAATATATTGATTCTGAAGCTCGCCGGAGCCTGAGTTTCTAAACTTAATACCGCCCTCTCTGTAGGAAGCCGGCGAGCCGGCACCTAAGCGTGGGTGCCGAGTAGCTTGAGGACGCGTGAGAAAATCCTTAACAGGATCTAATGGCCATGATGATTGTGTAAGTTGAATATAGTTGCCACCATACATGCCTGCTGCGGCGCGCTGATCCGGAAGGGGAGCGAGCCACGGGCATCCCCACGAATTAGGGATAAGGGTTCCGCCTCGCAACGGAGGAACACCGTCACCTTGAGCTTGATCGATACGCTGCGCTTGTGTTGAACGCCAGAATTTATTGTTATATCCAGTTCTCTTAGTGATATAGCTTTCAAACTCATTTCTCTCTGATGGGTATAACTGTTGACTATACATAATCCAATTGGTGCTATACCTGTCTCCCATAGTCGTGACGTCAAGCATTTGCTCAAAGGGAGTTACAATATCAGAATAGTTAATATTCACAAGATCGTTAAGTTCAGCTTCCTTAAAAAAGATTCTCGCGTTGTTATGACTAGCCACAATAGTCATATCTTGAGAATTATTATCAAAGTTGATCTTGCCAGGGTGTGCGCGCATTGAAACTGGACTTAAGTCGAAAGTTTTGAAATCGGTACCATAAGCGCCAGAATCGGCCATTAAGATTGAAATCTGATTATTGCGGCGTTCATAACGAGTGAGAGGATTGTTATAATCAATCTGCTTAAAGATTGGCCATCCGTAAGGGCCATTACGGTGAAGGTTCAACAGGTTAAATGCGCGCGCGTCGAATGCGCCCTTGGGAATCGGAGCGCCCCATAGCCAGCCCGGGATGCCTGGATTAATCAATCCCGCGTTTGTGATCACAGTAGTGTTGAAATAAAACCTAGTCTGGGGTGGGTCATAGAGATTATAGTCGTAAACACTCTCCGGTGAGCGCAACCCGAGCACATTAGAACTTGCAGAAAAGTGGTCATATATAATAGTATTCATCCCAGCAAAGTCTAAGGGTAAAAAATCAGCATCAACACCGATGGTATAGTAATTTTGAACCATCTTCTTAGTGGCGCCTAATCGCCAGAGTCCACCACCGAAACCGGTGTATTGGTAGATTCCAAAATCGCTGGCGCTCACAAAATTATAAGGTTCCGTGTATCCTGCCGAAGTGCTTACTTCGTAACTGGCAGGCAAGTAACCAAAATGATCATTGTTGCTTACCAAAGATGCGGTAATCCATGTATATTGCATATCTGATCGTGGGATTTGATGTCTAACATACCAGTTATCGTATACACTAGCCGTTACCTGTGAACCGTCTCCTATGGTTTCAAGTCTTCTCTTGACGTTTCGATGTACCTTGTGAAATCCGGGCAATTGATTGTAGGAGGCGCCTGGACCGTCTGTAGCGAAAGTTGTGCCTGTTACTGCCATATCGTCACGTCCAAAGCGTGCGGTGTGGCGTGTTAAGTGTTGGTTTAAACCAAAAGGCCTGTTATGAAGATCGTTTACAATATAGCCAAAACCCCCCACTTTAGTTTGGGCGTCTATTTCATTTGATTGTCCTGCATTTAAAACGCTTAAGTTTCTATAAGGGGTGGCATTGTATGCTGAGAATTCGGAAGACTTGAAGTCTTGGTATCCTCTTGCCATGGTCTCGCGAGAGCCGGGGGCTCCGAAGCGCGTGATGATAACCGACTTATTGGCATAAGAGCCACTGTTATCAGTTATGCCATAATCAAGCTCAAAATCGTAATGACTACCAGATGCTCGATCAAGCGTTAAATAGTTTAATACTGCTTGCCCAGTTCTTCCCGTAAAACGATTGGCTCCGCCGCGATTCAAGTTGGTTTTAGTAGTAATCACAGAAGGCAGCGTGGGCTGATTTTCGATGAAATCTCGCGGATTAGCGAAAGCTCCAACCGTGCTAACAACTTCATAGTTGTTTTGGTAATTTCCAATAATAGTGGACCCAGTGGTCATTTGAATGTTGCGAATGTTAACTGGTCTTTTAGCTAATTCTTCACGATAATAAGTTGCGCGAGGAGCATTAAAGTTTATAATTTGTGGATCGCTTCCGCCTTGCATGCCTTCTACGCTGATACGAGAGCCGACTCTTGATAGGCTTACGTTTCCAAGACTTCCGCGGGCCTCTTTTTTAGTGGAGGTCGGAACTCCATATTTAGTGTTAGATACCGTAATAGTTTCTGCGTCACCTTCGGGGTTACTAGCTACTATATTAAAGCTTTGAGCATTGATAGCTGTAGTCAAATTAACGGCAGTAGCATTAGTGTTGCCTCCGCGTGTCCAGGCTATATTATCTCCTGTTGCCGAGCTTGTTATAACATTTGTGGCAAAATCTACGGTCATGTCTTCGCCAGGAGTGCCGTTATATCTGCCGGTTTGGTCGACTATAGAGTTGGTTCCCAGGTCATAAACTCCTGTGCCATCAATAGCATCATTGGGATCGTCGCCCATTCGATACCATGCTCTAAGATTGGAATTGTTGCTCGTATATACAGAATGTTGCATCAGATCAGTTACACTTCCCGTAGCATATAATTCACTAATTTGATCGGCACTCATGCTTAATTGCCATATGGAGACCTCATCCATGGCGCCACTAATTGCATTTGATGCATTATAACCACCTATTAAACATGTAACTTTCGGATTTCCAGAAGGAAGACCGCTGCGGGCTTTCAATGCAAGTCTTAAAGTAGATCCAGCGGCTGTCGGCACGGCACTTCCATCGCGCGAAGAATCGACCTGCACTCCATTTACAAAAAATACGGGCTCGGTACTGCCGGTTGTAGTAGCATCCCATGTAACCGCCACGTGATTCCACTGCCCTAAAGGCACTTCTTTGTTGTCAGTAGTCCAATAAGAATTCACTGTAGAGCCCGCGGATGCGCCGTTGAGCCACTGTTGTGTAAGTCTCAATTTAGATGCCGGGGAGGATCCTGGGGGAGTTGACCCATCATCAATCAGGCTAAAATTAAAAGTGGCGTGGTTCACACCCATGATAATAAGGTTTCCGTTGCCAGTCATAGGGATGCTTCCCGATATCCAACATGAATAAGTTCCTGCGTCAATATCAAAATATTGAGGTTCTGCTAAAGTCGGATTGCCGTAGCTAGAGGAATTGTCTCCGCCGATAACAATATAGCTTCTGACCTGATCCGCGTGATGAGTAGCGTATGTATTCATAAAGGGAATTGTAAATGTAAGACTAGTGTCTCCATCGCTTATTGTCACAGAATTATCAGTAATCGGATTAGAAGTAAAATCAATACGACCATAAGCAGAACTTGGGGGGGCTCCAATATCAGGATAAGGATAGGTAGGAGAAGCCATGCCAATGGCGCCGGAGCCTTGATCTGCGCACTGTCCCAATAAAAGCTTCCAGGCTTCAGGACGTGTGAGGTAGGTATCTGTTGCGCCTGAATTATAAGTGATGTGACGTGATTGGTGTCCTCCTACGTATTTTTCGGTAAAGGGCCCTTGCATGGGGGTGCCCATCGCTTGGCCGTAAGTATCATTGTGCAAGTTTGTAATTTCAATGTTGGCGCCAACTTTTGTTTGTACTTCTTTGTTATATCCAGAGTTTAGGGATGAACTCATTATATTAAAAGGGAAGGCCATAGAGGATTTTACATCACTATATCCCTCATCTTGATACCACCGCCGTGCAGACTGCACTTTGAAAACTCTTTTTACTTTTCTGCGTAACTCTCGATCATCTTCAAAATCTTGTATGGATACCAGATCAGAGGTTAATCCAACAAGAACGTTCAAAGGAATAAATCGGTTCTCTTCGGTACTAACAGGACCAAAAGGATATAGAGAGTTATAGGTATACTGAATATTTTGATCTTTGCTGAAGTTTACCCCTCCGTGAATGGAAGCATCGGCATCATAAGATTTTAATTTATAAAGCTTTTGATAATTTCTTTGAGGATAGAAATCCTGAAAATACTTCGTTCCGGATCCGGCGATGCCGGAAGTCATTAATTCGCCGGGCTTTGTCGATGCTCGGGGCGCAGTATTAATAATTTGACGCATATTTTCTCTTTGCGTATCAATTGTGGGATTACCCGAGGTAATTTCTGGTTCAGAGCGTTTTGCTTTTTTAAGCCAATACTGTATATTTTGATTGGTATTACGAGGAGAGGCTGGCACTGGGCTAGAATAGTTTTTGTAAGTAATTCCTAGGCCGCCAACACCCTCCATTTGAGCTTCGGGATGGTTTTGTTTGGTCTCCAAGCTTGGATACTTGGTTTGATATTTATTACGCTCAAGGACATGGCTCTCAACTGTATTATAAACATCCGCAACAAAATCGGATGAGGCCGGAACCATTTGAGCCATGATGTGCCCAATGGCGTCGTCGAACCATTTATAATATTCAACAAACTTCTCAACTTGGCTTGTTTTTGTTACTTTGCGGAAAAAGATCTCTCGCAGTTTTTCTAATGATTTATAACGGCCGCGATAACGATTAACTGGAGCGCCTATAACATTATTAAAGTCCACAACTCCTGCAAAGAAATCAAGCATCTCTTCAGAAACCGCGCGATACATGCTTTTTTCAACAGTATAGACATAATTTGGTACTGTCTCTGTAATCCCAAAGACCTTGTCGTCTTCAGATAAAATTTGAATTGCGTCGGCGGACGTCGCTCTTTCGGGCGAAATAAATTTAAACGTATTGGTGAGTCTCTTCTCAATTGCATCGGTACTGCTATTCGGAAAATCGTATCCATAACCGTTATGCTGATAGCCAGTGATAGTACCCATGGGCCCATAATCCGTAGCCAACGATGTTGAGCCAGAGCTTATATCAGGCACCACAAAGACGCCCGTAGAGTTGGAAGAACTTAATTGATTAAAAGCCCAATTTAAAGCTAGTGTGTTGAGGTTTAAAACATCGGCACTCTTGTTGGCAGTGTCAATAGCCGCCACACTTTGATAAGAACCTGAAATTCCATAGTTATCAATATCGTGCGCATGCTGGCTCAAGCTGCCGGTATTCAGGGCTTTGGCCCAATAGCGCAGCGAACCAACAAGAACATCTGATTTGTGTACTACGGGGCCAGTAAGATTAGTTCGCTGGGCACCAACATAGAGTCGCTTTGGGCGCGTCAAGAAGTCAGAAGCGCTGCCTGTCGCAGCGCTAACGACACCTCCCACAGTAAAGCTGTTTTCGATAGTCCCTAAATCAATATTAATTCCTTCAAATATTACGTCATATTGGGTTACTGAAGCGCCTGAGACAGTAGTAATAGGTCCATCAAGCTTGGGCTTAACTCGTACCGAAAGATTCCAGGTAGTGTTATCATACACATTCGAGAAAACACTACTGGTTAATGTGGGAAATTGCTCGGGGACACCGTAAGCAGGAGCAGAAGATGTTAGTTTAAAGTATACATCTTTAGAATTTGGACCGGTCTTGATGGCTTGAACTTGAAAATTGGTATAATCCGGATAGTTGGCACTTGTGTCAGCCCCAGTAAGACCATCGGCCGACGAGGTGTAAGGAGTAATCCCTCCAAAAAGAGAGACGGTGGTATAATCGCGTTGGTTGTCGGAATAGTCTACACTCCAATGCGGGAACATTATCTGTCCTTCGATTGTACAACCATATTGCATTTCGTAGTTGGCGTATTCAGTTCCTCCTTCGCTACCGGGTTTAGATCCAGTCGGTATATAACCTCGGCTATTCGGATTTGTACTATCAGCACGTTGATAAATTACCGCAGTTCGATTTTCTTTCTTGTCGAAATTAGCATAAGAAACTTTTTCTATTACTTGTTCATAATTGTTGCTGAGCGGGAAGGTTGTATTTTTAGCATAAGTATTTATTTTAACAATCTGTTCGTCAATGTTAAAACATCGAAGAACATTTCGCAAAGATCTTTCGGTGCCTTTCGATTTAAAAATATTAGCTAGATTATTATAAAGATTAAGGTAGATCAGATTTTTGGTTTCATCTAAATCATTTTCAAACAACATGTCATTGTTTCTATTTAAGAATCTCTCCATCACATTTGCGTCGATAAAGATTTCGGGAGTATAAAGACCTAATGATTGTGGTAAGTGTTGGGCGAATGGAACTGGTTCAGAAGAAGCACTAGTATAATTTATACCTCTCAACTTGGGCACCTGTTGTGAAAGCAGGTGAACTCTATCAAAATAAGTGCCTACAATGTGTGAGACAACATCTAGATTATTGTTGCCCAATTGCTCTGCTTCTTCGATAATCCAAGATGGGGCATAATTTCGAAACATTGAATTATTTTGTGCATCATGATATGATCCAGTAGCCAGCAATTCAGACTTCAAATTAGATACTGAGGAGTGTGAGGAATATATAATAGGATCTTTATATTCTTGTGCGGAAGCACTGGACTCTATCATAGCAGAGCCGGTACTTCGAGAGTTGGTTCCATAGCCCGTCCATACGCCATTGGTGATACGGCCGGCATAGTCCAAAACATTGCTATCAACACTGCTGGTTTCCGTTATGCCCTCGTTAAATTTGTAATAGACACCAAGGGTCGTGTTAGAAATATCTGTGTTTGTACCGCCCCTTACCTGGGAAAACCAATAGCGCCCAATGTCTTCTCCGGAGCGCTTTTCTTTCCAAAATCGGAACTCATCCATCGAGGCACTAAGTTTATTAATCCCATCGTAATCAGCAACGGCGCTGTCGGCGGTGGCTGCAGCGCCAGATGGAGCGGTCAATAATGCACCGATGCGCGCAAAAGTATCTTTTTGCTTAAGTTGATTTATAGTCGTAGATCCAGTTACATAGGTGTCGTTTAGTCCGCCGTTAATATATAATTTTGAAGCGAAATCAGAACCAGTATTGTACATCACCAGCGCCACATGAGTCCAGGTATCGAGTGAGGCGGCTGTTATACCAGAGCCAATCGATTGCTGAAAAATACCTGCCGCCGTCATTCCGGGTTCGATGGATACTGCACTTCCTGACTGCACCGTCAGCAAGAAAGGACTGACGCCAGAGGCGCCTGTAAGCTCGACGGTGATTCTCCCATAATCTACTGAGCCGCTCTGTGAGCCGCTTGTCCATAAATCAAAGACAGTTTCGGGACACGTTCCAAAAGTGGGTTTCTTTAACCAAAATTCGATAGACACACCAGTATCAAAATTACATTGAAGATTTGATTGGCGTGTTCCTACACCATAATCGGAAGGAAGTCCCGCTGTGGTATAAATGCTAGTGTCGTATACATTTGAATATTGAAACTTGTCTGAGTATGGATTGTTGCTAGCTTTAACTAATGAACCAGCGGAGTCGATGGCGTTCGGGCCGCCCTTGAGAGTGATATATTCTTTGGTAGTGGGAGTGGCATATCCGCCGCTAAGCTTGCTAAGTGACGTAGTTGTGGCCTCGCCTAACTCAACATATCCGTTCGTGCGTGGATACAAGTTGTTGAAAATGTATTTTTCTACATCTAAAAGCTTATTGTAGAAGCCATTGATTTCGGCATCCGAACCATCATAAGGATAATAATCCGTAATGCGCTCCATCGCGCCTTTATAATAGTAGTAGGCAGATCCAAAGCGAGCAAAGAACCTAGGATCAGAATAATCGACTTGCGGAACGAAATTAGATTGCTTTTCTTTAAGCTGTTCTAAATTGCGTTCCGATTCTACATCTTTGAATGCTTCTTTCTGGTCTGTATCGGAAAGGTAATTTCTGCCATCTTCCACAGAGCCAAAAAGTTTTTTAATACTCATAATCCTCTACTCTAAATTTAAACACATATGGCTGTTCAAGCCAAGTGCTTAGTGCAGGGTCGTAAAATGAAAATTTAAACCCATAAGCATATCCTGGCTCTAGCAAACTCATATCAAAATCAAAATAATTGCCGGAAACGTCATACGATAACATTGTGTGAAGATCGCTGCCAGTACCGTAGGGAATAGCGGTAAAGCCATCTAAGATTCTATAAACTTCGTAAGAAGCGCTTTGAATCGTAGAACTTTCGACGCCTTGCGTTGCTTTAGTATAAATAGTGGGGCTCCAGAATTTATTTCTCACAAACAAACGCATGCGGGCTGATTGGTTTTCTCTATATTTGTCTTGTAGATTTGTTATCTTCATAAAATAAACAGGAGTTTCTACTGTTTGGTTAGCTAATAATAATTTTGGTTTAATCGAGCCACTAAAAAATTCAACCACACCATCATCGTGCCACACATCAAAAACATTCTTGAGGGGACTTGCTCCAGCGGTCAAACATAACGAAGCCGAATAAATGCCGGTAGTGACATGTCCGCCTGTTACATTATATTTTGAATCGTGGAGAAGTAGACTGCTTCCTGTAGGGGCCGCTGAGCCTGAATAAAGCTTTACGTAAATCGCGCCAGTGCTTACTGAAGGTATATCGGTTAGTTGTCCGCGGACATAGTTATACAAATAAAGTGTATTAAGGTTATCTGCGGCTGGAGCCAAAGAGCTACTATACATGAAGTCGCCGCGGCCATCTTTGCGCGCAGAATTCCAACGTGCTTCAATTACAGGCTTTTTAAAGAAAAATTGTGTGCCGCGCGCAAAAAATCTCTTAGTATAATAAGATTCCGTCGCACCGTCTGGTAACGCAAGAACATTTCCGCTGGCCATTCCAACGGCGCCGGCAGTGGATCCAGAAAAATAAGCTTCTTGGCTAGCTGTGAGGTGGACGCCCACTCCATAGTTGGCATAATCCCCGTTGATCCACTGCTCTACTAATTGAGTAATATCAATTTCTAAATCTCCTAACCCGGTGCCAAATTTTTGTGTATAAGTGTCTCCAGAGCCAGTATAATAATCACCACCGACTAGCCCCCAAGGCTTGCCCTTTGAAGAAGAAATCCAGTTGGCGCCGGTGTTGCCTTTAACCTCATCTTTGTAGCCTTCTAAATCAAGGCCAATGCCTTCCTGCCACGATGTACCTGAAACTGGGCGCGCAACCAAAGTAAATTCGCGTGGGACTGTCTTAGATGTCTTGGCATTAAACAATCTCAAATAGAAACTTACACTTCCGCTAGCTGGTACAACACCGTTACTACGATCAGTTGTAATTCCATCCATCGGGAATTTAACCAAAATTCGTGAAAGTTCTTGTGAGCCTGTTGAATTCGAAGATGAGACTGATTGGCGCCCATAAATAGAGAAAATCTCCATAACATCAGCTTCGCCCATATTAGAGCCGGTACCTCGAATTTCTAAGCTAGGCTTAAATGCGTTAACAATCGTAGTATCGGCATTCGCTGTATATCTTTTAATTCCCATTATCTAGTTTTTCCTCGGATATCTTGGGTGGGAAATTTTATTTCCAAAATTACATTATTGGGAACAAGTAAATAAGAGCCGTCCGGAGAAAGGTTATCATTAATCTCCAAAATCGTATCGGCGTAACTTCCGCCCACTTTATTAGTTAATTTAACTTTTATCACATCCAGCACCCCTTTTACCTGCTTGAGTGTTTCATATATTTCACTAATATAAAAGGGTTCGCCAATAAAAAAGCCTTCCCCATATTTGCCCGCGAGTGTGTTTATACACCGGTTTAATACATCAAATTTATCAGAGCCGGCTTGAGTTTTTACAACAAAATCAATCCCGAGATTAACTATATAGGGATCTAAAATATCAACAGTATCGTTGATCATTCTATATTGATTAAGCCATGTTTTTATGTTGTTCTTGATAACCATATTAGTAGCAATAAGCTTTCCATATGAATCTTCCGAAATCACATACAAATTAAGATTTCGCTTAAGAGAGTCTGGATCTTTTTGAACCGAAACCCTCTTCACAGAGCCAAACTTAGAAGGCATTCGATAGACAAGATTTTCATAATCCGATTGGGTAACAGCTCTATTTTGTGTAGGAAACGTGTCAAAAATCCTGCGCTTTAGCTCGCCACTAGAGGGATTAGTAACATCTCCCACGATAGGAGTCTCATTGAGCACCTCTAGTGAGACCTGAATTTGGTTTACTGTAGTCGTAGCTAACGACGGGCGATTTTCAAAGGACAATAAGGCATTCGAGACAGTATTGATTCCGCCCACGGCAACATTTGAATTAGTAGGGTTGGTAACTCGATATACAACTGTTAATGTAGTATTAGAGGGTACTATTCCAAAACTGTCGCTATTAGAGAGGCGTGAAGGATCGAATGTGGTGGTCGAAATATAATCTTTACCGAACACCTCAAGCGCTACTTCTTGCGGCGCAGCAACAATATCAGTTTGGCCGGCCTTACCGCTTCCAAACTGTATGGAGGTAGTGCTCCTATCGGTTTCAACAACAAATTTTCTAGAGACTAACAGTGGCTTCAACACAGAAGGAACATTATCGTTTTTGAAATTATCATTTGCAACTTCTTTAAAAACAATATCTTGAGCCAAATAGTCTACCTCAAAATATTCATTTCCTTCTGAATCAGTTACTGAGATAATCTCAGATATATTATCGGCGCCGACCTTTCTCTTCAAAAATCTTTGGTAAGGACCAATTGAAAGTTGCTTTTGTGCAAACTGGCCTGATACCACATTTCCATAAGCCTTAATTGCATATTGAGTGGGAGCATTTGTAGAAGCATCACTTTGTGCCACTACCATAGGATTTTTAGGATCGGCAAAGTCTACATTTTCTAATAAAACGAAGCTTAGACCGGTCTGGGAAGTAAATTTACTTCCTCGTTTCAAAATAGGAATATAGCGTCTATCAGGGCCGATACCGGTAGATGATGCCGGTACCATTATAAATAATGCCACTTGTCCATAAGTCGATGGGCGTCCGGGGTCTTTATAACCAAGCACGCGGCCGTGGCGCAGAATGTTAGAGCGCTGGTAAGCGGTGTCTAAAAAGGATTCGTTGACATTATAGTCTAAATAGAGTGAAAGCTGGTCGCCCACATAAGCTACCGCATCCAACATTATACTACCAAAAGAGGCCTCGCTAAAATCTTGGAAAGTATCCGGATAAAACCTTTCGGCAATTTCCATCAAGTCATTCCGGATTGTATGGAACTCCCTATGGGTATAGTCGATAGGTAAAATCTTTTTCTGATCGTCTGCCATTAAAAAAACCTCAAATTAAATAGTGAATTCAAGTAAATCTTGAAGTCCGATAGCTGGTATTTCATACGTAATTCTAATTCCTAAAGTGTTGACATCAATATTGCTTTTTAAAAACTGAATGTTTTTTACTGTTATGGTCGGTATGTAGGTTGCTACTTGTTCTCTAATTCTCTGAGATATCTGACTTTCCAAGCCTTCATAGTAATTAGAGAACAAAAACGTCTTTAGACCTACACCGAAGTTGGGTTCCATTACTCTTTCGCCTGGGACTGTGAGCAAAAGCATTTTAAAATTTTGCTTAATCATCCCAACGATGCTTTTATTCATGGTAAACCCGTTACCTGAATCTTTGGTTAATGGCAGTTTTACACTAAGTGATGACATTCTTTATATCCATACATAAGTACTTACTCGTCGGTTTTCCGACACTCTTTGTCTGACTTTCCAAATGGGTTGGGTACAAGTTTTTTACGCTTGCCGACACCGACAAGCTGTTTTCCATAAGGTTCAGGCACAAAATAATTCTTCAAAAGCCTCTTAGATGTCTCAGAGGGGCTTTCATCTAGAAGCGGGTCTCCTGCTTTAAAGTCTCTCGCATAGTAGTAAGTCTTAAACATATTTTTAATAGTTTTCTTGGACTTTCTTAAGATTATTTGATCCCACTGATCCCACTCAACTCGACTTGGGAGCCAATTCCATCGCTTTCTCTTTTTATAATCTGCCCATCCGTCATTTCCACCTACAAATCCGTTTGGGTCAGGAAGGGGTTCTTCTTCTCCCAAACCTTCTATTTCCAAAGCATACCCCTCAGAATCAAATCTAAGTCCTGGTTTGGTGTCGAAACCGGCTGCGTAGGTGCCGGTGCTTTCTGCCTCGGGATTGTCCGGTTCTTCATAGATGTTTTGTCCGATAGAGAGAAAAAGTGCCATATCGTTATAGACGGCGGTTAGCGCAGTGAACTTGTTGACAGGAAATATATATTCAGTCAGCATTCTAAATTTTTCATCTTCTATTAGTTTATTGATCAAGCACAACAAAAGCTTACTGTCGGGCTCTGCAATAGTGAAATCTGCAATCGATACATCTAAAGCGTCTATTTCTACATTTGTTATAGTGTAGTAAGTGGTATCTACTGCATAAGATAATTCTAAGCCATGGCGAACTCCTAAGTGACCCTTTAAACCTGCCGGAATCTTTTGTTCGTCATCGCGATAAATTATTTCTAGCGTACCGGGATAGTGCTCAGACAGGTTTGTTGTATCATCATTTTGCTTGATCTCGGTAACGGCAGCCGAAGGTGGTAGCTTTCGGCCGTCGATACTAATATACTTCTCTATCTTAAAAGGTAGAGTGACTCTGGAGACGATGGATCCATAATCTGCAATATCGCCAATGCGGTTGCCATCGCCATCTATCATTTTTACTTTATTAACATAGGGCGCCAAAATATCATGCGGGCTAAGGAGATGTTCTTTGCCCATCATAAAAACCTTTTCTCCGTTTTCATCCGTATGTGTATGATAATAGCCTACATAATCTTCTCCTGTTTTAAAGGTAGATTCAGGGTCTTTTAGGGCATCTACATAAAGTTCGCCGCCGTTAGTATAGAAGGGAGCAGTGCGTGTTTCTAAGTCGGTGTCCGAAATGTCTTCTATAATCTTGCCTTTCAAATTAAGACCAGCGCCACCGGTATAACACGCCTCAGAAACAAACCAATATGGAAGCTTTTCATAAACTACGGGCGAACCAATCATCTCTAGATTATCGGCATATTTAGAGGATAATTCTTCAATTTCTCGTTTAAAAAGTTCCCCTAAGATTAATTTCGCTACGTCTTCTGTGGCTTGAACCGCTTCAAGGTTTTTTTCAGATCGATAACCCGGAAGATTAAAGATCTGATACCACGGTTCATCTCCAAGTTTAATTGCTTGCACTAAATCTTCCTTGGTGGGGTATTCATATACGCTTTGCATATTATTTAATTGTGTTGTGGCTCCTTGAATATTGGCAGGGACATCAACAATAGTGCCAGCGTCTACTAGACGACCATAAAGCTGTACGCTTTGCTCTAAAAACGCATACCAAAATTCATTATCTTTAAAAGTATTAAAAGCCTCAGCAAACGGGCCTTGTGCGTCTTTAAGTGCTGTTTCTAAAGCTTCCACCATATAACTAATATAAAGATTGCTATAATTTTGAGGGAAAGAGGGCTTTAAATAGCTGAACATTGGCATGCATTTAACAAAATGAGTGCTAATAAAAATCTGTAGCGTGGCTGATATAAGTGCCTCAATACCAGATTTAGCGGCGCGCTCCAGAATTCGATGATACGGAAGCTCTATCGCACATTCAGCGCTTTGCTTCATGCGCATATCTTCAGGAATCTTGTCATAAGTATCTTGGACGCGCTCTTTAATTAAGCCAAAATCTACAAAATCAGTATTAGCGTTTTTACATTCTGAAAAATTAGGGAAAATAGCATCTATAAAACCCATCCAGCCTTTGTTTTTGAGCGGCTTAATATAGAGCGGAGGATTATTATAGGTTCCTTTGTATCCTTTTCGATTTGGATCGAGATAAAAAACCCGAGTATCTTCAGGTGTGCCATTTTGCTCATTGTTCCATTGATTTCGGCTAACTCCTAATACTTTCTCATCATTATCAAAATTATATTCTTCTCCAGTGTCCGGATCCAAATAATCAAAATCTGATTGTGATAAAGTTTCAAATGAGGCGCCAAATTTAAAAGCGTCTTCGTTGTATTCCAACATCTCGCGAACTTCGGCGGCGATATTCGCATTATCTTGATCATAGTCCGCTTTTAAAGTTTCAATAGTGATAACTGTACCATCGTTAGCCTGTTCAATGAGTTCTTGTAGCAAAATTAACTGTGGGGGGTAGTCACTTTGATATTGGAAGGCTGCTAATAACTTAGGATATGACGAAAATTTTATATTATCTAAAGTATCATCAACAGCAAAAAATTCATATTTTGTTTCTATAGTGGGTTTATCGTCAAGCATATTCTGTGCGGCTGTGGCTATCGCGGCCGCGGCCAAAGCAGTGGGCCCCATCAGGGCCGCGGCAATGGGTATGTTTGCTGGAGGGTTTTTATTCTCCCAATCCGAAATAACCACTCGACAATTATTATTAGGAACATTCACAATCTTATCAAATTGTTGTAATGAAGCTTCCGGGGCGGCGCCAATGGTGGGTCCGGTGGATATTCGAGTTCGAGGGCCAGCTTGTAATTCTAGTGCTGAATACTTAAGCGTTGAAGGCTCATATAGGTCACTCAAATAGAGTCCAATATCAAAGCCATATTCCCAGCTTGGATTATCTTGTTTTGTTTCTCCTTTCGCATTATCCTGAAAGGCAAGAGATAAATCGGGAGTAGCTTTGCGTCCTAATCTTAATACTTCCACGCTATCTGCCGGCGGAACTTCGGCGCCACCCAAGGAAAGGGTAGAGCCAAAATGAGGAATCAATTCTGTATTATATCCAGTGCGCAATTCTGTCAAATCCACGTCCTGACCGAAAAATCCCCAGAAGCCCAGTTCATTAAAAGAATAATATTCTGCCGATGAGGGGCCCCAATCATTAGTACTCTCAAAATTACCCCAACCATCTGGCAATGTATCTTGCATCCAAGATGCTACCTTTGTGGGCAATGCCGAGTGTTGATAAATTGTCGGCATTGGTTTTACGAACATGCTGAAGCCTAGAGTAAAAAAGTCAGCCGCAGTAAACTTTTCGTTAGTGATATAATCCATAACAGGTCCAATACCCCTATTCGCTTTTGTGTTGTGAACTGTAAGCGCGTTTCCGCGTGTATCTGATAGGAGTAAATTCATCATTCCCCAATCATCACTACTATTAAAGATGCCAAACCCGCCATGACCAAGCATATCCTTTACATATTGTACTTTTAATTGTTCTAAGCCATTAGCAATAGTTTTAGTTGTAGCGCTTACTGCCTCTTCTGATTCAAACGGAATCAGCCCGTCATCACATCCAGGTTGCGATACTATGGAAGGTAGTGCGGGAGGGGCTCCTTGGGCTGCAGCGCCAAGTTCTGCTAAATCAGATGCGTCATCTTCTTGATCATCTTCACACATTCGACGAATCTGTTCGGGTGTGGCGCGCCCTTCTAATAATTCTTGGCGTAACTCACAAAATTCTTGTTGTTGCTCATCAGTTATACATAAGCTCGGATTAGCCGGCACCAATTCGTTTTCAGGAAGCTGATCAGCGAAATCTTTCATATCCTGTTTAACTTTGGGAGGTGCTAAATTGCCCACATTCGTAAAAAATCGACAGATAGCTTCGCGGTTAGGGAGACCTTCTCGATATTGAGGATAATCAAATTCAATAATCGTATCGACAATAGCTAGAAAGCTTTCACTACAATCGCCCAAAAGTGCATTTGTCATTTCACTCTGAGTAGTCGAGGAGGCCACGTCTTCTGTAAAATTAGTGGCTTCTTCCGTATTGGCAAGGGCAGCGGCGCCCGGGCCCAAAGATGTCATTATATCTTGAATTGTGTCGGCTACTTGTTCGTCATCGGCATCGGGGCCACAAATTGTATCTTTTACAAGATCAGAAAATGCAGTATTTCCACCGGCAGCCTTTTCCATGGCCAAATCTCCCACCACTTCTAAGCCCTTGCAAGCGGCCCTTCCAAATATTTGACATGTCTTTACCATAATTTCCATCATGATCTTGATAAGAGCTTTCTGGAGTGCTACTTTTACCGCTTCAAACAAAGCATCAGCAAAGTCGGCTTTGGCCGGGTACCATCCAAAAGGATTTTTGAGAACTGGTACTTGGATATCTTTAGGACTTCTACAGAAGGGCAAGTCAACACTTTTAATAAAATCCATTGCGGTTGGTTCAAAAACAGGGGAAGTGGGGCAATCGAAAGAACCAATAATACCAGCAATGAGCGGAGCGCCGGGAAATTCGTTCAACATATCGATAACAAAAAGCAAATCGTCAGAGTACTCTTCTATAAGGGCGGCTATATATGCCTCCATTACACGCGTAGTATCCAATTCTTGTTTTGCGTTTTGCAAATCGAACTGCTGTGCTAAGGTTCTTTTTTCGGCTTGATCATCTTCTGGTGAGTTCCGGCGTTGTTTCCGATCATGGGCAACAGCTTGGGCGCTCTCCCATGGTCTCAACACTAAATTCTTAATTGCGCTGTTTTCGCGGGCTTTGATGTCTGCAGCAGTTCCGAGCGTGCCACCACCACCTCCACTAGCGCCCGCTCTTTCGTCGGCCATCGCTTCGGCTACGCGTTCTTTGCGAGCTTTTTCTTCCTCTTCTTCCGGGGTGAGGCTCGTATCTCCAAGTCCATGGCGGGGTATTGCTGCCTCCTCAAAAGCTTTACCACTTGCTAGGTTCCTTTTGACCAGTTCCTCTAAACGAGCTTGCTTATCCGGAGGCAGCCCTATAAATAAAATACCAAAATTTTCTAGCGACATTGCTGACAAGGCTGACTGAACGAGGGCGCTCAACGCTTTATCTAATGTCATCCCACTCATTAAACATTTCATAGTGTCTAGCAAGAGTACTTGGAATCCACATAATTTCATTCTATCGAAAGTCGTAGCGAACATATCTTGCACAGAAATAGTGCCACTTTCGGCTAGGCCGGCCATCTGCGCGCAGAGTAGCTCGAAACTTAGCTGATCTTTCTGGAGTTCTTTATAAGCCTGTTCTTTAGCAAAGGCGGCCATGGTTTGAGAATTCTCAGGATTATTAGGATCTTGAACCGTATTGACTGCATTAGTGAACCGCTTTCTCCGGGCTCGGAATCCAGGTCTCAGACCTAGTTCTTCCTCTTCTTCAGCTACTTCGTCAAGATCTTCTTTGCAAACATTCTTATTAAACTGGTAGGCAATGGCATCTCCAATACTAAAAGATTCATCCAAGATGTCCATTCCTATTTGTTTGGCGTCTTCTTTAAGACGATCTGCCACACAGGTCAAGGCCCGGGGATCGTCTTCATTCTCATCGGCCCTATAATTAAACATTTCTTCCGGCAACGGCTTCGTAAATTTAAGTATAAATTCTATCCACGGCATCGGTTCGCGGGCCACTAAGGCGCGGTGCATCTCATCCATCTGAGCAAAGTAGGCCATGGCGGTTTTATCCAGGAAAACAGAGCCTTTTTTATTTAAAGATTTTAATTTTTTACCTTTAAAAATCTGTGGTTCTTTGCAATCACCTACAAAGGCCTCTATTCTTATTATTTTATAATCGGCATTAAATTTTATATTTAATTTAGAAATTTTCTTTTTAAAAAAGCCGCCGCCACGTGTGCCAGAACTACTTTTAGGGATATCGAGACCTTTAGAATTAAGAAAAGCATCAATACCGGGCAAAATCTTCGACGTAAGAGAATCTCCCCACGCACCATTATCCCCATAATCTTCTATATTGTATATCTTGGTTCCATCTAGAACGATGGTACCACCTTTTTGATAACGATGAACGGCATAGTATCGCCTATAAAGATGAAGAGCTTTGCGGATGCGCAACATTTTAAGGCTCATGGAATCGGCCGGTTCATAAGTTACGGTTGCACCGGTGAATTCTTCTTCCGGATCTTCTGGATCTTCGCTATTATCCTCTTCTTCTAACGCATCGATAACGTAAGAAGGCACAGAATAAAGCAATATTAAGCGCGATTTGGCGCGAACGTTTAGATCAAATCGTGTGTATTCCAGCGACTCTTTTACTGTCTTCTTAGAATCTGCATCTAATTTTTTATTAAAGTTAACAATTAACGATTCTATTGCCGTATCAGCATACTCTTTAAATCTTTTATTAATATATACATTCGCAGCAGAATCGGAATCCGACGAACTAGCAGCTGCGGTGGTATAGCTTGTAGTAATGGTGACCTGATAAGCACAAAGTTTTTTATTAAGCCACGGTTCATCGTCACTACGGGTTTTCCAATTTGGTGTTGTCGCGTATGGATCTTTTTTACAATCCGGACATGGGGGCTCTTCCGGCACTATTGGCTGATCACCACACTCATCTATAAGCTGATCGCCATTTTTATCTTGTAGTTTTAAAAATTCTGATTGTGCCATTCTATCTCTAATACTTATGTGGCAAACACATTCTTACTGCAAATATACTTGTATCCATACGGCTGTAAATGGTTGATTTCCCAAATGGTCTTGTTGATCCGTGTTTGCCATAATGCCATTTGAACTTTCGACATAAACTGTATTGCTGTTTGAGGAGCCGCTGCAGCATGCCAATAAATAGGAGTAACACCTAAAATTGAATTGAATTGCGCCTGGATCAAAGTTAAATTCATCAGTGCGCCAATCACTTCTTCTAATAGATCGGATAATTCTCGAAGAGCGTCTCGTGTGTTTTCTCCTCTCGCAATCCCCTGCAAGAAATTGATAGTCTCTCCCATTCCCACAAATGGAACGCCCGGTACTTCATTTACTCCTGTATTGTTGCCGGCAATTAATTCAATCGGCGGTGCAGTTTCAACGGTACCCCCTAAAGAATTGGGCTCTCCACCCGAACCAAATCCTCGAAAGGCATCCGATTTCCCGGTTACAATTTTTACCCCTTCCTTCGCTATAATACGCACACCATCAGCTTTAATTCCAATAGCTGAATGCCCTTTGATAGAACCAATGTTCCCATCAGCTAATCCAAAATTTGTGTCCACGTCGGTCTTTTGACTAATATAAATACGTGCGGCATCTGCACCAAAATTAGAATCCACAATGGTGCCGTCTGCAACATTTTCGGCCGCGGCCATTCTTCCTACTACTAAATCAATAGTATTGGCACCTTGAGCGCCCAGGGCACCATAGCCGCTAGCTAATCCTGCAGGACGATCTGAGCCTAAAACAATGTAAGCATTTTTGTGATTAATTTCAAATTGACTTGGTGCAGGATTAAAATTAACCGTTGGTTCTTGGACTTCGGTGTGTAGGACACCGCTATTTGCAGGTACCGACTGTAGCGTTTGACCTTCTTCAAGCCTGGAGGCCAAAGATTGAACATAATTCTGAACCGAGGCGGTAAACCCGGAAATAGACCATAATGGTGTTGTGTTGCTCATAATTTACTTTTTGTGTTTCAAGAGACAGTATTTCTGCGAATTAATCGATCTTTCTTAGTAGATTCCCAGTGCCATTGTTCTGGCTTGCTGCCATTTTGCCATGCCCAAGAAGGGTGCATCCACATATAGGTGCCAGCATTTTCCTTCAACCACAAGAATGCTCTTCCATCCCAGTTCATGCCCTGGTCTTTGGAGTGTCTATTTCCGTTCGCGTCATAATAATGCATATCTACCGCAACTCCCCAGCCATGATCAGATGAGCCCGGGCGGGCGGCGGGGTTGCCGGTACCGTTCAACTCTTTCTGCTTAAGCTCTACCTGTCTATCAAAAGTACGATCTCCCCAGGCTCCCAACTTCCATCCTTCAGATTCGAAGTGGGCATTAAAAGCTCTAGCTAACTCATTCCAGTCTTCTACAATTTCTTTCAATAGACGCGGCTGTGTTCTGTGTCCAGCAGTAGCAATTCCGATCAAGTTGTGATCGGGGAGTCCGCCATTTGTAATTGCTGTATTGGTTGGAAGATAAACACCTGTATCGGGTGTGTGTGTAGTAGTTACACCAGTATTCGGATCCATGGTTGTTCCCGTGCCGGTGCCGCTACCTAGTAAGGACATATCTTGGTGTTCGAACATTGTAGCTAAATTTGCGCATTCAGTAGAAAGCTCGCGTGCAGCGGGACTACTTTGCACAGAACCATCGAGAATAGATTTAAAGGTTGCTGTTTGAATATTGTACCAAAAACTTCGTCCTTTGGTAAGTTTGTGTAATTCTATTTCTACATGATCGCCAACTTTTGGCCTAGTTCCATTATAGCCGCCTACAGAAATAGCCGTAGTATGTAAGGCAATCAAATCCGCGATACAATCGAAAGTAGTATCAGTGGCTGTTGTCATCTCGCACGGATTGGTCAAATATTCGTGAGGGGAGAAAGCTCCCGTTGACAACAAGCGTACTTTAAAAAAGAACCTTCCTATAATGTTATTACTTGGAGTGGCTGCAGCTGCTCCTGCGGGAAGATCCCCTACAAAATTTCTCACATCCTCATTGCTCAAAGGAAGAGGTTGCGAAATCACAACGCCAGTCATAGTTAAAGTTTGCGGGTCAGTACTCGTGGCAACGGCTTGTCGTACAGCTTGTTGCGAAGCCGCCAGAGCTTCGTGAGCAAAGGAAGCATTTGTGCTATTAAACGGCATCTTCGATATCTCCCTGCAACATATCAAAAATACTGTCTTTGTCTTTGTCGGAGAGAATATCTAGCTGTGTATGAGTTTTCTGTCTCAACCCAATAATCTTCACAAGCTGTTCATTGGAGCGCTGCATTGTTTCAACGTGTTTTGCGGCAACTGGACTTAGATACTTGTTTTGTTCGGGATCCTTGGCAATCTGAGTAGCAATCTCATTTAAAAATTCTTTGGCCGATTTTCGATCATCTCGAATGTTACCTAACGCTTCGTTTATCAAAGTATCTAAATCTTGATTTTTCATAAGGCTCCGTTTTCCCAGTCGTCTTTAAAGTTATAGTATTTTTTTCTAAACTTTTTAAGAGAATTCACAATCTGCTTGGTGTTCAGCCCGGTGATCTCTCGTAAGTATAAATAAATAGCTTTCTTGTTAAAAATATCAATCTCTTCTTTTGATTCAAAAAGGATATTAATCGCTTGATAAACTTTTAAATCGTTTTCTTTCATCTGGGACGCGTCCCACGATTGCAATTCTTTATAGAAGGATTGCCAAAATTCATTTTCTTCACGCTCGGTGATATAAGAGTCATTTGTTGAAAGAAATTCTTCTTCATATGCTTTTGAAATATTATCGTAATCCACTTCACGTTTGTTGCGTTTTTGTTGGCGTTTAACTTTGTGAATAAACCAATTTTTAGTAATTACGGAAAAATACGAGAAGGCTTTAGAGCCTTTGCTCGGGTCGTATTTATCTAAAATGGTCATTAACCAAATTTTGCACTCATCTCGCAATGAATCACAATTTGGCAAGTTAGTAAATTTATATGTAAAAACAATCTTGTCAACCATTTCATTAAAGGCCGGCTGAATATATTGTACATATAATTCTGTGCGCTCGCGTTGGCAAGTAGATTTTGCATATCGAATTATTGCCTCCTCATGATCCGAGGTAAAATAATGATTTTTACGTCGGGCTCTCTTCTTCTTGGGTGGTGTCGTCATCTAATCCTTCTTCTGTTGATGGGGTATCTGCTTCTGTTAACGAGATAATGTAATCAAAAGTATCCATTTGTTCATTGAGAGAAATGGCGTGCTCTAATAACCCTCTTAGTGTCTCGTCTCCATAAAAAGAATCAAGTTCATACACTGTTTGCAGATGGGTCGTAAAAGATCCAATCATTGTTTGCAAATCATTTAATTCTTCGGAGACAGATAAAATTCGAATCACAACTGCCCGGGCATATGCAATCAAACCTATATTTATAAAAATTGATAAAATCAGCGTGGCTGACAAAATTATTTCAAGACGGCTCATATTTTTCCTCTTTTGCTTCTTGTATTTGTTGTTTTAAAATCTCGCGGTTGGCTTCGATATGTTCTTTAGTAACAGCACCCACTTCTACATTAGGCACATCCGCAGTAGATGTTTTAATGTTAGGAGTAGTGAGTAGCTTTTGAATTTTATCCTCTATTTTACAAAGAGGACAAGTGGTGATCATTTCAGCAATTCTGTGAAATATTATCTGCTCCACGTTACAGGCATGACATTTATATCGATATCGGGGCATTACTTAACTAGAGTTTCTAGCTCTTCTTCTGTAACATTTGTATCGTCTAAGCGAACAGTGGGAGGATTCATTACTGTGAGTCCATCAGTGCCTTCTTTTAGCTTAAATCCCTTAAGAATCGGAACAATATCCGTTTGATTCATTAAAGACTCTTGAAGAGCCAGCATAATGGCTCCGAGGGCCTGATTTGATAATTGCATTTCTTCCATTTTATTTCTCCTTTATGGCTTAAAACAATCCTGTAACCCTTCAGTTATATTAATTTTGGATGTCCATCCTAATTCTTCTAAAGGTCCAGTATCGGCAATTGAATTGGCTATATCTCCAATTCTGGCTGGTTTGTGTTCCCAGCGCACACTTAATAGTGTGTCTATCTTTTCTTTTAAATCGTTTAGAGACGTTTCGTGACCTGTCCCCACATCATAGTGGCGACCACAAAACTTCTTTTCATAATTCATACAAAATATATTAGCATCAACAATATCGTCAACGTGAACAAAGTCTCTTGTTTGCGAACCGTCACCGTCAATTCTCAATGGACGATTATTGCGAATCATCTCCATCCAAGCAGATATTACAGTAGAATAAGATCCGCCATATGGTTGATCTGCAGAATAAACATTATAATAGCGCAGGGCGACAGTGTCTATATCGTATAATTCTGAATAAAGTTTACATTCATATTCGGACATAAGTTTGTGCATTCCATAAGGACTATCGGGTGAACCATTGTTCCCATAAATGGCCGCTGAGCTAGCAAAAATTACTCGCCGACAGTTGACCTGCTTGGCAAATTCCAACACCCTAGAAGTGCCTAACACGTTGTGAGAGAGGGCTTCAGAAGGGTTGTCAACGCACCATTGTACGCTGGGTTGTGCAGCCAAGTGGAATATTACATCGGGAGGGGGATTATACCAAGATGTGCCGTAAGAGAATAGGTCTCTTCTGATGTCTCCGTTTTCTGCTGGGTTTCCAGCGTGTAAATCAATTCCACATACATCATAACCTAATGTGTTAAGTTTGTCAAATAATTTATTACCAATATACCCTTTATGTCCAGTTACGAGGATCATAAATAAGCTACTTTTTCAAAATCATGCTCAAACATCATTTTGGCCAATCCTACAAAATCTACCTTTGGTTCCCACTTCAGTACTCTACGAGCCTTGGAAGAATCTCCCAACAATAGTGGCACTTCGTGAGGGCGTAATAGGCGAGGATCGATTTCGACGTATTGGTTTACGTCTAAGCCGGCTTGCTCAAATACAACCTCTAAAAACTCCCTAACAGTATGAGTTTCGCCAGTGGCAATAACATAATCATCGGGCTTGTCTTGCTGGAGCATCAGCCACATAGCCTCTACATAATCACCTGCAAAGCCCCAGTCGCGCTTAGCATCTAGATTCCCGAGATACAGTTTCTGTTGGCGACAAGCTCGAATACGGGCTGCAGCCAAAGTAATCTTCCGTGTTACGAATGTTTCGCCACGTCGAGGTGATTCATGATTAAACAAAATCCCGCTAGAAGCATGAATCCCATATGATTCTCGATAGTTTCTTATAAGGTGGTGTGCAAAAACTTTAGCACACGCATAAGGAGAAGCCGGCATCAGTCGCGTCGATTCACTCTGCGGGTGTTCGGGGTTATCTCCAAACATTTCAGATGAAGAAGCCTGATACAAGCGAACGTGGGGGCATGCATTTCGAATTGTCTCCAAAATTCGCAAGGTGCCCATTGCAATGGTGTCCACTGTTTCTTCGGGCACATCAAAAGATACATGAACGTGTGATTGGGCGGCAAGGTTATAAATTTCGTCGGGCTCATATTTGTCAACCAAGCGATAAAGTACCCCAGGATCGTGAAGACTATAATATTCCAAATGAAAATTAGGATTATCAAAAACCTGATTAATTCGTTCAGTACAAATCAAAGAGGTTCTTCTCTTAAGTCCAACTACTCGGTAACCCTTGTCTAATAATAGCTCGGCAAGGTATGAGCCATCTTGACCCGTGACGCCTGTTATAAAGGCTGTTTTCTTCATTTCGCACCTCTTAAATTTGGATATGTATCTGTAAACCACTTACATGATTTTTCTAACGCTTCTTCAAAATCGGTATAGTCTGTAGCCGCCCATCCTAATTCTATTAACTTAGAATTATCCGATGGTTTGCGATATTGGCCTGCAGGTTTAGATGTGTCCCACTGGATATCTCCTTCAAAGTCCATAAAGTTGGCAATCAACTCTACTACTTCTTTAATCGAGTGTTCACCCGTGTTGCCAACATTAATTGGCGCGGGTTCGTCATACTTTTCTAACAACAATAATAAAATCTTAGCCAAGTCAACCGAATAAGTAAATTCGCGTAAGGGACTGCCATCCCCCCATAATAACATATTTTGTTTATTTCGTTTGGCCAATAGCATTTTATGCATAATTGCCGGCATCACATGTGAGTCTTCGAGATCGTAATTATCGTTTTCTCCAAATAGATTATTGGGAATTGCAGTTATAAAATTACAACCATATTGTTCTCTGTACGCTCTGGACTGCACCTCTATCATGCGCTTGGCATGCGCATAGCCATAATTAGAAAGATGGGGTGGTCCATTGTGAAACTGATCTTCTGTCAAGGGGTAAGTGGCTTTGTCAGGATATACACAAGTGCTCAATAACGAGACTACTTTCTCTACATTGTGGCGGCGAGAATATTCTAAAACATTAGTGTTTATGAGTACATTGTCCAAGAAAAACTCTCCCACATATTCGGAATTAGCCTTGACTCCTCCGACTCGCGCAGCTAAATGAATAACCCAATCCGGCTTATGAATGGCAAACATGGCTTCAGCATCAAGAGGGTTGCGTAAATCAAAGTCTTTAGATGAAATATAAATTGCATCTGGTAAAATAGATTGTAATGCGGCGCCTACCATTCCACTGCCGCCGGTTACTAAGATTTTTTTAGTCATTATTAAAATATACTCCTGAGTTTAAATAAATATCCATTAGTCGCCCTTCAATACTCTATGGCTATCGCTGTCAAAATGTTGGGTTGAAAATTCGAATAGCTCAGAATCCTCCAAAGCTACCATTTGGTGTCGCAGGCCGCGATATACATGAAAGTTCTCGCCTGCCTTTAAAATTTGTTGTTTGGCCATAGAAATATCATCTTCATCTGAATAGTATATCATCATTTTGCCTGATTGTAAATAAAATACTTCATCCTTTAATTTATGAAAGTGCCAAGAACAGCGTTTTCCTTTGTTAAAGAATAATAATTTTCCACAGTATTCTTCACAATTAACAATCCAGCGTTCCCAGCCCCATCCTTTATCTACATGGGTCATTGGTAGAAGAGTTGTCATTGTGTTTTCTTTGTTTTTCATTTTTAAAATCCTATAATTGTTATTGTCTTATTACTTCTGCAAAAATTTCTGGAAATATCATCTGAACATACCACATTAGGTCTCGTTCTTGAGCTAATATTTTAAGCGCATCTGGCCACAAGACCCGAAATGGATATGTAGGAAACGTTTTGGAGTCTCGGGGATCTTCGAGGGTACGCCATCGATTAAGAACGTTCATTGTCTGGGCGTTTCCTTGTAGCTGCCCACCATCAAAACTGCTTCCATTTCCAAATCCATTAACGAATTGTAGCCCATTATCATTGAATGACAATCCTAATTGTTGAGATATACCACGTCTATATGGCTTGCTTTTAAACCATTCATTATAAGAGATACACACTTTTCCAGGCTTCAGGGCGGTGTCGAGGGGTGTCAAAAAATTGGTATTATTTGTAAACTCGTGCGCATAGCTTTTCCACAACATAATAAAGTTCTTTATATGAGGGGGCTCCATCCCGGGACGTCGCAGCGCGTGTTGGTATAAACTAGCCAAGTTGTTAAACGGATCGCGCAACAATAATATATTTGCCAAATAATTATAGGGAGGTAGTTTTTTAAAGTCATCAATATGCATTGGAGTTCCATGGCCTGTTCCTTGAAGGCTTAGATTTTCATACGTGTACATTGCCGATTCGTTTTCCATGGCGCCCGTGTGCAGTGATGGTGCATCAAAATCTGCAGGGTGAGTAATTCGCTTTGCGGCATCAGATTGGTGATTATTGATCACTGAAATAGGTTCTGGGATCTGATGTAAAATCCAGTTTTGTACTGCATGATTTCCACTTCTTTTAATGCCTACAAATGAAATATGTCTTCTATCGCTCATTCTATATTTTCTCCATAAAACTTAAAAGTTTTTCAGCAATACGTGTAGAGGCGGCGCCATCCCATTTAGGGGGAAGTGTGCAAGTCTTATATTCGTTCTTGTAAGCCATCTCCACATAAGAAGAAACATCTTCAAATGAACTCAAAATGTTGCTTCCAATTTCAACCGTAATCGGTCGTTCGGTGTTGGGGCGAATCGTTAAACAGGGAATCTTTAAATATGTTGTTTCTTCTTGGATCCCTCCCGAATCTGTAATCACAAGGCGGCTAGTTGCCATCATTTTTAAAAAATTACAGTAATCTAGAGGCTCAATTAGTTCCAAATTAGAAGTATCCTTAAAAGCTTGCGATAGGTTCTCAGAAGATTGCATTTTATGTGCAGTCCGGGGATGCACTGGCCAGACAATCTTTTCGTCAATAGACTGACACATTTTTAATATATTCTGTAGGGCGTCTTCTGTATCCACATTGAAGGGGCGATGACAAGTCAATAAAATATTATCATCGTTTTCATAAGAAGACTTTTTATATGAATCACTATTCATGACAGCAACTAAAGAATCAATCATCGTATTTCCCACAAAGTGCACACTGGTGCTAAAACCTTCATGATTTAAATTGGTAATTCCTGATTTTTCTGTTACAAAATGCATGGATGCTAATCTGTCTACAATCTTTCTATTTATTTCTTCAGGCATTGTATTGTCAAAACTTCGTAAGCCGGCTTCAACATGGGCGGTAGGTATGAGTAAGCGCGTAGCTGCGAGCGCTCCCGCCAATGTTGAGTCCACATCTCCATATAATATTACAATATCAGGTTTTATTTCCGCCAGTTGTTGCGCAATATCTGTCAGCAAATGGCAGATTCTATCGAACACATTTAAACCTTTCGGGATATTTAGATTTATATCAGGAGGGCGCATATTTAGAGACTTTATAATATCCGCCGATAAGCTTTTATCATAATGTTGCCCTGTGTTGATGATCGTTTGGGTTCCAAAATTAATAGCATTAATTACTGGTGCTGCTTTAACATAATTTGGACGCGTTCCTACAATGTGAACTATTTTTTTCATAATCTATAATATTCTTTCATCCACTCAACGGTCTTCTGGACGCCTTTCTCTAATGATACTGTATCTTGATGATCCAGATCCGAGCGAGCCTTTTTGGCATCTACAAATTTATCTTTTGTGGTCAAAATTTCTAAGTGTTCTTTATAAGTAACAAGTCCTGGATCTGCGCCAGTGGCTTTTAATATCATCTCTACTAATTCTTCGATAGTATGGTGACTTTGGCTAGCAATGTTGTACACTTCTCCATTCTTAAAGTTATCAATAATGTTTGAAATGGTTCGAGTACAATCATAGATATAGGTACTCGTTCGCGTATGCCCCTTGAAAACCGTAATGGGCCTGTTGTGTAAAAGATTGTACGTAAAAAGACAATTTACACTTCTAAAAGGATGATACCATTCGCCAGGACCATATGTGTTAAAAATACGAATAAGTACAGTTTGAGTATCATACATAACCTGGGAGTTTTTAATTTGCATTTCATTAACTTTCTTCGAAATTGCGTAATCATTCATTTGATTAATCGGTATTTTTTCTAATACATCTTCATACATCACATCTTTATAATCGCCATACACTTCGGATGACGAACAGTGTATAAGTTTAAATCCGTGTTGCTCTTGTAGCCTAATAATATTCTTCAAACCAATGGCGTTGCTTTTCCATACTTGTTCATAGAAGTGTTCGCCATTCCAGCGCCCAAATTCAGCAGCACAATTAAATACAATCTCAGGTTGAACATATTCGATGACATCTTTTATCTGCCTGTATTCTCCGATATCACAACGAAAATAATTGTCATTCTTTACCTTTCCTAGTCCGTGTCCATAGAGTTCTTCAGCGTGAAACAAATCAACACCAAAAACACTATGGCCTTTTAACGTCAAAGTTTCACTCAATTTAGAGCCTACAACTCCTTTTGCACCGGTTACTAAAACTCTCATCGCAAGTTTTCCTCACGAATATCTAAATTCTTGTCCCACGCTGCTTTCAACACCTTGGTATCGACCCCTAATCGCTCAGCAAATCTAATCATGGCATTAATATCTTTGGGGAAGCAATGGCCACCAAAGCCAAACTTGCCGTCTGGGCCAGGAACGGTGACGTGTGAATCACCGACGCGACTATCAGATACTAATCCAGTGACCGCATCGTCCCAATCTACTCCAAAAGACTGTCCCACTTGATACATTTCATTCATAAAACTTAACTTAACCGAAAAGAAACAGTTTAACATGTACTTAACAAATTCGGCAGTGGTGCTGTCAGTTACCAAATATTTCATAGACGAAAATCTTTTTTCATAAAGGCTCTTTACTTTGGAGCCGGCATCCTTTTCATCGCTTCCGATTACAACTTGAGCAGCGTTAATAAAGTCCCATTTTGCCCGTCTCTCGGTCAAGAATTCAGGATTGGATACGATGTTAAGACCATATTTTTTCGATAGCCTACGACAGGTGCCAGGGATGACAGTGGACTTAATAACCACTGTTTGTTCAAACGGATCAACCAGCTTGCTTACTTGTTCCATGCTCTTTTCTATGTATGAAAGGTCAATTGACATGTCTTCTCTCGAAGGTGTCGGGAGACACATAAAAATAAAGTCTGATTGCGTAACCGTTTCTTCAAATGAATGTGTGCTCTTGTTGGGATCTAAGTCATATACCTTGACTTCAAAATCATACGAGTTACTACTCCCAAATCCAAAGGCGACGGCCGAACCCACAAAGCCTCCGCCAATTACTCCTACACTATATCCAGTACCCATTCTATCTCCTTGTTTGTAAACTTAAAATTTTATCTGCAAATTTTTGGGCTAGCAAATTATAGCCCTCATGTGTGTAATGTACGTTATCAATATAATATTTCTCTGTGTCACTCATATCACATACTTCAAAGCCCATTGATTTCGATAGCTCTAAAATTACTTTATTATACAAATCAATATAATCACAATTTTTTAAATATAAAGGTGTAAATCCCAACTGCGGAAGAGTGGCAACAATAGGTATCTTACCATGAATCTTAGTGATTGAAACAATCTGTCTGAGATTGTCGCGATAAATTTCCGGAGGTATGCCACTTTGAGTATCGTTGGTTCCAATCATAATGATCGCCAACTTCGCTTCTTTGTGTCCTTTGGTAGCGTTCCACGCCTTTCTTAGAAGATCTGAACTAGTGTCTCCGCATTGACTATAATTATGGCAATAATAAAATTCTCCAGTTTCTTCAAAGAGAATTTTGCCTAATTCTGCAGGATAAGAGCGACCATATCGGTCGCGGGCCCCATATGTGATGGAGTCTCCTAAACACAAAATTTCATTCCAAATCATCTATTTCCTCCGTAAACTGCGTTATACCTTTCGACGTCTGACGCGTCATAGAGGCAATCCGACATTTTAAAGCCTTGGGCATCTAATTTCTCTTTTGGAAAAACAAAGTGTTCTTGACGAGTGGTGGAGTCCTTAAGATCTCCTAGAAATACTGTATTCCGTGACACCCGTTGCATTTCATTTATTGTTTTAGCTGCATGCTCTTCATTTGGCAGGTATTGAAAAAGTCCGAAGCAAAAAACTCTATCGAAGGAATTATCTTCGAAAGGCAACCTGTCCGAATTCGCCACCTCTACACAGTGAGTCGGGAACAGTTGTTTGTGTTTATTAATAATTGATTCTGAATAGTCTACACCTGTGTATGCATAATGGATCTGGAATTCGCGAGCCAAAAATCCACAGCCACAGCCTACCTCTAAGATTTTTTCTCCATATTCAAATTCGCCTAGGTGCGCAATCTTCTCACAAAGGTCTTGGCTATTAAATTCAATATTTAAGTGTTCATAGCCATCTAGGAAAAGCAGGTCCGTGCTGGCGCTATCACCTTTAGTATCCCAAATGTTTTTCCAAAAATCAGTCATCATCTAGATATTCCCAATCATAGCTGTTTCGATAAGAAGACCAAGGAATATTGGTGTTCTCATATATCTTTCTTAAATCCTCTAAAGGGATAGAGACACCTTGTTCCCATCCTGTAGTTGTGGGATTACCTGTATCAAACCCCCATTTTTGCTTTAGGCCGGCGTGTGCTTCTTCCATCCAACGATTATTCGCCTTTCTTAAATTTTTTCTATTAGGGTGTAGATGATATATATGTGGCACCCACACGTTCCATAAATTATTCTTTAGCGCTTCCAAGGACCAGTCTTCATCAATTAGCATAGTATAGCGCGTCCAATCTTCACAAAATCCAATTTTTTGCATTGATTTCATTGTTGTTATCATAATTGCGGACATTGGTCCATGGATCTTTACAGGTCCTTTGGGATAATCAGGCTTATCTAAATCGCGTGTGTGAAGTTGAAACATTGCGCCCCAATTGGCGGCATCTTTGTAAAAACCAGGACGGAAGGTATCAGTGATCATTTTTCTTTCATATTTATAGTAATATTCACTAGTAGAAGTTACCCACCCAATCTGCTCTTCGTATCCTTTCACGGCATCAGTAATCCTATTGAAATAATCATCACTTTCGAACACTACGTCATCATGAGTGATTAACAACCATTTTGATGCGTTCTTATATGTATCAAGAAAGATGTTGAAATCAATTGCCCACGAATTATTGGTGGTAACAATATCTAAAATCTTGTCCTCATGATTAATTTCTTTTAACATATTCGTTAGAGAACTCTCTATCCCGCTGTCAACAGCAAAATAAAATTTATAATTTAAATTTTTATTTTTAACAATAAAGGAATTAACCATGTCATACAAATTATCAAGTCTAACGTTGGCTCCTGAAGACTTTACAAAGACAATAAGATCTAACATTTTGCTATTCAGCCTCTTCTTTTTTAAAATATTCATTACTATTGATCGCTTTATCGCATATCAATAAGTCATATACAGGCTTTTCGCCAACGCTTAATTTATGATACTTGCAGTTCCAGTCGTTAAGCTGCTTTTTTGTAATATCAAGCCAGTCAATACCGGTCAGGGCCCCTCTTGCGGTCCAATACGTAATTTCATGACCTTCATCATAAAGTTCATTGATTCTAAGTATTCTTTCTTTTATGGGGATAGCACTCGGGTAATGCCGCTCACCCAAATACTTGCAAATAGTTTCATCAATGTCAACAAAAATTTTCATTTTTCATTTCCGCGCATTTACCGCTAGTTGTCCCGGTTTATTCCAAGTATCAAAAGAAGTTATTTCTGTTCTATCAATTTTAGAAAAACCAACGTATTTCAACAAGTTGTGCATCATCTCAAAATCATAAGCACTTATATGAGATTGGCTAGAAACCTTCTGTCCACCAGAATATATATCTAAATCTCCCGTGCCATTAGGCGCCTGCGAGCAAATCTGATTAAGAAAAAGTCCACCAATACCCAATTTGACGTTCAAAGGATGAATGCCGCCCCATTTATTCCTAAGACTTCCTCCGCTAGCACCCTCGATGGGCGGCAGCAGTCCATCGGGGTCGATGAAGATCTCGTGTTTATAAGCTGGAAAAGCAAGATAATCTTTTTTTATATATGCCTCAATAATTTGTTCTAAATCGGGGCACACCACCCTAAGATACCCTCCGGGTTTTAATTTCTTGTGTATCTTAATTAAAACGTTAGGAGCACAATAAAACGGTATATGTTCAATAATATGAGACATATAAACCACATCAATAGAATTGTTCTCATATGGTATTTCGTCAGTTATAATATTGAATCCGCCGTCACTCTCAAACTGCTCAAATCCAGGGCGTGGGTGGGCCCCTCCACCAATCTCAATTTTAAGTTTGCTCATTTTTTCCTCAAGCTGTTTCTTTTTGAAAGCTCGCTTCCCAAACAAACTCTTTGCGAGGCTGGGGGACCCATTGATCTTTCAATGTCTCTTATTCCTTTTACTAATTTAATAAAGCCATGAGGTTCAACTGATGCAGAATGATCAGATCCCCACATGGTTCTATCTAAAGTCAGGTGCCTTTCGATCCAATTGCACCCCATTACTACGGCTGCGTAGGTTGTCACTAAACCATATTCATGTCCACTATATCCAATATCACAATTCCATTTCTCTAATAACCAATTAATATAATTTAAATTTAGTTCTGAAACGGGACTGGGATATGTAGAATTTGTATGCATTATCACATCTGGGCTGCAAGCATCGACACATTTTTCAATTTCGGATTCAGTGCTCATTCCTGTCGATATTATTAACAAGTCCGTATTTTTTCTAGCATACGAACACAGTTCTGTATCTGTTATCATTGCAGAGCCTATTTTCATAGGGCCTCCATACGTTTTCATAAAGTCAACAGACGGCTTGTCCCAAACAGATGCAAATATTTCTATTGGTTTTCCTTTTACATAATCAAACAATTCATCATATTCATCTTTTTCAAACTCTATCTTTTTTTTATAATCGATATATGGAATTTCGCCCCAAGGCGTTTTTCTAAGCTTGGACTTTTGATGATCTGGTACACAAATATCGGGTGTTCTTTTTTGAAATTTTGCATAATCGCAGCCGGCTACAACGGCAGCATCAATTAGTCTTTTTGCCAAATCAATATCGCCATTATGATTAATACCTATTTCCGCAATTATTTTTGTTTTTTTCATCTTTATTGATCGCTAATATTAATACTATAAAATATAGTTTGAGTGTCCACCGTCAAAATTAATTGTTACACCATTTAAATACTTAATATTGTTTTCGACAATGGATTTAACAAAGTCCCCTATCTCGTGAGGTTCGGCCGCTCGTTTAAGTGGCAGCTTTTCTTCTAATACGTTGATGTCTTCAACCAAGGCATAAAGCCTATCTGTTTTAATTGGTCCGGGGGCTATATTTATACAATTAATCCCTCTCGCTGCAAATAATTTTGAAACGGATTTTAGAACACTAGTAAAAGCTATTCTATAAGAATTTGATAATATCAATTTTGGATTTGGTTCTTTTATGTTATACGAAGATACCAAAAACACAAACCCATTATCCCTAATTTTTACCTTCTGTAGCAAAAGACAGAAACTTAAAAATAACTGATTATAATATTTGTTGAAGTCTTCCTCCGTTATATCAAAAAAATCTTTAGCGGGCGGACCTCCGGTATTTAATACTAGTATATCAGTTTCTGGCCCTTTGTCAAGGAAATTTTTAACGTTTTTTAAATTTGATGTATCTAAAGCAGTGCGGGATAGCGCTTCTACATCGTATCCAAGTTCTCGAATTCCATCGGCAATTGCTTTCCCGATGCCTCTTGAGCCCGCCACAACGATTGCTTTTTTGTCTTTATTCATTTTTGTCCTCTTATTTGGTTAGTCATTTCTTTTTTATCTCCGTCTCCAATTGCATTCATGAGTTTTTTCATATCTTCACAAAATATTCCAAAATCATTAAGTTTAAGAGCGTGTTCATTATCCGGATATTCTAAATTTTCATTGCCCTTCACATATACAAAAATTGAATGTGGATTATAAGGAAGGGACATAAAGCACACACGAGAGTCTTCGCAATGATTGCCAAAAGAAATTGAATTGCCAGTTAAATCTCTTAATTTAAGAATAGAGTTTAAATTAACGTCAGAAATATCATGGCTCAACTGAGTGTGTATCAGAGAAATTCTTGCATTATTTTCCGGAGTGATCTGTTCTGTAAGCGAACGAATATTTTCTATCGAGCTAAGGCCCGTTGAAATGAAAATTGGTTTTTCGGTTGTTTCCGTAAATTCTTTTATAAACTTATCATTAAAGTCTTTGCTTAAAATTTTATAAAAATCTACAGATCTATCTAAGTCGCTAAGCAAACTAATATCGGATAACGCGAGGCCAAAGCTTTTACCTTGTCTCTGGATCTTATTACTTAATTTATGGTATAGCTCTATATCTAAAACAAAAGCTTTTCTCTCTTTTCGCAAATAAAAATCTGGCTCTCTAATTTGAAAAGTAATGGCATCTACTGAGGTTTCTAATAATTGATTTACATAATATTCGGCGTACGCCTCAACACCCATATGGTTCAGGCCAATCTCTGCTATTATCATACTGCCCTCATCAGTTTTTCTATTAATCTTGCCTCGTCTATTGTGTCTATCTGAAAACTCCTGGAAAACGGCATTTCAACAATCCCTATCTTACCGCTATATCGAACCCCAGACTCTAAAAGATTTTGCCGGGTGGTTATATAAAAGGCTCCATTCTCTACGTATACTTCTGGCTTTTGCTGTCTTCTCGGGCGTGCGCTAGTATTCCACCCAATTGGGGTGATATCCGTGGACCATCGTGGCACCCAGTGCTCTAAGTAAGCACTGAATACCGAATCAAACTCGCCAGATTTAACTTTCCTAATGCCATTGTTTATTTCTTCGGGGCTAACCAACGGAGATGTATTTTGTATAAAAACCAAAATATCAAAATCAACATTAGCGGCAAAATGTAACAAAGCTTCCTCACATTTTGAGGTATCCGTAGATATCTCAAGTGGTCGATCAAGCACTTTTGCTCCATACCTTAAAGATGTCTTTTTCATTTCACTATCTTCTGTACTGACCCAGGTTTCATTTACCTCTGCTTTTAGTGAATTTGTAATACTGTAATATAAGAGAGGCTTTCCATTCAGTGGGATTAAGTTTTTTCTTGGTATTCCCTTGCTGCCGCCGCGGGCTAAAATTAAAGAAACTATCTTCATTAAGCCAACTCTACTACGTTAGAATGTTCACACTGTAATAAATCATTCAGAACAGAGTCCAGTACGATACGTTCTCCATAGTCCTTTAATATATTCTGTGAGAATGTCTGCATTTGAGGGTTTTGAGAATGACTTGAATTGCCAACTGCAATATTCTCGCGCCCGAGTTGGGTGTGACCAGGACGGTGCGCGTCACTAGGCATATCTCCTTGTTGGTAAAAAGAGAATCCCGTGATAAACAATTCTTCAACCTGATGCTTCAGTAACATTAAAATTGCTACTTGGCCGGTGTTTGGCTCTACACTGTATAGATTATATACTTGTCTATAGTTTTTCATCCCTATCCAGTGAAAGGGGATATTAAATATATTAATTTTTCTAAAATTAGCAACAACCCCACTCTCATAGTCATCAGGCCATGTAGACCAATTATTATCACTCCCATTATTTTTTACGCAAGGGCATATCACAAATTTGAGATATTTCGATATAATAGACTTAGCCACTAGTTGTCGGCCAAAGAAATCTATAAAGGCGCCACCGCAATTGTGAAATACAATATCGGTTCTATCCCCGTAATCACTTTCATATCCAGTGGGGTGCACCTCATTAACGCGGCATACAATATCATAAGAATCAATCAATTCGCCGATATTATGTCCCATTAAATGTGGAGAGGGTCCTACTATGGCAACTCTCTTACCTTTTAAGATGCTTAATAAATCTTTATTTAGTTGATAGTCCACTTTCAATTTCCTTAATAACCCTCTTGATCCCCTCTTGCAGGGTGATAGATGGCGACCAATATTGCAAAATATGCTCCGGTGGTTCTTTGCGCCAATTACCATGAGTTAAGTCAGTGCTCGTTGCGGGTTCTATAACTATATCTTCATAATTTGAAGCTACTTGGACAGCCACATCCATTATAGAGTCCCATACAAAACTCGTTAGATGGTAATCTATGCTTTTATCAATTTTTTCAAATTGCGTGCTCAGTGTATAGAGCGCACGACAACAGTCTTCTACATGCAACAATTGGCGTTCTTCACGACCATCTGTTAGCATATCTATTGTTCCGGTTTGCAGAGCTTTTAAAACAAAGTCAGTTATAACATGTGACTTTTCTAAATCTTTTTCATACCCATAAACATTCCACAATTTAATGTTAAGTCCCCCCAGCGCATTAGTATAGCGTTCACCGATGGCTTTACATAATCCATATGTGGAATGATTCATATCCGACATTTGACTTGATGCAAAAATAAAGGGTTTTTTAAGATGCCGCAAGGTCTCAAACGTGTTTGACATAATTTGAATATTGTTTTGTATAAAATTAAAGGTATCTTGATACTTGCTTAAATACTTTGCGCCTCCTACATCAAAAGCCAAGAAAAATACAAAGTCTGCCTGCGCAGCGTATTTGAGAAGAAGCTCGTTATGCGCTAAGCGCAGATCCTCTGCTTTATCTTCAACAATATCTAAAGTATATACCTCGTGATCACGAGCGCGCAAAAACTCAACTAGGGGGGCACCAATCTGCCCCGAGGAACCAAGTACTAAATATTTATTCATGAGTCTCGATGTACACCGGGTTGGAAATTCTTAAGGCGTTCGTCAATTTCACTACCGTCTGGTCGGACGCGGGTGAAACGCACTGGTACGTGCATAACGTTCACCTGGGAGTTTGTTAAGTGCCATTTTAAAAGCGTCTCGGCCGTGATTCGGCCTCCGCTATCTACAAAGGGGTGAGCACTTTCTACAGCATCAAAATAGATGTGCATATTTTTTCTATTGCTTACTGCAAATCGATCATTATACCCATCAATAGCGCCTCCGAAAGTGTTATGAAAATCCGGTACATATAAATTGTTTAGATCGGTTTTGTCTATAAGTGGTGCTACGTCATTAAAATATTTAACGTCTAATCTCGAAAATATGACTCGTTCATATTCCTCTCCCTCTTCTTCTTCATAGGCTTTCAAAACTTCATCACATCGTTGGCGCGATTTGATCATTTTATAGTATATTTGTGTGGTTGTTGTAGGGGGAGGCCAGCCGGGTCGAAACTGTAATCCTGTCAAGTCATAGCTAGGCTCTTCTTCTATTATAAGTTTTTTGGTTTGAGGCAAATTAAAATACTCATGTACTTTGTGCGCATGCGGATTGTCGGCTATCAATAAAAATACATCTGCCCCTGTTGTGTTCACCAGAAGATTTTTGATGTTCTCGTGTGTGTGCTCCAAGCTCCTACAGGTGCCCGTGAAACAAATTGCTGTTTTCATTTTAATCTCGCAAGAGGTGGGCAAATTCGCTGCGGCATGCCATAAAAACGCCATGGCGATCCGCGACATTATCAAAGATTACGGTCCACGAATCAGGGTCTGCCAAAATATCTTCACGGGCTTTTTCTGTCTTAAAAGACAGTGTGTCGTCTAATAATACAATCTTTGTTCGATCTTTTAATTTATTGAATTCCGACCGTGTTGAGAACTGTCCACCATCCAATAGTAATACATCAATTTCAGATGGCAGCTGCCCTATAACATTTTCACACTCGCCATACTCTTTAATATTTCGAGTACGCCATTCCAGCCAGGGATGCTGGTGGAATCGAGAGTGATTTTGTACTTCTTCTGCGGATACCAATTCTTCTGCTTCAATAATACGCCCGTATAATAAATGTAATTTAGGCGTGGGGGAGCGCACTAAAAGCATGAAAGGATCCCAATAGCTCCGCGCCTGAGTATAAAACTCAATATTCGCTTCTAGTGAATACAGAACGGACTCGTCGTGGCGCTGTAGAAGTGCATCCATAAAACACTTGGTGCTCCCTTCACCGTTCCAAGTGCCTACTTCCACATAATTTTTAAAATTTTTATTAAGTGATAAGTTATAAACTTGATCTCCAAAAAATGTACCTCGATTTATTTGGCCGGGCATTATTGTGTTCCTTTAGTAAGCATTTTTTTAAGATGAGAAACGTGCTTGTCTATTATTAAAAAATCATCATTTATAGTAGTATTATAACCGGCTTGCAGCAACGTGTCAAATAAATTATTATTTAATTCATCCCAATTATTTAAAAAGACGCTCTCAACCTGATGATAATCAAATACGCGTTTTATCACATTTTTAACACCGATTGGTATGGAGCCAACGAGCAGGGTCTCATAATTCCTATGAATATCGGGGCCGCGGCCCTCAAGACCAATTACAAATTTATACTTATCTAAGCTCGCATAATATTCTATTAAATCTTGTTTTTCTGTTTGTACATGTACAAAGGGCAACTGGCTGAGCTTTTGAAATAATTGAGCCCTTTGAGGGTTTGTGCTCAAATCATGATAAGGCAAAAAAACACCGTCTTCTTTCTTCTCGAAAGGAGTTCGACATTCTTGAATTTGTTCTAGAAATTCTTGATATCCTCCCTGTCGATCTGGTTCTTGAAAACCAATAGGCATCGGAATGATTCGGTCATCATCAATATCTGGAGGATTCGAACAAATCCACTTATTTAAGTGGGGATGATCCAAAATTGCTTGATAAACATTTCCTCCATCCCTCCCCAGATGATAAGCAGATACGCCGGTAATAAGATTAAATTTTGTATTGATTTGCCGTAAATAATGATTTTGGAAATATCCATTTACAACATAATCTGTTTTAACAAAAATTGTTTCATTTGTTTGTAAACTCGCAGGATTGAGGGGAGGCAAGTCGTGCAGTCGAGAGGTACCGGCATTTGTATAAAACTGCGGTGGCAGATCTAAACCTTGTGTGGCCATTAGGGGCATCCAATTATAACAGATGTATTTCATTGTTCTATCCTTGATAAAATCTCCTTCCAAGATTCATATACTTTTTCTTTTCTTTTTTTGTTGTGTTCTTTCATATTTTCGGATATGATTTTTAAATCAACTGTTTTTAATAATTCACCTAAATGTTCGAATGAATTAAAATATTGAATATAGGGCATATTATCTTCATCATAAAAATCTGAGAGTCTGGCCCATTCCATCATATCGGCGGTGTTGTTAAAATTATTAGGATCTTTCATTCCCGGAAAAAGAATCGAATTAGAGCTTAATCGATGTATTTGGTTCCAGGATGTCTCAGACAGAACTCCATGGTTACCATGTTTTTCGCGTAATTTATACAATAATTCCCAGGACGGAAAAAATAAAGGAATATTTGCCATATATTGCTCAAATATTGACATAGTAGAGATATTATAAGGTATATGAACAATGCCTTTATAATCAGCTAATTGCTGCCAAGTGTATCCTTGGGGAAATGCTCTTTCTTTTTCTATTAAATTTTCGATTTGAATTTGCGGTTTAAATTTAGAGGAATATAAAAATTGATTAGTGGTGCCTGTATATTGAGCTTCTGTGTATTCACATAGGCTTGGAATATGCTGCCACTCTCGTTGTGTAAATAATTGCGTATATTTTTTGTCGTATTTATTATTGGCAACCGGAATGACTAGATTCTTATCTATTTGCCCTTGCAGATAACGATTAAACTTTGTCCACTTAATCATATCATTCGAAAAGGGATCTTCGTATCGTGTACTTGCGACTGTGATGATCGGTTTATTAAATTTTTCATACAGCATCGCGAAACACGGAGTATGCGTAACAATAAATCCATCATAATGTTTTAAGTCTGACTCATAGCGCTTATAAAATTCTTCTATCATTTCAGAATCAAGGTGGCGCCAAGTATGCTGGTTGACTATATCTACTTGATCTGTGGGAGATCCCATCAAATGAGCGTGGCCCGAGATACTCCAATTGTCTACTGAATGTCCCAAATCTGTGAAAATGCGCTTTATATCGGCGATAACTGATATGTGCAAGTCTAAATTAAAAAACTTCATTTCGAGTGCGCTCGAAGCGCGGCTATGTGTTCTTCAACAGTTATTTCATTCTCGTCGAAGACTTGACCGACAAATTGATAATTTTCTCTTGGGGTGGGAAAAGGCTTTCCACCAAAAAATTCATCATGAACAAGCGCATTGTTTTGAATATGAGGGACAACAACTTGAGCAAAAAACTCATAATCAGTGCCATATTTATCTTCTTGTGCAAATTGATTAATCATGTGAGCCATATTGGGAAGAATTCCTGCCTTTACTCCCCACATTCCTCCCAGCACTGGAAACTTGTGAAATGGGTGGTCTCTCATAATATGAAATCCCTTATCGCTTTCCAGCCATTCATCAACGGCCGCTTTTTCACGGAAGTTTAATCTCGAATCTGTGTCACGAGAAATCATAGCCTCTACTCCTGACTCAGAGGCAGGGAGAAAACGCCAAAACATACCACGCCAATCGCCCCATTGATCCATTGTTACGATTTCTACATTCTCTAATTTTTTTAATTGCAATTTAATAGGAAGCGGCACGCTAGCTCCTAAATAAAATCGACATATCCAATCGGGATATATCTCTTGAGCCAACTCAGCATTTCTAATGGCTCCTACTAAATATTTGGGATCTTGCCCCCATAAAGAAAAAGTTATTAATTTTTTTGAATTCATATCTTATTTATAGCGTTCGTAAACCTCTGTTTCTTCCTTCTGTTTCCAACCAAAGTTGTCGGGGTTTGTGGAGATTCCTGTGGGGTTGAAATAGTATAATCCCAAAACTTCATTTTCTATCTTCTTAAACCGGCTTCCTTGAGATGCTGCTCGGAGCCACATTTCCCAATCTCCGGCGGATTTATACTTATCGTCAAATTTCCCATACTTGTCATGTAGCTCTTTTCTCCACATTGGACTAGCGTGGGGCATATTAACCATCTTGAGATTTTCCAGAGAGAAGGGGGGAAAGTTATATCGGCGACCATTAGAATTATTATTCTCATACAATTCGTTAGGTTGATCTGTAATAAGCATATCTGCGTACACTAAATCTACATCTTCATTAGTGGTCAGTTCCGTCGCGTGACGCTCTAACGAGTGAGCAGCTTTACGATCATCCAAATTTGCGTTTGTGATATAATCACCGGTGGCCAATTCAATGCCTATGTTCCATGTACTATAAATCCCGGGATCCTCATCAAGCTTTTTGTATATAATATTATCGGGATATTTTTCTTGATACTCTAGAATAGTCTCTTCTTCATTTCCAGGAGAATTCGCATTAATCATAATTAATTCGCATTTTTCTTTAAAGATCGTTTGTCGAGTAATATCTTCCATAAATGGTCGAATATATTCGTCTCCGTCATATACCGAAGTAATAATAGAGATCTTAGGGATGTCCTCTAAATCAATCTTCTTGGGCGCTTCGCCTAACATTCCCTCTACAAACGCTGCGTATTGTTTCTCGGGCGTAAATTCTTCATGCAAGCGTTTGGCATTCTTGCTCCACCGTGCTTGGCGTTTCTTTTTATTATCTTCGTAGCAGGCGCGCATCTTTTCTTTGGCAGACTGTTCTCGGGGATAAGCCCACATTGTTCCTTCGCGAACCACATTTTCCCAAACAGCTTCTTTTGGAATGGGTCCTAAATCATATGAAACATTATAAAAATTTTCTTTCTTGTCGGACGAAACGAGAAAATCTAATTGTCCGGACCAACCTGTAGCAACTACTGGAACACCCGAGTATGCTGCTTCAAAAATGGGAAGCCCGAAGCCTTCGCCGTGAGCGAATGTAACAAAAGCCGAAATCTTAGGGTGATTATACAAGCTGTGCATCTCTTTATCGGTCATATCTCCATGGAGAAGATAAATCTTACATTTCATATCACTCTTATTAAGCTGTGCAACAAAGGCCTTTAAATCCTGATGAGTTCTAAGCTTATCCATATGACAATTTTTCATCATATTTGCCTTAAGCACCAAACCCACTTCTTCATCTTGAAATTCTTCAACAAACCATTTAACTGTATTCATTAAATTTTTCCTAGGGCCCATTTGAGCTACAACTAAAAAGTTAAAATCGGGCTTAAGCTCTAATTCAACTTCGGGCAAATCCTCATATGTCTTAGTCGGATAGTTGACTGCTGCAATTGGTTTTGTTAGCTTGAGAGTGACGCTCTGATTGGTGTGGTTATCTGTGGCATCATAAGCGGTATAAGCGTAGGTATTTTTAGAGTGGCTTGAAACAACAATTATTCTATCAATCACTTCTTCTGCTTTTATGAGCCATGCAGGATCTACGGCTGTTGTTTCCATTCCGGCTGTGTACCCAATATTTATTGGCGCCATTGGTTCCCATTCATTTGGAATGGTCACTTGAAGGGACATATCAAACTTGCCGCCGGCATGAACATGATGAATTGTTTTTTCAATAGCTTGATCGATCCAAACACGTTCCTCATCTAAATCGCTTAGCCAAGAAGTTTGGCCCCATTGTAACGGCTGGATATAGATATCAAATAGATCCTGCCGGCTCCGGAGAGCCCGAAGAGCGAAACGTGCTTGTTCACCATAACCAGAACGAGTCAAAAGAGGACCCTTTAAAATAATTTTCTTACGCATTATGCCACCTCCAATAAATGCCAGCGTTTATAACCTTGTCTATTTTCCCACGAACCATATTTCTCTACAATTTCATCAATCTTACTGACCCATTGCTTTTCAAAATTATCAAAATTATAATTTTTTCTAACGTGTTCTCGACCTTGTATCGAAACTTTCTTATAAGCCTTGGGAGTCATTGATATTGCCTTTTTAAGTGCGTTGTGAAAATCTTTTTGAGCAAGGCGGTCTTCATAAATATAAGGTACTTGCAGAGAACCAATAATCGCTTTTGAAGCTGGCTGAATACCAAAGCCAAACCAGTTTTCACCATCAGTCACTTGTTCTTGGAGCCCGCCGGTCATATTAACGATGATGGGTGTACCGCAAGACAGGGATTCTAAAGTAGCCAGTCCAAAACCTTCAGCATCCGAAATATTTATGGTAAAGTCTGATGCATTATACATATTGGCCAAATCTTCGGGGGGAACTTTCTGAGTAGAAATCAATACTTGTCCTTCGGTTAGCCCTAGCGTTTCAATCAAATGAGGCAAGTCTTGTCCGTGAGGATCGCGCGCGTCTGTATGCATTAACAAGACAGCTTTATCGTGCCCCACATCGTCTAAAAACTCTTTAAACCACCAAATAATAGTACCTGATTGCTTCCGGCGTGCATTGCGATTGTTCCAAAAGAATAATTTCTTGGGAGAATTGTCGGTTCCCAAAACGCGTGTTCTGAGTTCTGCCACAACTTTGAGCTTTTCGTCAGTTTTAAACTTATAAAATATGTTTGAATTAACTGCGTGAGGAATATAGCAAGATGATACATTCGGAGATACTTCTTTTACTATTGCCGCTGTAACCTTAGATATACATATGATTTCGTCGGTTGAATCGTAGAATTGAGCGTTATACTTGGGCGCTGGAAAGTTATCCCAAACATGGTAATATACCATAGGGCACACGGCTCTAACTTCATTTTCAATTTCCCAAAGCCAGCCATAAAATCTAGGATCGGTCATAAACCATACCATATCAGGTTTTTCTTTTTGCAGAATAGACCTAATGGCTTCTTGGTTCCCATAACCATCTACAGGAAATATTTTCCAATCATCGTTATAGGGGCTTACAGCTTTGGGAGTATAATCGTCATGTTTCATAGCTCCTCCCAAAGAGATAATTTGATATCGGCCTGTCTTCAATAATGCCTCAATCACATATTTGGTTTGTGTTCCAACTCCGGATGGACTTAAAGGGTGATCCGATATAGTTAAGATTTTTGTTTTTTTCATTTGGTTCCTTATGGGCAGTGCTTGGTGTTATGAAATTTACAACCATAACCGGCAGTGCATGATAATCTGTTTTTGATATAACGCTTCTTTTTAATATTCCAAATTGCCATATGGAGTGTTTTAAGCGCATTTTGTGTCTTTTTGGGACCACTTGTGACTCGAAAGAACTCTACTCTGTTGTTCTTTGCTGTTCTCTTAAGAAGCGCGAAGTGCGTTTCAATATTCTTGGGATCTTGACAGGCGCCCAAGGCAAAAAAGTGCTTATATAAAGTAAGCTGATAAGTCACCATCTTGTCATTCTTCTTGCGTGAATCCCAGCCCCATGAACAAGTCTTCCAATCAAAGATGTGAATCTTACCATCAGGTGTTACGACAATCGCATCGATATAACCTTTAAATTTATAATCTTCTTCGCCCTCAATATCCATCATTAAGGGAAATTCTACTGCAAGTACTTCATATTCCTCAAAATAATCATCTAAAGCCTCTTGAATCTCGGGCAAGATCTTTTTTCCTTGTTCTCGCATGTCCGATACGAGCTTTGGGTCAACTTCAACATCAGCAGGTAGTTTAGCTAAGTTATCCTCAAAAGATTTGAGAAAATGTTCATCATCGTTGATGTCTTCCTTTAATAACTTCTTTTCGCAAACATCGTGAATTGCGGTTCCAAACGCTGTGAAGGCGTTTCCTTTGAATCCATCGATTTTATCGATTCTTGTTAGTTTGTGATAAAAGGCGCAATGAACCCAGTCTTTGAGTTCAGAATAAGATATATGCGGCACAGGCACTCCATTTTATATATTATAGCCTGTTTAGAAGGCGGTGTCAAGATTTTTTATTTCATTCAAAAAAGTTAGTTTTTTATAAAGTTGCGGGCTTACTTTTTTGAAAAAATTATGATTGGGGTGTAGATAATAATCTGTAAACCCGGTCGCAAAATACTCTCTTAAAGAGACAGCGGCATAGGCATTGATAAACAATCCCATACAAATTAAACGCAACTTGTCTTTTCCTACAGTACTAAACAGAAAATCATCAAACTCTTTATTATACTCGGTATTCAAAAACCACTTAAGAGGCGCCTTATAATCTAGGGCCCACAACTTATCGTGTAAGAGTGTGCGTTTTCGGAGGAATTCATCTCGCACCTCTTGGTCTCCGTAGATTTCATAACTATAGGGCGACTCAATTGAGTGGGCTATTTCGTGCACAAAATCATCAAACATGTCTTTTTCATCATCTTGTATATTAGAAACATGCAAAATTCCATCTTTATAAAAAGCATTAATATTACGTTCTTCAAATTCATCAAACCATCCGATAATTATCATTTCTAATTCGGATAATAAGTGATCTGGAATTGCGCTCTCTACTTTTGATACAACTCTTTCAGTATCTATTTCGTCATTCTCTAAGTCGTCTTTAAAGTATACGTGTGTTCCGCGCGAAGTGTAAAAATCACTCTTCATTTCCTGTATCTGCTTCTGTTTCTGTTTCAAGTGTTGTAGCATCTTCTAATCCTAGTTGGTATCCTCTTAAAAAGTTTTCTTCTGCGATTGCGAACATAAACTCTGGGAATTCCGCTGCCACTGTTTCAGCTATCATATGAACAGTGACCTGCTCATCTTCTGGTTGTAATTTGGTGCCAGTATAATTAACCAAAAATTCTTTAAGTTCTGTGGTCCCTTCAACTGGTGCGGCCAAGAGAGGATTTGAATGCAAATCTTCTTCTGTGACTGTGGTATCTGTGTCGCTCATAATAACTCCTATTTTATTTATAACATACCTTTATTGATTATGCAACTTTTTTTATAATACTTTTGATGCGAGAGTGGAAACTTCGCTTCTTTCACCTTTTTTAAAGGTAACGTGTCCTGCTATGGGATATTCTTTAAATTTTTCAACTGCGTGGGCCAAACCGTTAGAAGTTTCATTTACATAAATATTATCAATTTGCTCAATATCACCAGTTAATACAATTTTAGTATTATCTCCTACCCGGGTAATAATTGTTTTAATTTCATGCATAGTGAGATTCTGGGCTTCGTCAATGATCATAAACGCATTGGCAATAGAGCGCCCTCGAATATATGTCAAAGCTTCTATTTCGATTTTTCCTTTATCGATATACATTTCTAGATTCGTTCTATCCCCCATTAAAAACTTGAGATTATCTTGAATGGGCATCAGCCATGGCAGCATCTTTTCTTCCATTGTTCCGGGAAGGAAGCCAATATCTTTTCCAAGAGGCTGCACGGGTCGTGACACGATAAGTCGAGAATAATAATTTTCGTCTTGTCTCAAACCAATTGTTTGTTGAAGACCAGCAGCAATTGCTAATAATGTTTTGCCTGAGCCTGCTCTGCCTACTAAACTAATAATTTTCACCCGAGGATCCATCAACAAATCAATTGCAAACGCCTGCTCTTTGTTTCTTGAATTAATTTTCCAATCCGGAATGCTACTATGTATTACTTTTTTAAGAGGCGTGTGGTGACCGTCAAAGCGCGCTAAAGCTGATTTCTTAGGATGAGCATTGGATACCATCATAACATATTGGTTCGGATGCCACTCGCTCTCAATCTCATCTGCTTCGATAAGAATATCGTCGCCATTATAAAATCTATCAACCACAGCATCATCTACCAGATATTCAATGAACCCTTGATATAATTCTGATGAGGATGTGACTGCGCTCTCAATAATATAATCTTGTGCTGCGATTCCAATAGAATCACAAATAACACGCATGTTAATGTCTCTAGAAACTAAAACGATAGGACGCTTTGGTTCTAGTGTTTTAACAGCCAAAGCTGTCGCTATGATTGTATGATCTGGAATGCGTAAATCAAGATCGGGCGGAAATTGTAATGAATTTTTAAGGCAACCATAAGACATTACCTTTAAAATGCCTTTTCCTTTCGCTATACGAATCCCCTTGTGGAGATCTCCTTTAGAGCGTAATTCATCTAGTATGCGAATAATCTTGCGTGCGTTAACCCCGACTGAATCCTGACGTTTTTTATGTTTGTCAACCTCTTCAAGCACCTTCAGTGGAATAAAGATATCGTGATTGTCAAAGCTATAAATTGCTTCTGCATCAGTAAGGTACACGCTTGTATCTAAAACGTAATTTTTTTTAGCCATTATAATTAAAGTGAAAGGCCTTTATGCTGTTCTTATATAGTTCACTTGCCTAAATTGCACTATATTGATATTTCTCAAACAAGCCCCAATCTGTGGCTTCTGTAATACATTCAATGATGTTTGAGGGTAGATTTTTTAAGTAACTTTCAGTTAAATAATAATTTGCATAATCCCAATCCGGATTAATGCGTTTTAAATTTACAGGTATAGGATCACAGCCGCTTTTAATATTTAACAAATCTTTATTAATTCGCTGCAAGGAATATTGCTCTTCGAAAAAAGAAAGAATTGATTTATAATCAATCAATAAATCCTCATATCGTACAACAAAACGTGTAGTATGCCCCCACTGTTGATATCTCTGATTATATGAGTTCATTAATTCAGTGATGTTCTCTTCTTGAGAGCTTAATTTTTGTGTAGGATCCAAAAAAACATATTTAGTTCCTAATTCGTGGGGATCGCATAGCCTTAAATTTTTCGCATAGCGCCACATGCTCTCGACCCAGGCGTAGGGATTTTTAATGGTTAAGAGAGGTATAACTTCATTAGTAAGTACTTTTTTCTGTAGACATTCATATAAGTCTTGGCGTCCTGCGCATGTGTTGTTAAAATGCTCTTCTCTATCTTGAAGAAAATACCCAATAAATTCGTCTGCCGATGGGGCCGGGCCGTGCTTCCATACAATATTATCTAACACCATTACATTAGAATAGTTTTCTTCTAACAAGGCTTGAATATAATTGGTGCCAGTTCTTCGTGCACCGTATTGATGAAAAATAATCATTTGTGTTTAGCCTATGAGGAAACGGTTTTAAGCGTCCAAGGATGACCGTAAACCCCTGCCTGCGTGACGTTCGGCAGCCACGTATCGTTATTATTTACCCGACGATACAGCGGACGCGCTTTACTCTAGAGTAAGGACGCCATTTTCTGTCGGCACAGAAACGGTCCAGGTACTCAAGAAAGCGCTCGCGTCGATCAATTCACCAACTGGAACTTTAACCTCGGCGCGCAATTCGCAAAAGCCACGCTTATGATCAAATTTTTGAATGTTTGCATCGATGAAATCAAATTCATAGAAATTCTCACTGACAACACCAGTAAGATAATCTGAAAACTCAAAACTACCACGTTCATATTCTTCGAGAAGGTGGGAGTTGCGCAATTCTTGCAAAATATGAGTTCCATATGCAGTCGTTACATTTAAACCGGGTGTGGCTACTAATTCACATAATTGATTTACCACATTGGTCTCGGCCAGGGCGGTTTCAATCTCTGTCTCATTGTGTACGAATACATCGACCCCATCAATATAAGTCAACGTTGCCGTTGTGGAAGGATCAACTTCCAGGTTCTTTAATTTTTGAGTAAATGACATTTATTCTCCTTTATCATAATTTTTCCAATCAAACCAAAAACCAAGTGCGACCATAAAATGCATTACAGCCGAACTTGATAATTCTATTATATCACGGTAATCATTAAGATGCAAGTGAATATGTCCAACAATCCAAAAAGGAATTGCAAATTGCTGGCTATACCAAATTAGTGAAAATTTACTAAATTTTTTCCACTTAGCCATCGACGCGGGTGGTCAAATACTTTACATCTTCTGCAACACTATTCTTGAACGTGCGAACGTCTGCCTTCAATGTTGTGATCTCGTCAACCAATTGGCTAATACGTAAGCGCAATTGTAAAATCTCTTGTTTTGCTTCTTTAAGTTGCTGTGTATTGTTTGCAACAGTCATGTTTTCTCCTTTATGGTGTGTGGCTGGGGCAGCAGGACTCGAACCTGCAACTTTCTGATTAACAGTCAGACGTTCTGCCGATTGAACTACACCCCAATTTTTAAATAATTTTTTTAATGATATTTTTATCATAAACAAATGTTAAATCTTTGTTTGCTTTTTTAAATGGAATGTTCCATTCTTTTTTTAAAATCTCGATCTCTTTTTGATAAATTGGCGTTGCCATCCATCCTGAATATCCGGGCCAATCAAAAGTGCTTCCCTTAGAGGGCGGTCTGATCTCTCTTTCTAGTAGGCGAACATGAATTAGCGGAATTGCATCGCCTGCAACTGATTTTACCAACACAATATCGTTTTTTTGATAGTCTATCCTAACCCTCCATCAATTATATAACATATTATAAATCCTGCGAGGGAAAATAACACTAATTCACAATATAATCTAAAATTTGGCATTTGTCAAGTACTTTTCCATAAATAATTATTTTTCGGAAACTTTACTAGTATACCGGCGCGGAGGCTTCTCCTCAAAACTGCGTGCGTTCTCGACAAGATCGGAGGAGCTTGCTAGTTTTTTATCTCCACCAACTCCCCACAATAATTCTACTCCCAATTCTTCGCAAACTGATTGCTCCGGAGTATTATTTCGGCCTCGATCACCACCATTGGCAAAATAGGTAGGCCGATGGCGATATATAGCATCACAAACAGTGCCATCACTATCATCAACCGAATCTACCACCACAACACCCTTAACTGCATTTAAAATTTCTGCCCGGGCATCAAAATCCATAAATACAAATCCTTTTTTACGGAACAACCATTCATCTGAATTGGCGATAACGATTACATCACCATGTTCTGCAGCCGCACGAATTAATCGAATGTGTCCGGCATGCACTGGATCAAATCCTCCAGAAACCATTACAGTTGGCTTTTCTTTCTTAACATCATACATATCGCGGTGAATCGTCATTAATTTTTCCTCTTCTTATTTTTTTTAGGTTCGGGTGGATAGTACGATTTAACCTTAAATCGCGTTCCTCCAGGTCCGCACCTTTTTACTTTTACTAATAGCTTATTATCAGTATTCATTGAGAGCATTACTGCTCGTGTACTATCAGCCTCGTTATAAGTATCAAAAATACCTTCTTGTTTCCAGCTTTTATTGTTTTCGTTATTCGGGTCCACTATTTCCTCCTTGACTCCTTTTATATTATAACACCATCTAAAAGAAAGTCAAGTATTTTTATAAAACAACATATCCTACTTCAATGAGTTCTCCCGGATCCGGCACAAAGTCTAAATATACCGTGTTAGTACTAGGCAAATAATACCATAGTGCGGTTTCCAGACCGTTTCTATAAACTACAAGGCTGTCTTCGAGTGGTTTTTGAGTGAGGTTTATATAATTAATCTCACCTACTAAAAATGTGCTGTCGGCTAGCCACGCTTCCCAATCGCTGCAAATGTCAATTCCCACTTTTCCATAATAAGCTACTAAATCAATAAATTTCTGACCTACATCATATTGCCAAGTGCTTGCGCATTCACCATCTTCAACTTGCACAATGGCCACTACGTCATGTTGCACTCCTTTAAACTTGTCTACAAGCCAATCATGAAAAGTATTTGTTGGGATGGCTCCTTGCTCGTCTTCATCAGAAACAAAAATAATTAATTTGTCTGCATCATCTCGAAAGAATGCGATGCCTTCAGGTGTGCTTGAGACGAACCCATGCATTGTCTGGAACGCTCTTTCGTACCAATCAGCGCCCAATATATAAGGGGCCAACAAAAAATCAATAGAATCCGAATTATAGTCATAAGGACCAGCAAAATACGGACTGACCAATCCTGAGTTTATAAAGCCAATTTTATAATCAAGTGTTAGGGCTTCGATATCTCCGCGCAACAACTCCACTCCTGTGCTTACTTGTTGAAAATTATCGTTCATTGAACCCGAAGTATCAAGCACAATCAATACATCTAATTTGGTCGGAGGGCTTGGTTGTACGAACGAATCTACAACTACCTCAGTTGGCTGGATCTCTTCTATCACCTCGTACTGCATACCATAATCTGGCTGGCAACCGAGCACTATTAAAGCTGTTAAAAGTAGTAATTTTATCTTTTTAATGGTCATCGCAGTCGCAAGGAGCAAAACCGCAGCAAGGGCAACGGAATGGTGGCTCCTCATTATTACGTAGTTTCTTCACAAAGAAAGAGATTCTCCTCCCGCACTTTTGTAATAGTACCCCTACCGTCGATAAAAATCCTGTAATCATAGAATAAATCATTTTCTAGCACCTCCAGGACCACTGCTTTGAGTCGTAGTGTAGTGTTTTCACCAGATAGATAAGGGTCATATAGTACCCATTCGTCTATTTTAAATTTCCGGCTCTTCATTACTGCTTATAACTCGATCTATGTGACCCTCCGACACGTACATAGTCTTTCCTTCAGTGTATACCATATAGTGAAAATCGGTCCAGATCGTAGATTCAACAAAAATCCGCTCATGATCGCTCAAAACTTTTAATATTAATGCGGGCCTTTTCTTATATTTTTTGCGGCGCTCTCTTAAGAGAACCAAATCGCCCGCCTTGATTTCTTCGATTAATTTTCCGGAGGACATTCTTGTTGTTCCTCTTTTTGGCTTGTTATAATCTCATAAAGCTTTTTGGGAGACAAATCACTTTGATCATAAATTTTTATTACTCTCCAATCGATTATGCCAGCAATACGGAGAGCATAAGCGATCCATTCACTACAATACCATTTGTTTTTTTGTTTAATATTAAAAGACAACAATTGAGATAAAATCATTCCCACCCAGTCGTATTTACACCCTTCTGTTTCTTGATAAAAATCTTGAATAACTTCATGTTGTACTTCATCAATTTCTAAAGATACAAAATCCCAATTGTCTAAATCAAAATCAGTTTTAATCCTTTTTGAAACTGTGGCCGTCAAAAGAGGGCTGATACTTATCCATGTGTAATTGTCTGGCATGATAAGTTCGGCATGGCTATAGGGACTTTTTGTCCACCACCGCACTATCTTATGTTTCCAGTTGCCCTTTCCTTTGTAGAACGCGACTTTAACTTTCATCTTGGCGTTCCTCCAAAGTACCCGTGATCCAGTCCATTAGAGGAAAGACGACGTTCCAACTTTTATTTTGATTATGCATATGGTGGTTCCAATGCCACCAAAAATGCCTTTTAGCTATATGGGGGTATATATGTAAAAGTTTGTGCACAATTACAAATGCCGCCCCATATACCACCAGCGCTATATAAAACGCGGGCACTACAGAATAGAGCGGCAGATAGAGCGCCAGAAACGCTAAAAGCCCCAGTGTTTCGCGCTTGGTTACGCGAGTATCTAGGAACTTATTATTGCGTGATTCAATATGGTGCTGTCTTAGGTGAAAAGCGAAAATACTATTTTGTTTTTTTCCAAGACCATGAAAGAAATATTTGTGGACGTACCATTCCATGAAATTTGCATAAAGTAATCCGAGACTAAACGCAAAAATAGTTCCCACTCATAATTCTCCTTCATTAATAATTATACCATATTTTTTAACAGAAGGATAAAAAAATAATTTATTTTAATCGACGTGAAGCAATAGCCAATTCAATCTCTTCTGTTGGCAGATCCATCGAGTCTTTTAACTCCCACAGAGCCTTCTCGATTTCATCGGTAGTTTCACGAGTTAAATCAGCATTAATGTGATATGTTCTCATGATTTCTTGGTCCGCAGTATAACGAACCCGGTTGCGTGCACGAATTTGATCGCGCCTTTGTTGAAGTCTGTCCATTTTCTTGTCTCCTATAAAAAAGGGAGCCAGATTGCTCTGGCCCCCGAAGTTCCTATTACTTAGTCTACTCAACTCGCAGAGGAACAGTTTCTCCTGAAAATACTTGCGAATAAATTGGCAAGCCATCGGGACCTGCGGAAAGTTCCATCGATAGATTAAATACCGATGCTCCTCCCCATCCTGCATCTAGCTTGTTGAGAGCGTCAGCGGGTACCATAAACCCACCATCGTTATCAAACTTGCAAAGCATTTGGTTTTCTCCTAAAATGGCTGCAAAGAAGACATGATCTCCACTAGCGTTGCCATAATCTACGAGTAAGCCGCCGCCATTGTACACTAGATTGTCTGCAGAAAAATATACTTGGTCAGGTATGGTCGCAAATTCTTCGACGCTCCAGGTGCCAAAATACGACGTAAAGTCGCCATCGGCTTCGACGCTGATATTTTGTCCTTGCTTGAAGTCCGGGCGATCTGTTAAGATACGACCTTCTTCCATTTCGTGAGAATTCCAAACATAAAAGGGCAAAGTTCCTTCAAAGCTTTTCTCCATTCGATAAGAACGATAATCATTGGAAAGTTCAACCCAGTTGCCTGCGGAACGGGCACTATCGGGAATTCCAGGGAAAGCGCTCTCTGGGAACATAGAAACAATTTCTTCATTAGTTCCACTCCAGCATTCGCCGGCTTCTAAGCTATCCCAAGGGTTTTCACAATATGAAATAGGTCCGGGGGGTTCCCAAAAGACAGCAGAAATTCCGTCTGCTCCGACGCCTTGAGGCTCATTGATATCTACAATAGAATCATAGTTTTCAATATTAACTGCTCCCGCAATGCGACAGACATCAATCTGAATGTCTGGAATCGGTTCGCAGTCTGCAGCCGATGAACCTTCACTATCCATAAAGATAGATCCCTTCGTCTTTTGCCAATCTTGTCCACCGACAAAAGTGTGGCCGGTGAAGCTGACATAATCGCCAACCATGATGCTGCATTGATACTCTCCATCGTCATTTGTGACCGCCGTAGAGGTCGTCTGACCGCCGGCGCACGTCACATCGGCTCCACGTACCGGAAAGCCCTGAAAGTCGATTACACGACCTTCTGCGCACGATGGAACGAATCCCATATCGCAGTTCCACCACGAAAAGTGCGGAGCTTCAAAAATGAAATACAACTGATCGTCAGTGGCGCTGACAGTGCCGGTTGCTTCTTCGATCCAGGTTCCCTGGAGGGGATCAAAGGACCAAGTATTCTGAATGTCTCCGGGCTCCAATTTGAGACCGTCTGGAAGGCTTCCATTGGTGATTGGAATGCGCAGGGTTGCGGGCTTATCCAAGTCAATCGAAAGCTCTTCGCCATTCTCGCCAAACAATGACACGTCAACCATTCCATAAGAAACTAGTTGAGAGTCTTCACTGTTAGAAATAGCAGACAGATCGCGGGGTGCGCCAGAAAGCTCGTCAGTTGACGGGTCAACGTGAGTAACTTCAGCAGTAACATCGCCATTGTAACGCTGTCCTGTGGATTTATCCGTGAAACTATTAGGCTCAAAAGCTACAGTAGTATCCTCAATGATAAAATAAGATTCATCAAAGCTAGAGAACGTCTCGCTTCCGTCAATTGACAAAAGAGTTGCGTTGGATGCGACTGTTTCCCAAGTCATCAATGAAGTGACCTTATAATTAGACGCATAGCCGCGCTTACTAAATTTAAGCACGATGTCAGTTTGTGGCTCCATCTCTAAAAGAGTATAGGAGCCATCTGCGGCCGACGTAGCCGTGGTTTCTTGTGCAGAAATGAGAACCCCTTCGATAGGTTGTCCATTTTCATCCGTCACAAATCCTCCAATTCGACCTTGTGGGTCTAATGGAGTTACAGCGGCACTGTCGCCACTGTCGGGAGCATCCTTTCCCGAGTCCTTGTTGCATGCTGGAACAAGCAACAAGGGTAATAAAATTAATCTATTCATTTTCCTTCCTTGTTAATAGTTGTTTGATATAGTAATCTTTGGTTGTGTAGTGTCCTGCTAAAGCACCGAATGTAAGTGCGGCCATTAGAAAACACATTTGTGAAATTATATCCATTTTAATTCCTTGGTTTGGTATATACGACCATTTGCTGGTCAGAACAGAACCACGTATATGATTCATCCATCATAAACGTGGTCCATGTAGAGGTGTTATATCGAGAAGTGATATAAAAAGAGTGGATTGTCCAATTATCAATTATTCCAGGGTTATCGTCAATACATCTAACCATGAAATAATCATGATAAGGAAAATCGAAAATTAAAGCATCATCACAGGTGGAATTATCCAAATTAACGTACAGAGCATCTACGCAAGGACTTCGAGTAGTATCGAAATTAGATCCGGCGTAATTTCTATAAGCTAATGGCGGAAGACATCCGATTAGCAATAATAACAAATAAGTCATTCACTCAACAAGCTTAACAGTTCTGCCTTCTTTAATGTAGAATAGCCTTTTATGCCTCGCTCTTTAGCCAGAGCCTTCAGTTCCGTAACCTTAAGCGTCGACAGATCGGGAGCGGAGGAAGTAGAGGTTGTTGGTGTTGATTCTACTTCCTTATTTCCTACTGTTAGCCTATCAAATGTAATAATACTCTTAAATTTGTCTAAAAAGCTCATTTTACTCTCCTTCCGTAATAATTTCTAACATTTCAATTTGAAATTTGAGTGTTTCACCAGCAAGAGGATGGTTCATATCCAATACCACTTGAGTTTCTTCCAGTTGCTTGATTGTAGCTAAAAAAGGTCCATACGGGCCATTGCCTTGGACAGTCTGACCTTCTTCAAATTCAAATTCAGGGCCAAAGGCTTCCTTGGGAACCGTTTGCATTGCTTCGGGGTTTCGGGGACCATATCCTTCCTCAGCGGAGAGTACGATCTCTTTTGTTTCGCCCTCGGTCATTCCCACGATTGCTTCGTCAAAAGCTTTTAATAGCCCAGGAGAGCCCACTTCTACAAGAAGTGCCTCGCCTCGCTTATGCGAGCTATCAAATTCTGTGCCATCTGTAAGGGTTCCTACGTAATGGACTTTTACGTTGTTTCCAACTTCTACTGTTTTCATTGTTTTTCCTTTTGTTTGTAGAATAAATTTTTATTTATTAAATCTGTTGCGTATATGTCGAATGTTTCTTTTCTCATTCCGCCACATACTATTTCTAATTGTTCGTCTGTTAATTCATTATCTTGTATATTTAAATTCTTCGAAATCTTTTTTGTATTTTTCATAAGCTATTTGCCTCATTTCGGACGTCCAAATTAAGGTCGTGTCTATCGAGCTTTTATTCTCATGAGCAAAATTTATATTAAAATAAGAGTTTAAGTTTGTAAAATCCGGATTTTCAAGTTTTATAATTTCATTTACCGCCGCGGCGTTAATTTGGGAGCGCTCCAAGAGTCGGGTTTGTTCATATAAATGCCCAAGTCCGTGATATCCCTTTCCTACCCCATTTATAACAAACTGTTCAAAATCTATTTTTTCAGCAAAATATTCTTCTTTATCAAAATATTCACATATATGATTTACCATACGTACCCAAAACGGTAATTTATTTCCGGATTTTCTCTCTTTAAACTTGCCTGTTAGAGGGCATTGATATATTTCTAAGTCTGTGATTGTGTTTAAGAGCTTTTGCCATTCATCTTGAGAGTAAGGCACATAAAAACGACTTTTATAAAAACTTTCAATTCGTTGGTAGGGCTCTCGCACTATCATTAGTTTATATAATAGTGGATCTCTTGCAACTTTACGATATTCTGTTGATGAATTCGTAACCTGTGAAATTTCGCCTTTTCGGCAATGTGTCGCAGCAGATGTAGAAGCCGCCTTTAAATTAATAAGCAATATGGCTGTCTTAGTTTTATTTTGATATATACGCATTCCTTAGTAAGATGGTGGAGACGGCGGGAGTCGAACCCGCGTCCAAAGCATATTAAAATTCAAGTCATTCACAAGTTTAGTTGATTTTTACCGGTCTGACGGCCGGCATCCGCTATGTGAAAATCAACAAAAGCGGGGTGATTAATCGACTGACAAGCTAAACCCTCACCCTTTCCAATCGATGCGTCAGTTTGCTATCAGAAACTAACAAAAAGATAGATGGCTATAAGATATCGCTTACCATCCTGTTGCGATAAATACCTAAATTGGATTGATGGCTTTAGGTAACCACCCGATTAAGCCGCTAAGCGGACAGATTCGAAATTGTTATTATTATTAGCAATTATGTTTTGTATCTGCATTTAAAGTCTGCTGGTACGTTTGACTACTTGCACTATCCTTTCTCCTTACCCTGTCGAGGCCGTTTCGTCCCCTTTAATTCGTGTGTGATAACTCCTAGTGGTTCGTGGTTTTCACCATCAAGCCAAATAAGTATCTCGTTCTTTTTCTTTTCTCTCACAGAAAATTTAAATTTTATTTCTTTCTTTGCTTTTTTCATGGCGGCAGCTTCTGTTTTGTGTGAGCCGACCAAGTCGCCCATGATATAGTGTCCGTTATATTTATAAACCTTCCACATCGTCGTTAAAAAAGTTGGTTACCTTGTATTTTTTAATGGCTTTTTTAAAATCACTGTAGGTTAAACCTAAAAACCTTGCCGCGTCTTTTTTAGAGTTGGTGGTTGAAAGCGCAAACTTTAGTAAAGCCTCTTTTATAATATAACTTGATTTTCTCCAAATGTCAAATCCATAAGGTCTATTATTTATATGGTTAGCTGAAAGTTCAAACTTTATAGCTATTAGATCTTCTAAAGTTAAACTATTAATAGAAACTAACAAACTATCATCTATAAGGTTTTTAGCCTTCAATGCTAGTATAACGCTCTTATTTTTGGTTGTCAAGTTCTTTTTTGAACTTTTTATCATTTTTTTCTCAGAGATATCTAATTTGGAGTGAAGGTCTCAATTTGTCCCGTGCCGGCCTGGGCGCCTTGCTGTAACCGTTCCATCGCCTGACCCCAGAAATCCGATACTGCTTCAGCCGACTGCTCCGATGGAATAGAATCTAAGATTTTATCTCCTAGATCCTGAAGGATTTGATGATCACTTTGCACCAGATCTACTCCTATGTCTCCTGCTCGATTTAATAATGCGTCTTGTAGGTTTCGAAGAGCATCTACTGTCTGTTGGTTGGTTAGATCTCTTACCAATTCAGAAATTGCTACATCGGGCCATTGGAATGTAGCAAGTGATTCCATAGCTTGGACAACAGCTGTCATTCCTGTGGCTTTGGCTATTAGATAAAGTGCCGCTATACATATTATTGCTATACAGGCCCATTTGAGGGCGCTATATATTTTGGGGTGTTTTTCTTTAAATTTCTCAATAAAATTTAAAACTTTTGAAGTGACACTTGTGACCGTATCCCAAGATTTCTCTGCGAGTGTTTTCAACACTGCAGCCGCCTGAGAAACTAAATCCATTACGCCCTCATTAAGAACATTCTTGCTTAACACATAATCGGCAGACGTCTCCCATTCTCGCAAAAAGCCTTCTATCTCTGTGGTGGATTCTGTTAATAGATTTAATCTTATGCTAAAAGATGCTTCTGTGATCTTTTCATCTTCGAAAAGATATATTTTTCCATTCTCAGGTGTCGACGCGCCATGTTCTATAAATTGGCGCCAATTCTCCATTAAAATTTTCATAATTCTAATTCTATCTCTTCTTCATCACCACCGAAATCCATCTCAGTGTCATCTGGCGCGCCCATATCGCCTTCTTCGCTCTTAGCATCGTCATAGGCTTGATTTGTGGGCTCTTCTACGTCTGGCGCCAATTCGCCTTCGAATTTATCAAAATACAATTTAAGATTGGCGATCAAATAATCATAAAACAATTCTTGGTCTTCAGGATTAGATAATAATTCATAAGAATCAATAATTGAAGTTTGAATCTTTTTAAAGGCATTATAAGCTACATTGCGTCCAGTTTCATCTTCGCCGGCGACGCCAAAACCATCGCGGGGGTCCTCTTCGACTTCTTCATCATCAGCACTTTTTTCTGCATCAGTTCGAATATCGATAAACTTATCTTCATCGCCAATAGCTATATCTACTTCTTCTTCTAGTGCATCCGCTGCAGCAACCTCCTCACCAGCCTCATTATTAACTTCAGCAGGTGTTAAGGCATCAACTACAGCATTAATAACATGCGCGCGGAATGATTGGCGCTGTTCGGCATCGGTAGTAAGTAATTTATAATCAGTCTCTAGGACAGGAATAATTTTCTTCAAAAGATCTTCGAGAACGTTAATGCCAGTAGACTTATTGGGCACCGGGTCGTTGTCAGGGGTAGTATCCTCGCGGAGCGATTGGAGTTCAACATCAATTAAGTCTCTAACGATCCCGCGGAGGCGTTCTTCTTCTAATAACAGTGTTTCTTGGACTGTACTTCTTTTTTGCTTGACAACTTCAATTAACTGTCTTATATTCTCTCTTAAGATTTGCTCTTGCTCAGCTTTCATTGGATAATCCCTCTTTCCATAAATAGTCTCATTACTTCATCAACCATAGATAAATCTATATTTTCTTTTTTAAGTCTACTACGTTTCTTTTCTTTTTCGTTCTCGGCTTCAATATCAGTGTGGCGCCAAGGTCCTCCCTTGGCTCCTACGGCTGCACCTTGGACGGCCCCGCCACCCATTGAAGACATCTCACTTAAACCAACATTTAGGCCCAAAATAGACAAAACATCAAAAACATTATCTTCGCCGGTAAATTCTTCTAATTCTTCAATTGCATCTGAGTCTTCTTGTGCGCGCCCAAGCAAGTCTCTCATTTCGGTAGCACTAAATGGCTCACCATTATCCCGATATGTCGGGGAAACACCTTCGGGCGGTAGCAGGCTTACCCCATCTTTAATATATTTTTCAGCGCCCATCCATCGTTTCCAATCACAATCCTTTTTGCTGCAGCCGAGAATAACACTATCGCCCGCATTGAGTGGTCCTTCCTCTCCAACATATTCATAAGCTGCATTTATGGGAGAAGCATGCGAGGAAATCTCTACTTCAACGTTTGGTAAGTGATCAACATACAATTCCCAAATCTTTTGAGAATCTGCAGCAGTAATTTCGCGCCCATTAGGTAGTTTTCTACCTGCTAACACAGGGGCTGAAATTAACACTATTACACGGTCTGCTTCATCGGCATATTGTTCTACCATTGCAAGATGGCCGCGGTGTGGCGGCTTAAATGCGCCGGGGACAATAGCAACCGTTTCACCACCAGCAAATTCTCCCACAGGATCTGCATCTTCGTTGTCGATGACCTCTATTTCTTCTTCTTCTTCAGTGACCTGTCCAAATCCGCCTCCGAGGTTACCAACAATAAAGTCTCCGGTGATTTTGACAGGATTTGGTCCAAAAAGTTTCTCATCTCGCATAACAATACCTTCATGGTTCATTACATCGCCCATCGGGCTTGTCAGGGCCTTCATAACATCATTTCCAAGCATTCGAGTGGCGTGCATCAGCACTGCACCATAAATAGCATCTTGCGCATCTGCCTGATCAAGTAAATCTACCACTGGGGTCTCTCCATTTAAGATATTAAGATAAAGTTGTTTATGTAGAGAGTGTATTTTGGTCCCATCTTTTAATTTGACCACTTTATAACGTGGATTTTGGACTTCGCGCAACCATTCTTCCAAAGATTTAGTGATTTGGCGATCAGGAGACACGTTTACTGTAAAAGGTTGCGATAAAGTCGATGAAAAGTCGATTTCGTCGATTTTTTCGGTTGGAACGGAGCCATATACCTTAAAACCGTAGTTTTCGGCTACAGAATTGAGTTTCGTGACTAATTTGTCCATTGTTTGAGGATCATAGGCCACTTCGACGCTTGGAGCCTTTACTCCTTCCGGGCGCGCCATTCCAGGGCGTATATTTCCTTTGCTGGGTCCAGATTTAGCGGTTTTTTGATAAAATTGGCTTAATCCGTGAATTGCAAGGAAATTTTCATCATATTGAGTCACATTTGTCGTTCCGGCGACATATTCGGTGTTTAAAAAGCGCGATGGGTCGTCCCACATGCCTAATTCTTCTAATTCTTGTTGAATATCGGGCAAAGCTTCATTTAAAATGGTCAAAAGGGTCCGGATCGCCGGCCGCATGCCGTGGCCTTCTGGAAAACGGTCATCAACGCGGTCCATCGTAATTCCATCGATGTCTATTGGCTTTAAGGAGCCGCGATCAACCGCAAATTGCTTGTTTTCGTCGTCTCCGACCACTTTGAACGATACATTGACGCCATCTATCTTGACGGAGCCAGCGCCCTTCTTCTCAACATAGGTTTTTGCCTTCTCAAAGAAATCTAAGAGGTCAGAACCCGAGTTTACCCATCCCAAATCGAAGGGATGAGCCATATGGCCCGCCGCACCACCCATTACGAGCCCTCGTTTAGGCTTTCTTCCAATACATTAAGCCTTTCTTCTAGAACTTGGAGTTCGTTTTGCATTCTGCGTGCAGATCTGCGAGCTTCTTTCAGATGCTGCCTCGCCAAAGACAAACGACGCTCTTCTGTCATCGATTTTGGCTTAATATTGGAGATTATTTCTTCTAAACCTTGCAAATAAGTAAAAATATTTTTATCTTGAAGATTTTCATTCAGTAAGAAATCATTCCAGACTTTATTTAACGACATTTTTGCTTATTCCTTTAAGTAGTGTGAGTTGTGGCTTCGGTAGTAGTGGTTTTCTTGCGTGTTTGGCGTTTTGTTGTATTGGTTACCTTTTTTCGGGCAGTACGAGTCGAAGTAGTTGTCTTTTTCTTTGTAGTGGTTTGAGGGGAAGTTGTTTTTTCCTCTGCCGCTGTCGCTTCCACTATGGGAGTCGTTGTTTCTACTGTGATTGTCTCTACTTCTGGTGCCGTAGTTGTAACCGTGTCAGTCGTAGTAGTGTTATACGAGGCCAACCGGGCGGCGTTCCAGCGTCTTTTCCATGATTTTCCCATTTATTTTCCTCCTTTGAGCCGAGCCAAAACACGTTTGGCAGCTTCGCGGATTTGAACCTCAGTAATTTCAGCTTTTTCTTCAAGTCCGTAGGGGGACGCTCGATAATCGACCTGTACACGCTCATCAGGGCAGTTGCCCGTTCGTCGATCAGGTTTCGAACCATCCTCACATTTTTTACGAGCGGGGAGTGCAAGGGTATCCTGGCGCTTGTGGGGCTTCGGATCTTTAACCGTATCCATTCCCCAAGGCTCTTCTTCCTCTTCCATCGGACGCTTCCGTGGATCTGGGCGCCTGTCATTTGGCCCATTGCGACCGCTTGAAACTTGTCCTTCATCACGAAGACCTTTTTCTTCGCGTTTGCTATCGGCTGTGCCTTCGGTCTCTTCCTCAGCCTCTTCATCATCGTCACCACCGTGATCGATTCCTGAACCAGTTCGTTCCTCAGTAAGATGGTCAAGATTAAACTTAAAACCAAAAGCTTCTGAGAGAATCGTGGTTAATTCTCCATTTCTCCATTCTTTAGTAGACATCGTTTTCTTAGCTCCTTTTTGTAGATGTTCAAAATAAATAGTACTTTTGATGCTGTCTTCCCAGTCTCGAAAGCACATATTTCCTTTTTCGTATGCTTCGCGCTCCATTTCGCGCAGATATTCGTCGTTTTGGGCATATCCTTCACCCATTTCTCCGACATTGTCAAAGTCACCCCGACAGTTTTGTGTATGGTGTACTAATTCGTGTGATAGTGACCTCATAACGTCTTTAGGGTGACGATCTGTAATATATATGGTAATAGCTTGTGCGGCAGGATCATAGAATGCCGTTTTCCCCAGTGGGTTAGCAGCGTTCTTAGGAGATCCACGCAAAAACAATTTAGGGGGCTTGTGAAAACCCATTTTTTCCTGTGCAAAAGGCATAAATTGCTTAATCATCGGATTAATAATATCAATCATTATCTAAAAATACCTTTTTTTGCTCTTCAGAGTACCAGATATACTCTAAATAGTTACCAAATGGGTCTTTTACATAAACTCCCACCGTTCCATCGCGATGTTCTATAGTTTTTCCTAAATCATGAGGCAAATCCTCTTTGTTCTCTATCAAAATTGCAATATGCTCCCAAGGATAGTATTTTTTGTCGATTAAGGCAATGTTAGTATTTTCTACCTTTAATCTTGTGTACTTTTTATCTCGAAAAGTGACTTCAGCATCTAAATTGTTGCAATACCACTCTTCTGCGATCTTTAGATCCTCAACTTTAAGGGCTATATGGTCTATAATCGATTTCATTTAGTCGCCTACTTTAGAGGCCTCAGAAATAAGTTTTAAAGTTGGAGTAAAAAATTCAATTTCTTGTTTTGGACCTACTAACGGCATCACTACGGAAACCGAAACCAATCGATTGCCCTTTACCTCATTTTTAATTTCCATAATAATTCCATAATTCAATTCCCAATTATCACGGCTAGGATCCCACGTCGACCATTCTACAATATCTCCTACTTTTAAACTATTAGCAGCTATCGTGCCAAATGGTTCCTGTTCATCCATTATAGACGACTACCCAGGCACATATACCTTTCTTCAAAAAACCGTGCATGTGATTATAAGCTTCTTCCTTTTTTAAATAAGGGCCATCAGACACTAATTCGTCTTTGTTCATATCAAATTGATAAAGAATATATAGTGTCTTACCTTTCATCGCTGGGTCGTTCGGCAGGTATTTCTTGGTTCGAGAGTTCTTTTGTAGCATTTGCTTCATAAATAGCTCTTTTTATAACTATTGAGCCAGAAATTTCCGTTTTTTCTACCGAACGACGTTCATCTAAGTTCAATATAGTTGCTTTCCGATGTCCCGGAGTAATATTAATGACTTCTACAATTCCTGTGATGTCATAATTTTTACTTTTATTTCTTTTTTTTGCCATCGTTTGTCGCACTAAAAAGGTTATCCGCTAATATAAGGGATAACAAGGTGATAGTAGTAAATTCATAACCTGCGCAGGCGTAGACAAGCCACGAACTTATCGTTACTAAAATAATTTTCCAAAATTTATCAAATTTAAATAACACTAATCAAAGCCTATTTCTATAATTTCGTCTTTTTTTATCAAAATGGGTACCCCATCCGTGGTTAACGCCAGACAGCGTTCGTCTGTTTCGTCTCCATAATCTAAAACAAAGATTTTTGTACCGCGAAGAACTCTTACCATAGTTTTGTTACTCGGTTGATAGCACCACATCGCACCACTACCGATTATGGAGTGATAGGGGACTAATTCTCCATCTCTCTCAGTGATGGTTCCACTAATTTGCTTAACCAATCGCTTAAATTTTTTTTCATCTATGTAGTCAAATCCCATATGATAAATAGCTACTATATCCTAGATAAAGCTATTGCTGCAGCCATCAAAAACTGCACTACAGCAAAAATAGTGACCGCTTTTGTCTTAAAGGTCTTTAAATCTTCTATTTCTTGTAGCGCATTTTGTAGCTGAGAAGGAGACGCGACCTCGTCAATCTTCTCTTTCCAATCTTTTAAGTCTTGTACCCGATCCTCTTTTGCTTTTAATTCTGTGAGTTGGTTTTTGACATCTTGAAGCTCTCCACGCAAAGCTTCAATGCCATTTGAAAGTGTTTCTAGTTGTTGTAAAACTAGTCGGGAATATTGATCCCAAGATTCTCCATCAGCCATATTGTTGCCTCCTGCCGCACTCTTTTAATTAGTTTGCAGTCCGAGTTCCTGCAGTGTTGACAGTGTTTTTTCTATGTCTGAATCTCGATGTAAAATAGCTATGCCGCCGTGTTCTTCCCAAGGAATGGTGTTTTTTGTCCAATCATCGATCAAAATACTATTTTTATCGGCCCAGCGATATTTATCTCTCGACATAAAAACTTGTTGGGGGAGGGGGCTTAAGTTTTTATCAATCCAAGCTTGTTTGCCAATTTCGGATCCATATCCCATAGGGGTTGTTAATATATTCGGATTATATGGAGCAATTGCGGCCCACAATTCGGGACCATTTTCTATCCAAGGCAAGTTCTCCCAAAATTCTGCGTTATGTTCTAATTCTTTGTACATATAATTTCTAACGGACTTATTTGACCTAATATCCTCAGCGGTGATATAATCGCGTCCAAGCTCTTCCTCTAGCTCGGAAGCCTTTCCGCTTTTTAAGTCGCTTGTGATGTGCTCTACGGCCCCTAATTCGAAGTCTACAAGCACACCATCCATGTCACAGTAAATCTCGTACTCCTGCTCCTCATTTAAAAATCGTCGCCAATTTTCAAGTAGGAGTTTCATTATTGACCGTATCCTGTTGGTACCTTGATCCAAGTTGGTGTTCCTGAAGGTGGTAGATCGGCTATAGCGGCATCAATCTTTGTTCCGTATGAAGCATTAGTGAATGTTCCGTGCCAACCATATCCTGATAAATCTTTAACAGTATTTCCATTACCTTCATTAAGTCTCCAATATCCTACAAGACCATCGCCGCCCGAATCTTTATGATTGTAATCCACACCACCATTATATACATTCGTAACCCAATCGGCATCTTTGGCTTCACTATAAATAGCTATTTCATCAAGCCCACATGCGTTTCCGTTGTTATATTTAGCATTTCTTAGTCCTGATTCTGAGTCCGTTCCTGAAGCTACTACTACGCGCATACCAAAAGCTAAACCCCGGGCCATCTGAGCGCCAGTGTGGCTCGTCCAGTTCACAGATTGCTTTGCTTCACCAAATCCCCCATATATGTGATATCCATTTAAATATATTTTACGGAGCATGTAACCATCACCATCAGGATTATCAGTACCTGCATATGTTGCTACAAGATGATACCATTTACCCAGTATTAAATGATTACCAGAGCCGGGGTCTGTTCCTTCGCCACTATCCAATAATGTGTTTTTTAAATCTGAATTACCTGAATCATCAAACATAGTTTCCCAAGTTACGCCTTTTAATTCTGAACTGCCTAAACCAAACCATGGTTTTGATGCATTTCTTATTCCAAAGTCAAATCTGGCATGTGTATCTCTTTTCCAGCCAATAGGAAATGAATCCTGATAGTTTTGGTCTGGTCTCCACCAAAATGATATAGTAAATCCTGATTCTGCAAGTGGTTTTCTGTCAGAACTTGAAAAGCCTTTATTTGTAGGATCATTAGGAGTAAACGATGTTGCGACCAAATCTGCGCGGGCGCCTACTGCATCATTGCCAGTGAATGATAATGCATAATTAACAGCAGCATCGATCTTGGGAGACTTCCCGCGCGTTTTCTTACGCCGTGCAGACATTAGATTATCGCGCTTAAACATTTCCATCGCCCGCTCAAAATCCAATTCAGCGAGCCTTTGATTGAAAGGAACGGATAACCACGTATCCCAATCAAGCTGTTGAAGAGAGGGTTCGCGATTTTGGATTATAAACCTTATTTCTTCAAGCTTATTATCCTTTTGGGTTTGATTTTTTATCTGAGTCATTAAAGCGTCAAACTGGTTATCCCATTTTTGATCTGCTATTTTTTGCTTTCTTTTAAGATACCTCTGATGAAGGCGCTTATCTTCCTGTTGTTCCACAAGAAGGCGCGCCCTTGCAGCAATTTCTTCCTGTTCGCGAAGTTCGGCCTCTATCTCAGCAACTCGTTCTGCCTCTTTTTCAGCTTCCAATTCAGCTTCGCGCCGCATTTTTCTTTCCAGTTGTTTTTGTTTACGCCTCATATATTCTAGAGTTATTGCCATTTATAGCCCTCGCCAATTTTCAAGTAGGAGTTTCATGAGTTATCTATTGCCTGCATCATCTTAGCCAATGCTCCGCTATCATTCATGCGGTGGTCATCGCCCGCTATAACTAGTTCGGCGCCGAACATCTTCGACAATAGTCTGCTGTCTGCAAAGGCTATTACCTCGTCATCAGGCGAATGAAGAATAATTGTATTGGGAGCAATAGTACAACCAGGGCAATACTTTTTCCACGCCGGCGCAATTAAAATCATTTTACGTGCAGGAAGATTAGCGGCCATAGCAACTGCTCCTCCCCGGGACGAACCAACTATGATATCTGGTTGTTCTTCATCATATGCCTCTTGGGCTGCGCTGATACTATCGTTCCAACTGTTCGCAGGAAGAATTGGCTCAATCACTTCGTAGCCAGCATCTGAGATGGTCGTGGGCTTTCTTCCGCCTGGGGTTGATTCAAGTCCGTGTAAAAATAGAATTTTCATTTTGGATTCCCAAGCATAATCTTGAGAATATCTTTATTGGGACCGATGTCTCTCGTATACCAGCCGTCAATGCCAGGATGCTTTCCTTCTGGGTGGGGTCCGAGCCATTTGATAGACTTATTAGGACCCAATACTTGCTGTACTTTTTCGGGGTCGGTGACCGCCGGGATATCATAATATTTTATCATAATATCCGCAATTTTCTTGGACATTTCCGCATAGTGTCCCGGTTGTGATAATAATTCGGCAGTCCTGCTAATATAGGCATCTTTTCCAGACTTGGACCCGTCATGACCTGCGACAGTCATCTTTGAGCCGGCCGGCTTTGTTTTGGAAACACGAAGTGCATCTGGTTCCGGATCATCATCGATGTCAATAGCTCCCCACTGATCATGATCGCCAGGAAGATCGCCAGAGTTAGCAAAATCAAAATTGCCTCCTATGGCAGCATATGCAACATCAATCAGATCATATAATTCATCAGATAAGTCTACATTAATCGGATGTTGTGCGGCTTTGATATCACTGGGTGAAACATCGGCCCATTGATTCTTGGGATGATCAAAGTCTTCCCATTTTTTCTCGTTTAAAAACTTCCGCCAATTTTCAAGTAGGAGTTTCATTCTCTGCTCCACAGAACATTGCCTTCGGCATCTTCAATGCGTAATGGCCAAATCTTTGTTTCGCCATTGTATTTTAAAGCCCGGGCAGGCGGGAGAGCCTGCTTCTCAAACTCTTCATATTTTGTGGGGTCCAATTCATGAAGTTTAGATGCCACCATTCCCAACAGTTCACCAGTGCCAATATCAATTCCGTAGTCTTCTCCATGTATGTCACTATCCCACGAAGCGCGAGAATCCCATCGAGCAACAGTCTTCCTCCCGCCCTGGAGGCCAAGTGCTTTTTTATCAACACTCAAATGACTGTCAAGCTTTTTTGTTATAATACCTAGGGCTTCACCATTTTGTTTAAAGTAATCAAGGTTACCTTCGATAAAACCAATAAGCCCCTTAGCATACAGTTCATAATCAATATCAAAGTTTTGAGGAGTAACTGGTTCGTCAACCACTACTATAATGGGCTTGCCTTCGACCTCCTCCTCTTTCGAAGCGCCCTTCATGCCGTAAACCAAGCCTTTAATATAATGATGGGCATCCTTTATATCGGTCCAAAGATAGAAGCCTCCACCTTGACCAAAGCCCCCAGCGCGCGTTGGATCGATCCCGTTATCAATAAATGAACGAACAATGCTGTTATTCTCACCAGACAAGGTGGCGTGGTAAAGCAGCCCAGATCCTTCTTGGTTTTCATTTATGAACTCTCGCCAATTTTCAAGTAGGAGTTTCATTTATATGTTTTTCCAAATATTTCTCTGCCCACAACGCCGTAGTCACCCACGCCGTATTGAACTAAATAGTCTCCTGCTTCGCCTTGTAATAAATCATCTGACCATGATACTTTAACTTGGAAGGGCTCAGCCATTTCTTTAGCAAAAACAGGAATGTTTTTCTTTGCGGCTGTTCCGTCGCCTAAATCATCATAAGTCTCTGCAAATTTCTCTGCGGGGATCGGCCATTGTTCACCTTCAGTGCCGGTCATGATAGCATCGCCGGCGGTTGCGTTTACTGGACCTTCTTTTGTTTCAATGGTCTCGTCTGTTTCTGCATATCTAAATTCTAAGGGAATAGGCAATTTTGCCGTTTCAAAGCCGTCTTGTGATAAATCAGGATTATCGTCTAATCCGATTGTCTCCGTCAAATACTTCCGCCAATTTTCAAGTAGGAGTTTCATTTACAATCCTCTGGGATTAAAAAATAATATCCATTTTTTGTAAAATCGCTGCGGTCAAGGATCTCAATATCTCCGTCACCGCCGCGCCCAGTTCCCATGAAACCCGGAAACGCAGTTATTAGAGAAAGTAGAGGCTTTCCACCTATGTTGCCAATAGAGGGAGCAATAACTGTTAATTTATCGGTTACTTGCCCGGGATTATTGCCTTCGCGTTTAATTTTAACAATTGTACCATCATTCATCGTGTAATCTTCAAGTCCGGCGACTTCTTCAGGTGTTGTTTTGACTAATCTCTCCATTCCAAGTCCAGAAATCCCCGAAGGCATAGCTAGCGCTTTTCCTTCCGCAGGGGGCATTTGGGCTACAATATTGAGAATTGCTTTCTTTATCACTTCCTCATCTTGGAGAAAAAGAGAGCCTGGAAAACATTTATCTTGGTGGCGCTCGGCTATGTGGGAAACCCCCGACATCAGGAGATATTTATCCCCCATATCGTAGACTGTCTCCTCAGTTGCACTAACTTTGCCTTTTAAATAAGGATTTTGATCAATAATAGATTGAATCTCTTCAAAAGGAGGTGAGGTCTCATTCAAAAACTCTCGCCAATTTTCCATTAAAAGTTTCATTGGACTTCCACTCCCATGGTATTTAGTCCTCCTCGACTCCATTCGTGGTGCATAATATGACCAGTTTGATTATAGTCGAGCCAGCCTAGCGCATGCCCAAGCTCGTGTTCTAGAATTCGGTCGGCTTCGCCCCATGTATTTTTAAGCGCAATTTTGGCTTTCAAAATCTCTCGGGTTTCTCGGTCAATCCACGACGTTGTGGTGGCGAGCGCTGGCTCTCTGTGTGTTCCGTCAATCAAATCAATGATTATTGTATTATATGAAAATATATCTTCAATACAATGTCTCGATACATCATTATAATATATCCTACCAAAACTATAACCTAGTTCTCGCCAAAAGTCAAGTCCTTTTTCTACTCTCCGCTGAGAAATGGGTGCGGTGGTGCACACACGGATGTCGGGGGTGCCCTGCCATCCTCCTTGACTTTGTGGGCCACGATTAAAGAACGAAGCATCAATAGTCTCTGATACTTTATGGAGTTGGCGTTCTTCATGCGTAGTTGTCTCTTGCACTACGATGACAGGCGCGTTGGTGCACCCCAAGAGTAGCAACAAGGACATCATAACAGACTTTGCACCCACCCACGAATGGTTGTTTCATTCCATCCATTAATACCGTATTGTAAAACCATCTCTCGGTCGATTACAACTAGTGTTGGCCAACCGGTGCACGGATAACCCGTTTCAGCGGTTAGATCTACTAAGCTTCGGTCGCCTACTAGCACAGGCACTTCGATGCCGTATACCGTAGCCCAATGCTGGATATCAGCTAATGTGGGAGGATCGCCTGTAGCATTATCAATTAAGATAGTTAGCCAGATAAAGTTTTCCGCACCATAATCATTGAGCCACTCATCACCTTCTTGTGCGATGTTGTTACACACCCCACACCAAATTGTTGACAGATCAATTACAATAACCTTTCCGTGATAATCGTATAGACTCACCATATCTCCATGCTGATCCATCAATTCAAAATCACAGGGATGATCTCCTGGTTTTTGTGAACAAGTCTCCCAAGTTACCCAAGAGCGATCATCGCTATCGGTGGGGGAAATTGTAATAGCAGAATCATCTACCTGGGGGATAGGTGGGGTTGTGCTATCGTCGGTAGTTAACTTGGGCTTGCATCCTGCAATACCAAACACTAACGTTGTGCATGCTACTAACAAAAGCATAAATGCACATGCTTCGATTAATCTCTTTCTCATTTTCTCTTCCTTTAGTTAAAATTTTGTTTCCATCTTTTTAGTGCCCAATCGGCATCATATTTTTTGTTCTCGTCCAAATTCTGTCGATACGCTACGGGCTTCATGTTGTTTAGTGCGTGAGCCATCGCTTTCTCGAAGCGCGCCGCAATATCATCTTCGTCGTCGATCTCTTCAACGAGAGCGCGAAATAATTCTACACGTTCAGTGGGGTCATCGGCTGTAACTTGAAAAGTAAATGGAAACCGCAGCGTCCCACCAATATTCGTTACTTTCTCGGGCACGATATCCAACTGAAAGTCTATGCCTGTCGTTTTCTGCAACGCATGCAAGAATTGAGTGCGTACCAGCAATCTAAATTCCCGGTCTTCAAGAATCCCCAATAACACTTCAGGATTGATATTTAACTCTTCGGGATCAAAGTCATGTGTAACGGTGGCGGTGGCTTCATAGGAGTCTTCATATTCTCCGTCTGTTCGGAGATCCCATTCATAAGAGGTCAGTTCGTCGTTTTCAATATCCATGGCTAACTGCATGTAGGCGCCCCCTTGAAGCCAGCCTTGGCGTTTAAAAAAGGTGGAGAGAACAGCCTTGAGTCCTTCTCGAACATCATCTATCTTGTTAATTTCCAGACAATATTCTTCGAAGCCGTCTGGCGAGTGAGTTACCCCAGTATGTACTAAATCAACTTCGATAGACGTACCGTAATGATAGAGATTATAAACCCCATTATTGTTAATATCGAATTTAGCATATATCATATCTCCACGCCTAATGACCACTAAATCCTGAACAAAGCCAAAGCCATATTCTGCAACCTCGCGATCTATCCAATCTGTCTCATCGGCTCTTGGTAGCCTCTCCCACTCATCGGCATCCCAAAATACACGCATCACTGCGGATCCCTCGATAGCAAAATCATATCCGCCATCCTCGTTTTGTCCCATGTCTTCTACTCGGGCGAAGACCTGCATGCCTGGGTGTTCGGCAGTTCCGGGTGAACTCCGATGCCAAGAGTCATTCCATTGCATCGCAACTCGTGCGACTGCTTCTTCAGTAAACTCAATTATTCCTTTTCCAATATCTTTTGGCAGTTTGCGTTCCGTCGACGTGTCTTGTCGAGGCTCGCCTGTCATTTCATCAAAGCGCACTTCAAAAAAGCTTGCAAGCATTTTGCGGCGGCCCATGCCTCCGCTCGTTCTAGCTTCTTCATAAGCTCCTCCATAAAGTACAAAGGCTCCCGACTCTATTTTACCTTTGCTCGTCTTGGGTACTTGGGTCATGGCCTCTTGCTGGTTTTCTCTCGCCCAGCCTTCTAAGCGTTCAAGGAAGCCTGGGATATTAAGACCATATGGTGTGGTTCCAATTTCAGGCACAGCCAGTTGTGTGCCGCCTTCAATGCTAGGTTTTGCATAGTCTGCTGCGTCAGTTGCTAGAGCGGTGCTGTCGTAATAGCGATACTGACGCAAACGAATGCGCGAGAGCGGAACCAGATCCATTTCATAACCGACGTGAGAGCCCCGTGTCTCGTCCGCAAAAAGTTCTCCTTCCTGGATATTGTCTTCTGCTTCTGGAAGCGCCTCAGCGTCAGCAGCAGCCAGCAAATCGGTCTTGTCGACTACATAGGCGACTGCTCCGTGACCCATAGCCTCAGCAACCGCGCATTTATAATATGAATTGCCCGATTCCGAAGGTCTTGATGGTGGAGAGTGGCATGAAGTAATTTGATTGAAGTCGCTCATGCGAAACATATCGACTGGATCACGCGTAATAACGATGGCGTATTTATCGTTAGTCATCCCGTCGATGTTTTTCTTAATAAAACCTGCGTTTTTCTGCCAGTATTCGCCAGCGCGGAGGGCGGTGTCTGGAAATTGGGCAAATCGGGTCATTCCTTTGGTGCCTAAATACATTTTAAGCTGATTGGTCAGTTGATCGTAACGCTCCACTTTTTCGTCTCCAATTAGGTCTCGGATCTCTCCGACTGGAATGTGAGAAAAGTTTGCTTGGCCCCCTCTATAAGGTCGGTCGCCTTTAAAATGCTTTTCGTGGTGCTTTTTCCAATATAGTTGAATAATCTCTTGACGCTTTGTGGCTAAATCGTGTATTTTGGCAAAGAATTTTCCAATTTTCATTTGGACTTTCTTCTGTTTCGGGCCTTTTTCTTTCTCGCCACCGAAACCAAACGCGGCGCGCTCTATCTCGGCAGGCACACCAACAAGACTTTCATCTTTGATAGTGCGCAGTCCTGAGATAATTCCTTTTTGCCAATCGGCGCTATAGCCGCTGCCGGTCTCCACATCATCCAGATCGCCCCACATGTTAATGAAGCGTCCCGCTTCTGAATCTAAATTAGCGACAGGAAAATCAATAACGAGGCGCTTTTTATCGCCAAAGATTTGGTTAAAAGCCAATTCGTCGGGATCGATTTCCTCGACGGCAGCTAGCGCGCGCTCAAGCTCGTCTTCAGTGAGTTCGCGGAGGAGTTTTGTGTCTTCAACGACGATCTCTTGCTTCTTATACCATTCACCTTTTGGAGGTGTGCCCTGACCAAAGCCTATTTTCTTGGCTTCGCCGCAATGCGATTTCTTTTTTCCAATACGGACCTTGATCATTAACCTTCTCCGCTTTGATCAACAATGGTAACATGCTTCTTCGTTTGGCGCGCAACGATTCCTCGAATAAAATCATTAATATCGGTGATGTCTTTTATGCGCGTTCCGGCCGGCAAGCCATGTAAATATTTTTCATATTCTTCATCAATACTATTTAAAATTTCTTGATCGAGTGTTTGAATAAGATAAGGATCGACGTCTAAAATATCTAAAATTGGAAAATCTTCAGGATTATCATCGGATTCTGCCTCAGATCGCTTGTGCTTCTTATAAAGACCGCTCAAGACCTCACCTCCAGTTAATGCGTGACCAAGAACAGGAATGAGTTTTATAAATTCAATACCCATTGTTTTCCCAAGCCATTTTTTGGCTTGTACATTCTCTTCTTCACGAGCATTTTTAATTAAGTCTTCGAGTTCTTCAATTGTCCAGTCTCCCCAAGAAGCTTCTTGTTCTGTTAAATAACGCCGCCAATTTTCCATTATAAGTTTCATCAGTCGCCACCATATGTAATCCAAAGTTCGATGACTTCTTCGTATTCCGCCAGTTCTGCGGCTGAAAGTTCTTCTAAAGCTTTATCGAGAGTTTTCATTTTATGTAATTCACCGAGTTGTTTAATTCTGGCTCGAAATCCATTCTTAAACGGATAAGAGGATTAAATGATCCAGCCGTTCTGTCTAAGATTAGGGCGCCTTGAGGTCGAACGAGTGTTCCCTCGATTTCAAGACCTTCAAAGTCAATTTCTGTGCGTTGTTTGTAAACGATTTGTCGCTCGTTTGTTGGTTCTTCTGGCGTGTCTGCCATCGCAGTGGTCGAGAACATCAAAAATAGTGTTAAAAACCTCATTCTTCACCTTCCTTTTGGATTTCTAAAGCTTTCTCCAGTAAATAGATCGGAATATTAGTATCGTCAATGTCTTTTATCTCATTAATTGTTGCCCATTTGTAGTCATCGTGTTCAATTTCGTCAGTTTTTGGATTTGGCTTATCTACACTTACTTCTCCCGACCACTTAAGAGCCAAAAAATAGTATTTTTTCTTTTTTGGAGAGCCCAAATACATTAAATTACTAATTTTACACGTTAAATTAGCTTCCTCGTTCAATTCTCGAAGTGTGCCGGCTTCTATAGAACTGTCTTCTGGATCAATATGTCCTCCCGGCATTGTCCATTGCCCTGCTCGATCATCCATCTCTGAACGTCTTAAAATAAGAAATTGTTGCTCATCGTTTAGACAAGCAACAATTCCAACTTCTGATTCTTTGCCTTCGCCAAGAAAGCCTTTCCATGAATATTTCATCGGCATGCGCGTGGTTCATTACGTAATGTCTGACACAATCCTCGCAATGATAAATCAATATTTAAATTCTGTATCGGAGATACCCATATCATATCTTCTATAGGGGCAATACGCCCTCTATCGATTCCCCATAGGATTCCTACAATTTCTTTGTCTGCGTTGTAAATTACGGCGCCTGAACATCCAAAATATCCATAAGTGTGGAGTAAAATGTTAGTAGAGCCATCAGGCATTAACTCATAACCCGCAACACGGCCACGATAAGTCATCAAACTATGTGGCCCGGGAAAGCCCGAATAAGTTATTTTTGATCCCACCTCAGCAACTTCTGTGGTGGGATCCCACTTTAGTGCGTGTCCACGTGGCCATGGCACTTGTACCCATAAAACTGCAATATCGTGTGCCTCATTTGAATATATTAAAATACCTTCGCGTATTTCACCATCATGGGTAATACGATAAGGTGTACCAATAATGGCGTCAGCTACATGCTGGGCTGTCAAAACAAGTTGGACGTCCTTATACTGCACCAGGGAACCCGAGCCATGGCCGCCTTCTCCAAATCTCGTTACTCGCACTGCGGCACCCCGCACGGCCATTTCAGTGTCAGACATCTGCGAACTTATCTCAATTGTCCGGGTGTCAGTATCGTGGGTTTTAATGATTTCGGTGGCGTGAGTGGGACTTACTAACAGCGCGCCGAGTACTATACTTAAAAATTTCATTAATGTGTCTCCTTTTCAGTGTTCTCTAACACATTAACTAGTGGGTTATTGGGGGCATTCGGCTAAAACCGCATAATCTATATAAATCTCTGCATCTGTAGGAGGAATAGCCGACGCGTCAAAATAAATGGCATTCTCGGTGGAATTGTAGGTCCAGTTGGTCGACTGGTAGCCATCTACTGTTACAATAATGCTTTCTTCAATGGGAATATCTGAAAGCTCAAACGCGCTTAATAAAATTGAATCTCGCGCCAAGGTATCCATCTGTAATCCATAGTCAGTAGCACAAATAGACATAAACGTTCCTCCCAGTTGTTGGACGACTTCATAATAGCCGGCGCCATGCTGGGCGTATGGAGGGCTGCAGCCATTCGGATGATCGCCAGCAACTGCGTTAATTGATAATTGATCGGATAAAGGTTTCAGTGTCAGGAGATGGTTGGCATAATCAGTAGGTGTCATCGACGAATATGTGGTGGAACCGTCGCGCTCATCCGAGAGGTAAACCATCACAAGTCGAGAGTCATTTCGAAGAAAGGTACTTCCAGGACCTGCGTCTGCACCAGCCTGCGTGGCTTCATAGCTTTCCCATAATCCTCGCTCAAGACCATGGCCCGTAATGCTAATTTGGCTGATAATATCCGTAACATCTCCGATGGGATCGGCATCTGTACTGCGTATTATCTTTCCATTAACAAAATTTTCATTATCGGTCGTAATGAAGGCGATTTGATAATCTACACCAGAATTAGCAAAGACACTTATAAAAGAAGAAAAGTTGTTACTAAGATTGGTTTGATGGCTGTGCATTGAACACGAATTATCAATTATAAACAAGATATCGGCATTCGCTACTTCTTCTTGTTCGTAAAAGTCAGAGGCCCAGGCATAATAATCCCCCATAGCTTCTTGATCGGCTTGAGCTATAGGCGTAGCCGGGTCGCTGGAGTGTACTTCGACAAAGCCAGAATCTTCCTGGATGTCCCATGGTTCATGATAGATAGTAACAAGCTGCCTCTCGTTGGGTTCTAATGTCCATGGAAAGGGACCCATGGCGGCGGTGTCGATTTCAATGGAAAGTTCCGGAGGGTAAGAAACAAAATATTGGATGTCAGTGATCACTAAATCAGAATCACCAACGTTGGTAATGCCGACTACAGTTTTAGCTTCGCATCCAATATAGGTTGTGCCGAAATCATAATAAGTCGGATCGATTTCAATAACCGGCGCCGAGCTTTCACCTCTTAGGGGTACTTTCACCACTGCTTCGTCAGGGTCATTAGAATTAATGAGAACACTATTGGAATTCGTCTCATACGTGCGCGGTATATAAGTAACTGTCACACGAGTCGCTTGATCGGGCTCTAGCGTCGTTAAATGGGGGAGTGTAATTGTATACACTAAGTCAGCGGCATCTAAGCCAACATGGGATAAGTTAAGATCTTTGTTCCCCACGTTGGTAATTGTAATGACTTGGGCTTTGGACTCGCCCACGCCGGCATCTAAGTGTCCAAAATTAAGAGAAGAAGGTGTCACCTCAATATTGGGCGATTCAATAATAGGAATTTCTTCTACTTTTGGATTTAACTCATAATCGCTGCAGCTTATTAGTAGGCTAGCACACAAAATGGCAATTTTTTTTAAATTCTTCATACAATAACTATGTTATTGCTTGTCTTTTTTCTCCGGTGATCTTAATAAAAGACCAATTGTGAGCATAATCATGTTGAAAATTGCTAAAAACTGTAATTGTACCTCATTTGTGTGCCATGCTACAAACAAGATTCCTAAATTTAAAAAAATGGCGCCATAAGAAAGAATGTTAAAGTTTGTTTTAAGCACTAGAGATTACTTCCACTGTGCCGGCAGGGAACATCTCAATTTGCTGGGATTCAAATAAAAAGACCTCGACGGCCGGAAACATATAGATTTGATTTGTTTCCTCTCTACTAACTACAACTCCATAAACCGGAACACTATAAGCGTCATAATCATAACGCATTATTTTTACGATATCCCCAATCTTAATCCGCCACTCTATGTTAAAGTTTGGACTTGTTGGTTCATCCATCGATGCGCTTCCGTGGGGTTATCGAATCGAGGAGAAAGTCCCTCGATATAATTATTTGAGCCGGCTTCCAGTGCACACCATTGCCACTTCCAGTTTGTGGCAGACGCAAAAATAAGGCCGCCAACCATCCTATGCTTTGATTTGACGCCGGACTCTTTTAAGAGGCGCGCCAGGACAATGGTTTGTTTTTTAAGCGCGACCTCTTCTTGTTGGTGGGTTTTTTCTTCGGCACGATCTTGGCATTCATCCTCTCGAAGAACCACAAACTCTAATCCGCGATTTTTTTCGTTAAAATTTTTCTTAATATTTGCATTAAAATATTGAGTTACTTCTTCTTTCTTGCCCGCATGTTTAAAGGTTATTATCGGTGCTTTAGCACGTTTGCCGTTTTTAAACACCTTGTAAACATTCCAATTCATTATATCTCCTATGATTGAATATTAATAATATAACACTTATTGGTCATCAATGCAACATTAAATATTCCGATAATGCATAAAAGTACCAGCTTTAATTATATTGGTTAGCCCATACTCAGTCCACGGAGTTAATCTTTTTTCAGGTATAATTTTCGCACCTACCCAGTACACATCCCATGCCCACAAGGCGATAGGATCATCCGGGCCCTTATTAGTAAGCAAATAGCGTTCTACCAATAAACCAATCTCACCACTTATTTTATCGATGACGATATCACCGACAGTTAAAGTTAATTCCATTCTCCCTTAATTAGGGAGGTAAGTGTTGATCTTTTTTCTTAAATGTTGATTATTAAGGCATGCTCTCACATAATCCTTATAATTTGCAGCAGGTGTAATCAAAGGTCCCGTAATATGACATGTGTTGTTTGGTAAATAAACCACCTCCACATGATCGCGCTCTATAACGTTACTTTGAAAATAGTGAGGTTGCGGAGCAACAGCACCAAGCGCAATCGCCGTCGCACTCCAGTAAATTAGTTTCATTGCAAAAATCCTTTGTTTTTTGGCTCTTAGGTGATAAATAGTTCGTTATTTACCAATAACTCTATAATGGCCGTGATTTCCCCACACTATCCAAGCATCTCGACCGATCTTAGGAAACCGCACTCGCATCATGTTGGTTTCTTTATTGACCTCAAGCACATAACCAAGCGATCTCTTTTGATGAGTGAGATCCTTGATAAAAGACCCTGCATACGCAAATTGGTTCAATACAGTAAAAATATCTTTCAAATTACACCTTGATTCGGTCGATAATGTATGGGTGATGCATGGAGAGGTCCTTGTAAAGCTTTTTAAGGACCTTCTTGGCGATCTCGCCAATCTCTTCTTTCGTCGACTTGTCCTTAAGCGCTTTTGCAACTTCATCCTCAACAGCTTTGGAAAGCTTAGCTTTAAGTTCGCTCTCAAGTTCCTTGCGAACAATACTCTTAATTTCAGCTTTATCAGTTTTTGTCAAAGCTTCTCGGATAAGATAACGAAGATTGCGAAGCGGTAAAGTTTGTTCATCAGCCATATTCATAAATAGTTTACCTTTCGGGAACTGGAGCATTTATTTCCTCTATAGGGGCCAGGTCATATGAGTCGTACCACATCGTATTACCGTGTTTAAATCTATACACCAAGTACATACCGCCATGTCCACGATCTTGTACAACGACGCCCAGTCCTGCATCTCGCACAATTCTATCTTCATAGTAGTCATACCATCTGACTAAATCACTCTTTTGGTGCGCGCTCTGTTTCATATACTAATGTCATATTATCACAATGCATCCTTGTTGTCAAGCCTGATTTAAACCAAAATACATAATATGTTCCGGAAGCATATGCATCTGAAGGCTCTCCTACCACAATGCCAACGTAATTGTCGGGTGGGTGGCGTTCGAATATCTCGAATCCTCGGTAGTATACTAAGTCTCCAACAACGAATTGCTGCTTCTTATAGCGGGCCCTCATGCCTATAACTATTTCTTTTCTTGAATCTCGACTAGTTTCTCCCACAATCGTTGGCGCGTTAAATCGTCTGTGCCGGCGATGTAGTCGGCAATAAGGTCTGGGGTTGCCTCAATGACGACGTGCCCGTTAGGATCGCAATATGGGCACCTCTTCCACTTGTACGGCTCATGTGGGTCATGGTGTCCGTGGTTGTGAAGGCGCGTACCGTCGCACACATTGCACTTGACTTTGAGATATAGCTTGTCGAATGGCATGCTATATCTCTTCTAAATAAAATATTTCTACTCTTCCGTCTGGTCTGCGCTTACACTTGCCTTCCCACTCACAAAACGTTATGGGGGAACCTGGGATCCACATACGTGTGGCGGTGGGTGAATGTCCGCAGTAGGCATAGCCTTTGGTTCCGTTGCAACTCCAATGTACTCGGAAACCACACTTTGGACACTTTGAGTCTGCGGCCATCATGCGGCATCGAAAGCGCTTTTCTTTAGTCTCCATCCTGTAGTAGGTAGGTTTGGGAAATTTTTACCGGCGCATTTTTAACAAACTCAATATTCTGATTTTTTCTTAGCGATATCGAAAAGGGATCTAGCCCGGCTGATACATCTATTCCTATAGTGTGACATAGATTCCGGGTAGGAGGGGGGTGGGGGGTACTGCTGTCGCGTAAAAGCTTTGTCTGTTATATATGTTTTATATATATATTTTTGTTACTCTCGGCCATTAATCGCTCGCTGCGCTCGCTTGGCTCAGGTCGGCTAAGGTTAATGTTCGTGAGCTGACCGTACACATATTAAAGGTTAATGTTTCTTGTCATGCTTGGCGTTACTATACATGTAACCCAACGCTGTCGCATATATGGCGGCGAGTAAGATACTATACCCCAGCACTCTGTGGGATAGGCACGCTGCTTTCTTGATACGTTTAATCATTATGTTTTCTTCTCTCGGCCATCAATCCCGGCGCACCGTATAAGAATGTATACGGCATGCGGTTTAATGCGACGGCGTGGGCGTATCAAAACGCACCCGTTGACAGCGCGATCCGGGCAGGGTATAAAGTATTAAACCACATACCACCGCAAACCAACACAAATAAATATACATTTAGAATAGAAATATCCATATCACATACATCCACACTACCACCACGCTCCACTTTGATCCACTACGTACCACATTGATACAAGTATAACCACATTAGCAAAGACAAACAGAAACATCAAATACCTTCTATTAACTTAATGATACCATACCTGTGTTCCCATACTATGATGATACCTAATACTAATAGTATATTTTTAATCACTCTCGCCCCCTTTTAGTGGTGCTACGCCATTAGGCACTGTTCCGCCGACGAGGCCGCCATGCTTGGCGATTACATTAGTCACGACACCGACAGGCACCCAACCGTATACACTTTTAGTCGGTTCGTGCCTTGACTCTGCGTAGGCTATGATCAACTCTTCGTATTCGCTTGGGAATCCACACTCAACACTATTATATGGGCCAGTATCGTCACGGGGATCACAATAGTGTCCCTGTCCTGCTTGAACGCTCATACTGAAGCCGTCTTTACATTCGATTCTTTTATACATTCCTCTTCCCTCTTTTACGTCAACGGGCATGTTACATAATGCCACGTTAAGCCCAACATAATGATCCACAGCGCAATATCCACTGCGATCATAATATATGCTTTTCTCATATTCATTCTTGTTCTCCGTTCTCGCTTAATATATGCAACCCGCATGTGCGGTGTCGCCCCTGTCCCCACGGCCATGCGATTATGGCATAACCAAGAGTCGGTTCTATTTCTGTGACAATCCCTATATCTTCAATACACTCTGAATCATAGTCAATCTGAAATGTTATTAGATCACCGATTTTCATTATCTGTCTCGCTTATCACTCGCAAGTATTGGATTGGCTCCCACGACACATCATTACAATCGATCCACAATACACCCACACGGAGTTTCTTGGGGAGCGGATCGTCGCGCCTTTCTGCTACAATCACTCCAGGCACCCGGTCATCCCTAAACACTACGAGATCACCGACTTGCATTTATAACCTCCGACACTCTTGCGAGGTAGTCCCTGGGAAAAGCCGTAGGTTCGCCTGTTGCCCGGTGGCCATCAGCATCAGGACCGCACAAGACATAAATCCAGTCGGGATCGATGTGGTGGCGGGACGGACGGACGGACAGAACCACGCCATGACAACCCGTATTAACAAAACGAATCAAATCACCGATTTGCATTTCTTGTCTCCTCGATGTGTCGGCACTTGCGCCGAAAGCCATAGCCAGGACAGGAGCAGAACCACTGACCGGCGCGAACGCGCACAGTATAAGTGTTGCCCTTGGAGCCTTGCACTTGCCACGATCCATTATTGTCGTCCTGCTGGACTTCTGGCGGCGAGTAGCTCACAAACTGGTCAAGGGTCGCGTGAGTCGTGTCCAGGGGCACACGAATCCACTGTGAGCCTGCAACCGCATAGCGTTGACCGCTCGGGGCTGTGAACAGCGCGGGCGGGATACTGACTTTAACTTGAGTCACTTATAATCTCCAGTTGATGCTTCTGAAAGGGATACACTTTTCCTTGATACTCTCCGCTACTTGTAATCAGCACCATTGATACACCGGGAAGATCATCCCACGGATAGGGCGGAGTCTTAAGATCCGCGTTGATATGCACGGGTGGATCAAAACCATTCGGCACGACGATCCCTTTAAGTGGCTGGTCGGTCGAAATAACTGATACAATGGTTCCCACGTCAAACACTAATCACTTCCCATTCGTCTTCGTATACGACTGTCTCGCCCAGGTGCGGGAAGACAGCGATCACGTAGTCGGGGCACGTCGCCGGTTCTCCCATTTCTGTGACAAGGCCGAGAGTGTGCGGGACAGCCGCCAGGGGGATCGACATTGTTGGATCGTGATTAACGATCCGAATCAGATCACCCACTCGGATCTGATGATCTCGGGGGTTGCGGTTCTCGCGTACAACTTTAATAGTCATTCTAAGCCTCCGCTACGCAGCCGCTACCAACGCATGCGAGTGCATAGGCTTCCAACAGCAGATTAACTGCGTCAGGGGTCTGCGGGTCTTCAGGCGCAACGCGCTGGACTTCCAGCACTTGCGACAGGACTGCGACAGCGGTAATAACGCCCTCACAGGCATATGCGGCGGATTCAAGGGGCAAAGTGGTCATAGTTCTCTCCGTTGTATGCATACAATATAGCACTTTTCGGGGTGACTGTCAAGGTTTAGGTTGTCAAGTGTGTGTCAATCGTATCGAAAGCGGTCCAGAAAACGCTGGAACCAGTTACGTTTAGGAACTCGCTCATAAGCATCAAACCCTATTTCTTCTTCGTCTTCTGCTCGATAGGTGATGTTCTTCTCATGGAGTTTCTGCAACACCCATTGCAGTTGATCGCGTAGCTCGGCCTTTTCCATTTCTTCTTCTCTCTCTTTCTGTCTTTCCTTCTCCTCAAGGATTTCGACAAGGTTAATGATATTGTTGTCTTCCATAATCTGTCTCGGGTTAGAATGGGATTTCCTCGTTACTCAACGGAGAATCGACCCACACAAGCGGGTGCATCACAGTGACCCCAGGAACGCGCTTGGCGCGTCCGACATGGCACGAGGTAGTCACTGACTTGAACCCCCCGCCAGGAGCCGTGTAATCGCCCACAATGCACACTCCTGACGGTGTGCGCTGGCCGATATGCAGGTTGTAGCTATACAGCGTGCCATCACTGTAACATTGAAGTGTGCCACGATGGTTAGCGGCGCGTTCTCCGCGCTGCCATGCCTCGATCACTTTACTGTTGGTTAGGATTCTCTTCATGTTTATACTCCTCGCGCCTTCTTAATGTGACGCTCCTCGATTGTGATCATAGTTGCGGATCCGATGGGCAAGATCCGATACATCTTTGCACCCTTGCACGCGCTCACGATGGGCTCCGTGGTCGAGATAACGACACAGGGCTTGTCGCCTGCTTTGGAACGTGCGAGATAGCCGCAACTCGGGCGCAGTTGCACCATCGAGCCAGTGGCGTACTTTGGCGCGTCATAGTGCGCGGTCAATACCTTCTGTGCATACTTGTTTTCGGTGACCTTCCGATACTGCTTTTCAGTCGGAATAAATGCGGTCGGTTGGCCATCAGGGGTCAACGCACGATCCACAAGGTTAGTAAAGTAGCCAGTGCGACGATAATAACGTGCCGCAACGGTCAGCCGGTCGCGCATGTCATCGGAGAAGTCGGCATCCCAGGAAGCGGCAGCATTAATAGCCTCGTCGCTATGCTCGCTCTCGATCTTCTCCAGGATCTCGATCTGGCGTGGGCTTAGGTTGCGTCCTGACGCCACTTGCTCGGTCAAAGACTCCACGAACCCGCCAGCCCATGAACCCTCGGTCACACGGGCAGTGAGCGCCTGCAATCGAGCCGTTAGCGGTGCGGTGCGGGCTGCACGCTCGGCTACTGCCTCGGCGCTGTACCGTGCCTCAAGCTCGCGCACACAGCGAGCGCGGCCACTGGTCAGCGACTTGCGCTTGACGTAGTAGGCAAGCAAGCTGCTTGCAAACTGGCAGTCACGCGCAGACATAGCGGGGTTGGTGATAAGGGCTTTCAAGCGGTCGGCGTAGGTTGTGCGAGCCATAAGTAGGGATCTCCTGTTTGTATATAGCAATATAACATATTCGGGGCAGGTTGTCTACCCCGAAATGTCAAGTGCTTGTCAACTGTCGATTGCGATGACTCGCTCGTTAGTCTGGAAGTAGGGACGCGCCGCGTATGCCTTAGTCGTCATCCACATGCGTTGACACTTGCTCGCCATCGGCTTAGGTGCCATCAGGTCAGTAAGGATAATATGTCCATCGAATCCGTGTTCGTTCACGTACTTGGTTGGAGCATTAAAGCAAGTCCCGCCGCACATAACGCGCTCGGTTCTGCGGGTTGCACCCTTCTTCCATACATAAATCTTATCCTCGCCCACTACTGAATCGAATGGGATAACAGTAAACTCGGCAATCTCGGCCAACTTGTTCAACTCGGAGAAGAACGCTTGAAGCATTTTATCATCCACCGATCCAGACTGGTCGATGCTGATAGCAATGCGAGCGTGACGACGGACGCGCTTTCCTGCGTGGATGCGTGGAAATCTGCGGTTCAGTTTCCTCGGCGTGCTGGTCTTGTCGGAGCGTTGCGTGGTCTTCACGAAATAACGCAACACCTTGCGCCAGTCAACCTTAGTAGCGATGCGATCCATAATGTCGCGCCGGGTGTTTCCTGAAACAGTGCCCCAGTTATTAGCCTTCTCGGCTTCCTCTGCTGCCTGCTTTACCGCTTCCTTCAGACGTTCCTTAGCGATCTCGTCTGCGGTGCCTTGACCCTCGCCAAACTCGCCGTGATCGTCCAGCGCATCCATGCCGCCGAAGGGATCGCCATCACCGGGCTCGCCTTGTCCTGGCTCCCCTGGCTCGCCTTCTGGCTTCTCTTTCTGCATGTCTTGGAGTGCTGCCTTGTACCACTCATAGGACTTCTCACAAGGCAAGTGAGCGAATGGCCCTTCTCCGGGGATGCATGCCTTCATGGGCTCACCAGCCGATCCGGTCGGTGGTCCTGGCTCGGCATCGTTGGGAAGGTTAGTCTTCATGTCGGGCAAGCCGTTGATTGCCAGATCCATCGCAATGTTGTCCAGGCGGCTAATGCCATCGGCAGGCTTGCGGTGTGTCACATGCTCAAAGATGATATGGTAAAACTCATGCTTCAAGATCGCAAGTCGGTGCTTGTCGCTAAGGCTCGCCATGAAGTCAGGGTTATACATCAACTCAAACTGTGCCCGTTCGGGATTAATGCGAACACCGGCAGTCGGGATCTCAGTCGTCGGGGTCTTGTCGATCCGCCGAGACAGCCCAGCGAAAAACGGCTCGCGCATAAGCAGGCGCGCCGTGTGCTTGTTCAAGTCAAAGGGAGTGGGTTTGTCGTCGCTCATAGGGTTCTTTCCTTTCTACACATACAATATAGCATGGGTACGTAGGTTTGTCCAGGGAAAAGTTGTCAAGTGAATGTCAATCGGTTGTTAGGGTGTATTTGACGGCAACCTCGGTATCGACTACCCAGCGGGACACTCCAGAATGGCTCTCAAAGAGCCTGTATCGCCGTCTGCTGGCGTCCAGGGTGCCCCACTGGGGTTTCGTACTCTCTTGGACCTCCAAGACGATACAGGGGCGCTTATCGCGCTCCCTGATTAGTAGGTCGCCAGCCTTCAAGATCCTCACTCCTGGGAGCCTCCCAGGATTTCCACAAGGTGTTCACTAACCTTCTGTCCAGAGGCCGATTCTGCCTTGTGGAGTGCTACGACATTTTCAATGTTGTCGGTGTCTCCCAGGACGGTCCACAACTTCATGGCCACTTCCGAGGGCAGCGAGACGAAATAGGTGGCAAGGTTACTAACCTGTGTCTCGTTGAGCGTTTCAGCCAGGACACCGGAGGCGTCCAGCTTCTCGATCATCGCAGCATGGTCATTGATGCCCCACTTCTCGGTGCGCTCGATCTGTCCGTTGTCAAGCAGATCCTCTACCGTCACTTGCCACTCATACTTCTCAACGAAGTCCTTAAGTGCTACAGCGGCTTCAAAGCCGACAAAGGCGGTTGCAAGCTGATACAGCAACTCGCCGTTCTGTCCATCCTCGGTAAACGCGCCAGTGGGAACAGCGGTATCATTAAACCGCTTCCAGCTACGGCGAGAAGGATAAACTTTGTTCGGCTCATGCTCGCCCTGATGCTCAAGGTGTTGACGGTTGTGGTTCACGAAGTCCCACAGCACTTCATTAACATTGTCCTTGCCCCAGGTGAGCCAGTCTTCTACGGAAGGCTCGACATCGAACACGGTCCAGCGATCCAACTCGGCAGGGTCCATTTCTCCTACCTGATATTGTGCGCCATGCTCGCCACCGTTGACAGCGGCGACAATGAGGGTTTCGGGGTGCAGCTTCCAGCCGTTGATCTTGCGACTGTCGGTCAACTCAAAGAGTCCCTGACGGACTTCCATCGTTGCCCGGTCCACTTCATCGAGGAAGAGTACCACGGGTTGCTCACAAGCCGTCACAAGCCAATCTGGAGCGTTCCACGTGGTAGCCTTGCGCCCACTGATAGCGGTGTCACAGGTATCGGGAAGACCAAGCAAGTCACCCTCTGTCATCTGGCTTGCACGACGCTCGACAATCGGAAGGTTGCGATCAGCAGCAATCTGATACACTACCTCGGATTTGCCGACGCCATGCCTACCGCGCACCAGCACGGGAAACTTGTAATC